GATCCGCCGGATCGGGGATCTCTCTTCCGGGTCGAGCCCGCTCAACGCCGGAGATATCCTGCGGATCCACTACCACCACTACAACATGCCGACGATCGACGACTGGATGGCGTTCACGATCATCTATCTGTTCTGAGAATGAGATGGTACTCGATCCGAGACAGACCAGAAGGACGGATGTCCTCGATTCGGTGAGACCATGGGCCTCTGGATTCCCAGGAGAGCTCCGAAGAGATCCCTACACGGGAAACATCTACTCGTCCGCGGATACGAACCGCTGGCTTCCCGTGTGGACTACGGATAAGGATGTGATTCTACATGTCAACCCGTCCATCGGAGACGATGCCAACGACGGCGACGTAGGATCTCCTCTCGAGACGATTCAGGAGGCTCTCGATAGAATTCCACCGACCGTTTGTCATTTCGTGATCATCGATCTCCAGGACAATGGAGGAATCCAGACCTTCGATGAGCAGGTCTTCGTCAGAGACTTCCAGATCCAGGCGGGTGGAATCAAGATCCTCGGGAAAACACAGATCGCCACGCTGGCCCAAGGTTCGACCACGGTCACCCCGAACGCCGGTAACACTGGAACGAACAAGTTTCTGACGATCACTCCGAGCCCGAACTGGCTCGCGAACGACCTCGTGGGCAGGTTCTTTGAGATCACCACCGGCACCCATGCAGGGTCTTTCGTCTCGATCATTGGGAATACCGCGGACACACTCGAGCTCGGATCCGTGCCGTTCACGTTCTATGGGTCGTACGATAATACGGACGGGGGAGATATTCTCGACATCTCCACCATCATCAAACAGGCGAGCCAACTCTATGTAATCCCGACCATGGAGATTAGCAACATAATGCTGTCCGAGGACATATCTGTCGATTCGGGGTTGGTCTTCGAGCGTGTTCATATTGCCGGCGACAATGATGTAAGAGCCTCCGTCTTCATGCACGGAAACGTGAGCGTCGAATTCAACGAGAGTCGCATTGACGATTACATGTCAGCGACGACTGGTGTTCTTCAGATGACGATGCGGGATAGTCTGATTTGGGCCACGAAGGATAATCCGTATCAAGCCGAACTTTTCTCCTCGACATCTTCTTTCGACGGCGGAGTCGCTTTTCTCTTCTGCGGATTCATAGGTGGCATCCTGGTCAGCGAGTGGGGGAGTCCGCAAGTCCAGATCATCCAATCGAACTTCAAGGTGGATCCGATTACCCCGGCTAACATGCCCGACAGATTCATCCGGGCGGCGGGAGGTATTCTCGTTCTTTCAATGTGCTCCCTTGATGGAGAGGGATCGATCATTCCGATCGAGATCAGAGGAGGGTCGAAGGCCGAGCTCAGGATTCAACACGGAGTGGAACTCCTCAATTCACCGACGTCAGGAATTATGACGAACAAGTTGTCCCTGGGTCACGCCCACATCAGGATAGACGAGTTGGCGAACGGGGGATCTAATCCGTACTCGCAGATCGACGGGAACGCTGAGTACGGAATTGATGTATCCGGGCCGCATATCATCGATTTTTACAAACCCACTTTCGGATCGAACGGGATCGCTGGAATGAGGTTAAGGTACGGAGCCGTGGGCAAGTTCAGCGGAGCCTTCGGCAGTGAACCGCTGCTTTACGGTCCTGGCGGAGCCGGTGTGGACGAGATAGATTTCGACAACCAGGTGGGACCTGTTTTCATAAACTTCGACGATGCCGACACTGTCGGCCTTCAGTCCCTGTGCCAGTACATTCAGAACGGTCAGTAGCATGAGACTTGAACTCGACAAGGTATATGTGATCTTCCTCGCCGAGGTGGGAGCCGCCGGTGCGAAGGGGATCAGAAATGTGTTCAGAGACATAGAGGCCGGAAAGATTCCTCCTCAGATGGGAGGAAGGATCATCGATAAACTGATCGTAGACTACGCGATCGTAGGAGACGATCTTACCTTCATCGAGAATCTGAAGGCTACCATCACCGCAGGTTAGCATGGCGACTATCAAAGAGATCATTGCCGGGACCATAGGAATCGAGGACGGCGGTAAGATCTTCCTCGACACCAAAAGGACCGTGTATCTCTACATGGCGAAGGACGGTGAGATGCACATCGTTTCTCCGTCTATAGGAGACCGGCAGGTCGGGGATCTGTATGAGAAATACACTGGCGATTCCTACTACGTGAAGCCTGGTGATCGTAGGGCCTACAGCACGATCGCTGATGCCGTCAAAGCCATCGAGGACGGTGCGGCCGTCAACGAGACCGGAGTCATCGAACTGGCACCAGGTGTACGTCATGTCATCGACGAAGTTCTTGAGATCCAGCCGAACAGAAGTTTATCGTTCATCTCCAAAGGGAGGGCCGAGATTCTCGGCTCGATTTCGCTGGGTGTGAGGTCCGGCGTAAACGGGCGAGGCGTGTTCTCGCTGTGCGGCGTCAACATCCTGGGAGACGTCATCGGGAGAGATCGTTGGGAAGTGAGGATGGACGATTGCGGGATTGCCGGGATCGTTGGCCAGGAGAACGGAAACGAAGGCGCCGGGTGCTCGACGATTCTGAGCGGATGCCGCACCCTCACCCATCCAATGACGGGAAAATCACTTGCGTTTCGGCAGTCAGGAGTCACAGGAGAGTCCAGTCTCGTTCTGTCTCATTGCGCTTTCCGATGGGACAGAATCAGAGATCCTGTTTTCAGGTTCGGAACTGATGAGTGCGTTGTGCACGTGTTCAACTCCTCCTTCGACCTGGACCTTGACGTGCCATCGTTCAAGTTCATAGAGGTCCCGCATCCGGACTACAATCCTTCGATTTTTCTCGAGATCTGGAATACGTTCGTATCAGCACGGTCGAGAGAACCTTCCGTTTTCGGTGTCCTCGATGGGTCAGGAGCCGAGCAACTTGAAGGACATGGATTCGTGATCGAGGCCATGGATCCTTCCATGGATGTGGTTCTGGAACCAGGAACCTGGTTCAGATCGGAAGACATCCGCGGTGTCTCGGTCATAGGCAACCTCATGAAATCCGATAATCCGAGCCGGTCCGTACTCAACAAGATCCTCGTGCCATCGGTCAACGACCGGAACATGAGGAGATCGATGACTCGCAAGGAGATCACCGATCTTGATCTTGCCATCGCCTCGGGAGGCAGCGATCTTTTGGACCACTTCGGTAAGATATACGACGACTCAGTATCTCGTCTCGCAGTTAAGAGACTCGAGTTGAGAAGGCAGAGAATCGAATCGCAGAGGGGCACGATCAGAAACGAGATTCATAAACTCGTCTTCAGAAAGGTCGGAGCCCTCGCGTATAAAAAAGCCATGTCGTAATGGTGCCCTGGGTTTCATGAGGTCGAGAGAGATGGAACTCTACGATCATGGAGAGCTGGAGAAGGAGTTGGATAAGGCTCTGGACCTACTTGAGAATAGCGTCCAGGAGTTCTCTGCACAACAGAGGATGACCAGGATCGAGGTGGACCGATATGCCGAACGACTCAACGGAGAATCAGACGCCAAAGCCCTTGGAGCGTGCAACAGAGAGGACGGATTACTTGAACCGTCTTCTCGATCTCGTGGACAGGTGGCGGGCGGAAATCACACAGACAACAGCAAGCATCCAGTCAATGACGAACTTCATGGACCAGATTTCGTCATGCCAGAGGGAGATCAAGACGAAGATCTCGAAGATCGAGACGAACAGCGAAAGGATTGCGAAAGTGACGGAGAGGAGGAGCGGGATTATGGGTGCATTGGATTGGGCCTTGGACAAGGCTCAGAACCAGACGAAAGCCTTCCTCTTGGTGCTGATGGCAGTGGTCGCTCTGGCGGTGTTGGGTGCGACACTCGGGTGGGATATCCCAAGACTGCTTGTCAAATGAACACATTGAGTGCCATTGTCTGGGTCATGGTCGTCTTGATCGTCGTGTTCGGGGCGAGCAGTGTTGTCCGGCTGGTTTTGAAATAGGGAAGGTGAGATGAGCGATCCGTTGGTGGACTTCAAGGTGGTGAAGAGGACGGAGAGTTCGGTGGTTGTAGAGATCAATGGTTCTTTAATGGAGATTCCTGTATGCCGATCAACTTCGTCTTCACAAGAAACGACAAGTCCTTTATCAGCCGGGCCATCATATGGTTCGAGCAACGAAGGACTCAGAAAGAAAGACGCACTTCTCACGGCCTCCTGAAGTTCTGGCCCTCGGGTCCGATCTTCAGGGAGAACTTTCTTTCCTTCGAGGCCATGGAACGCGGCGTCTGGATGAGCATCTACGAGAAGTCCATCGGCCAGCAGACGGTCGTGGCTGATTTCGAGATAGATCTACCGGACCACATCGCCGATGAGGTCGCCAGGATCGCGATCAAACGCTACAGCGACTGGTACTACGACTTCGAGGGTGTAGCCTCCAACGCCGTGTGGATCCTGATGAAGCGGTGGTTCGGAACGCTGATCCGTTGGTTCAACTTCACCTGGAAGTTCGAGGTGGAGCAGGGCCAGTTGTTCTGTACGGGTCTCCTCTACGAAATCGCCAAGGTCGCCCAGGAGAAGGATCCGAGCGGCCGTGAGTGGGTGGGGGACATCAAGAACGCCGAGGAGGCTACGCCCAGGCGCCTCATCGACGTCTGCTTCGGGAATCCGTGCTACAGGTGGAAGGGAGGATCGGCGAAGCCGTGATTTCTTTTTACGCAGCATTCGTTGACGAACTGGACAAGATCTCCGGTATGCCTGTTGTCGGGCCACCTGGACAGGTTCCGGTTCCACACCCTGCCGGTGGGATCACGTATGCACCGATCGGCGAAGTGCGTCGGGTATCGAGGACACGCCCTGGGAGTACGGGATTCGTTCCGATAAAGAAGATCGCCAGTCCGGGCGCTCCCAAGGGCCATCCGGACTGGAAGACTTTCAAGAAGCACAGGACTCCTCTCACGCCCGAGGAGCGCAAAGCAGTCATGGACGCCAAGGCTGTCTGGCATCACGGTAAGCGTGGAGCGCCGACACCGGCTGTCAGCAAAGCGGTCATCGACGGCAAGACCTGGTTCGAGACGCACACTCATCGTGCCCTCAATTACGCCAAGTCGGTGAAGGGAGCCATCGGCCGCTTCCATAAGTTCATAGAGGGGACAGCATGAAGCTCCCAGGATACGACGGCCCAAACCCTCCCGAGAAGATGAAGGACATCATCGCTTGGGAGAAGGCTCTTGCCGAACTGATGAAGAAGATCACATTCGTGAAGGATGGAGAGGGGTCATGAGCATCTATAGCGCCTTCCTCGATGAGGTGATCAAGATCGCGGAGGGAAAGCCCAAGCCGGGCCAGCAGGGCCTCCTGGGCACGTCCACGGTACCCGATCCGAAGAAGGCATCCGGCCAAACGGCGGCGATCGTAGGTCCTAAGGGAGGCCTGAACTTCACCAAGGATCTCGGGAAGATGCTGACCGCGAACCGTGCCGGGAAGCGCATCATGTGGGGAGGGTAGTTGCTTCTCAAACTCTATGGCTTATAACTTCTTAGGGAAAGACCAGGTGGGTCATGAAGAATAACAGGACGAAACTGAACGAATCCCAGACGAAGATCCTGTTGAGGAACCTCGGAGATCCGAGCCTGATCGCAGGCAAACTCGACATCTTCACCAGTGAGGAGACCCATTCGATCATCGAACTTGATATCTCCAAGAAGACGCACATTCTGGTCTACGAGACGCTGAAAAATGACCACGAGAAATTTGAGGTGCTCCAGGAGAAGGATTTCGGCGGGACCGGATCGTACGTCAGAATCCGCTACGTAAGGAAGGGGATATGGACGCTCGACTTACCTCCCGATTTGGCGAATCCTTCCTCGATGAAATCCTCCCGATCTTCGAAAAAGAAGGAGGAGGAGAAGAAGGAAGGGGAAGCTCCGATCATAGGGTTCGGAGCTGCGGTTTCGAAGCCGAAGCCTGCCAAGAAGAAGATACCAGCCAAGAAAAAGAAGGCTCCAGTCAAGAAGAAAGCCCCGGCGAAACGGAAGGCTCCGGCCAAGAAAAAGTCGCCCGTAAGAAAGAAAAAGGCGGTTCCTCGGAAACGCTCCTCGCGATCCTCGGGAGCGCGATAGGGGCCGGTGCAGGAGGCGCCTCCCACATATCGAAATTCCTGAAGCAGCGCAAAGAGTGGCTCTCCGGCAGAAAAGATCCTCCCATCCATCCGAAGAGCAAGAAACTCTGGGACGTTCTCAGGAAACCCTCCTTCGTCACGCCTCATATGATCAGGAGGATCGGCGGTGGGGCTGCGCTCGGTTACATTACCGCAGCGAGTCTCCCAGGAATCGCCAGGCGCCTTCGTGTGCTTCTCAAGAAGGACCGTAAATGATTGACGCCGATCTCCAGTTTCCAGAGATGATGAAGCGCGTCGAGCGGACGATTGCCTCAGCATTCCCGATCGAATCGACCGGTCACATTATGGAGTTGAGCAATCTCGAGTGGAAGGGATTCGGTAACGATGTGCGTGACAACATCACCCTTCACAAAGACTACAAGATGAAGGACAAGACCCTTTCGACCGATCTGGTGGGCGACATCACCATCCGCAAGAAAGGTGGAAAAGTGGTGGATAAGAAGACCGGGGCGGTCCTGCTCACGCTTCCCCATATCACCAACCGAGCCTCCTATATCGTCAACGGGAATGAGGTCCAGACCATCAATCAGCTTAGGCTCAGACCCGGGCCGTATACGCGGTTCACCTCCGATGACAATACCGAGACCTTCATCAATGCGGCCGGTGGCGGATACAAGATCATCTTTGACAGGCAGACCGGTGTCATTCGGATCAAGTCGGGCACGACGTTCGTCTACATCTACCCCATCATGAAAGCCCTTGGCGTGTCTGACCAGGCGATGCAGAGTGCTTGGGGATCGGTGATCTTCGAGGCGAACAAGAAGTATGACAAGCGTGAGCACGTCGAGAAACTCTTCAGGACGATGCGGAGATTCAGCGCCGTTCCGGATAATCAGGTCGAGGTGGATCAGGCCGTGGAGGACTTCTTCAACTCGAAGAGGATCGATCCGAAGATCTCCAAGATCACATTGAAAAAGGAATTCACGAGTATCACCCCGGAATTGCTCCTGGACGCGAGCCGCAAGGCCGTGGATCTGGCCAAAGGGACGGCCGAGATGGACGACACGGAATCACTGGCTTTCAAATCGATTCACTCGGTCGAGGACTTCGTCCCGGAGAAACTCGAGAGAGCCGTGCCGTCGATTCGTCGCCAGATCCAGATAAAGATGGATCGGATTCCTGTCGTCGAAACATTGATTTCGCCCAGGATGTTCTCGAATCCGGTGATCGACTGGTTCATGACCAGCGAGTTTACCAGGTATTCGGATCAGCAGAACCCCATCGACATGGCCGGGACCTCCCAGCTCACGACCACCATGGGCGAGGGAGGTATCCGGAGTATGCACGCCGTCACGGACCAGGTGCGAACGGTTCACCCATCCCAGATGGGTTTCCTGGATCCGCTGCACACTCCTGAAGGCGGAAAGATTGGCGTCACCGGGCACCTGACCATCGGAGCTCAGAAGAGAGGCGACTCCCTCTTCTTGACCGTTCTCAACGCGAGGACGGGAGCACAGACTCAGAAGAGCGCGCAGGAGCTCGAGGACGCAACGGTGGCCTTCAATGATCAGTACGTTCTCGACACTGGAAAGCCTAAACCCATCGCTTCCCTGATCGCGGCCAGGAAGGCGGGCAAGATCCAGATGGTCCCATCCGGAGAAGCGGACTTCATCTTTAAGGATCCCCGTTCTTTCTTCTCGGTCGCATCCAACGCGATTCCGTTCCTGCACAACAACAGTTCGAACCGCGGGCAGATGGCCGACCGTCATATCGAGCAGGCCGTTCCGCTTGTCAACCCCGACAGACCCCTGGTCCAGGCTCGGTTCAAGGGCGACATGGGGTACGACGATTACTTCGGCAAATACTCGAATGTAGCCGCTCCGATGGCTGGCACCGTGACCAAGGTCACGGACGATCTGATCAGGATCAAAGATCAGTCGGACCAAACCCACGACGTCAGATTGCACCACAACTATCCTCTCAATGGGGGCTCGTTCCTCACGGACAGGCCTGTCGTGGTCACGGGGGATCGTGTCACTAAAGGCCAAGTCATCGCAGAGAACAATTTCACCAAGGATGGATCTCTGGCGCTCGGTAAGAATCTCCGCACGGCCCTGATCCCTTACAAGGGTCAGAATTTCGAGGACGGGGTGGTCATTTCCCAGGATGCCGCTACGAAGCTCACCTCGGAACATAAGCATGAGATGCGTCTCGATCTGACGAAGGACATTAAGATCGGACTCGACATCTGGCTGGCGCACTATCCGGACGAGGTGTCGAAGGTGAACCGGGGGAAGTACGACACGTCCGGAGTCATTCGTAAGGGCTCGAGAATCGATCGTGGCGATGTCCTGATCCCTGCCGTGGAGCAAGTCCAGATTCATGAAGAATATGATTACGCGAGGCTTCACAAGGCCCTGCGTCGACCCTGGCGCAATGTGGCGGTCACGTGGGAGTCGGATTATCCAGGAACCGTGGTGGACGTGGTGAGGACGGCTAAGTTCATCAAGGTGTTCATCAGGACGGAGGAGGCTGCCCAGGTAGGCGACAAGTTATGCTATACCCCGGATCATGAGGTTTTGACGCTCAGCGGATGGAAGCCTATTGCGGAGGTGACTCTCGACGATTGGGTAGCGGTTCTGGATGCAGATGGATTCCTTAGATACGAGCAGCCATACGAACTCCATTCTTACCTGATAGACGAGAACATCTACTCGCTGGAATCCCAACAGGTATCTCTGTCCGTGACTACGAATCACAATCTCTATGTCCGTAAGAGAGGGAATAAGGAGCACGAACTTATTCCCGCCGCTGAGTGCGTTGGAAAGCGCGTTCGACATAAAAAAGATGCGAAATGGGATGGTTCTTCCGTCGAAAAGATCGTGATCCCTGGATACACGGTGAAGTGCGGGCAGGGTGGCGCGGCGACGAAAATGATAGAGCCCTCCGAATTCGAGTCACGGGACTTTCTTCGTTTCTTGGGATTCTTCATTGCTGAGGGGAACCGGTGCGCCCCGAGGCGCGGCTCTTACAGAGTTTCGCTATCTCAGAATGACGGACCGAACAAGGTGTGGATCAAGCGGGTCCTCAAGAGACTCGGTCTCGGTTGTTCTCTGCCGAAAGGTAAGGTGGAGTTCTGTCACAGGGGAATCTGGGAATGGCTTGATTGTGTGGGTGATGGCGCTGGGAACAAACATATTCCGAAGTTGATCCTCGGTTTTAGCAGTGACCTTCTATTGTGCCTCTGGGAAGGACTGCATAGGGGAGATGGATCAATAAGCAAGTCTGGCTCTGAGATCTACTATACATCGAGCCGTCAACTCGCGGATCAGGTTCAAGAATTGGCTTTGAAGGTCGGCTGGTCTGGAAATATCTACACCAGATTCGAGGCTGGATGGGAGACGATCATTAAAGGGAAGAAGACTAAAGCCAACTTTGATGGTCTTGTGGTTCGGATCGTGAAATCGAAGAACCAACCCATGATCAACCACGGGCACGCACGGACGCAGAACGGACAGGTGGAGGAATTGCGGCGATATTGTGGTCCGGTCCACTGTGTCACGGTTCCAGGCCACATACTATATACGAGGAGAAATGGAAAGCCGGTCTGGTGCGGTAATTCCAATAGGGCAGGCGGCAAGGGCATCATCGTGAATATCCTTCCGGACAACGAGATGCTCAGGGATGAGTCGGGACAACCTCTCGACGTCCTGTTCAATCCCGGAGGCGTTGCCGGTCGAGTTAACCCGGGCCAGATCTTCGAGGGTGCAGCCGGAAAGGTGGCGCTGAAGACGGGCAAGCAGTACCTCGTCGACAACTTCTCGGAGCAGTCGTCCCTGGAGATGGTCAAGAAAAATCTCAAAGACGCCGGTATGAGCGACCTCGAGAGCGTCACAGATCCCACGTCCAATAATACGGTCAAGGACGTGTTCGTCGGGAACGTGCATTTCGTGAAGTTGCAGCACCAGGTGAGTAAGAAGTTCTCGGCTCGGGGGATCGGAGGATACACGGCCGATGAGCAGCCCTCTAAGGTCAGCGGTGAGTCGGCACAGAACATCGGTTCAGGAGAGATCTATGCTCTACTGGCGTCAGGATCTCTTCATTTTTTGAAGGATGCTGCGACCCTGAAGTCGCAGTCGAATCCTGAATACTGGAGAGCCATGCAACTCGGGCTTCCCACTCCTCCTCCGAAACAACCTTTCATTCTCGACAAGTTCATCACGAGTCTCGAGGGCGCAGGGATCAACATGAAGCGGGAAGGAAACTCGCTGAAGGTCCTTCCCATGACGGACAAGGAAACTGAGTCGAGATCGAAGGGAGAGATCAAGAGTCCGGATGTCGTGAGAGCCTCGGACCTTCGTCCGGAACGAGGGGGTCTGTTCGACAAGGCCGTGACGGGAGGTATAGGCGGGACATCATGGTCCCACATCGATCTCGAGACGCCGGTCCCTAACCCTCTCATGGAGAAGTCGGTGATCTCTGTTCTGGGCCTCAAGCCGGCCGAGTACAGGGCAATCATGGCTGGGAATCTGTTCGTGACCCAGGACGGAAAATTCACAGCGGATCACCAGAAGGGACAGCCTGCCGGCGTCGGTCTGAAAATCCTTCTGGACAATGTGAACGTGAACCGAGAGCTCGAGAAGACCATCGTCGCCATTCGTGTGGCCAGGGGTGCGCGTCTCAACGAACTAAACCTCCGTAGACGCTATCTTCAGGCACTCAAGGCCTCTAAGATGACGCCGTCCGAGGCGTACATTCAGTCGAAAATCCCGGTCATTCCTCCGGCGTTCCGGCCGATCTATCCTCTTCCTGACGGGTCGCTGAACGTGGCCGATCCGAACCATAGCTACCGCGAGATCCTCATGATCAACAACCAGCTGAAGGATCTCGCAGCCAAAGGAGTAGACAACAAGAACCTGGCACCAATCCGTGCGGATCTATTCGCAGCGGTCCAGGGTATGACCGGGATGATGGAGCCCCTTACCAGATCGAAGAACTTCAGGGGATTCGTGTCCACGATCAAGGGAAGGGTGAATAAGCGGGGCCTGTTCCAAGGTCGTGTGGTGAAGCGACCACAGGATCTGTCCGGCCGCTCCACCATCATCCCGGACCCACAGCTCGGAATCGACGAGATGGGGATGCCCGCGGAGATGGGCCTTGTCATCTACAAACCGTTCATTGTGCGCCGACTCGTCGGTCTCGGGTACAAGCCGACCGAGGCCCTCGATCTCATCGACAAGAAAGACGAGAAGGCCCTCGAGGCACTCAGGCAGGAGGCGAAGGAGAGACCGGCCTATCTGAATCGAGCTCCCACGCTTCACAAATTCGGCATCATGCCTTTCCATCCGAAGATCATGGAAGGGAAAGCGATCAGGATCAATCCGTTGATCGTCCGGGGGTACAACGCCGACTTTGACGGGGACGATCAGATAGGCATAGTGTTATTGCACCTCGACCAGGAATCTCTTACCTTCGTAGAAGAGCAGTACGGTAAGAGATTCCTGGAGGACAGAGATGTGACGGCTCGTTACAAATGCTGCGTTCCGGCGTTTCAATCCGGGCGCTTGATCATGGTAGATCTCGCGGATTTCCCTGCCCTTCAGAAATTCAGAACTACTGAAGGGCGTAACGGCCCGATCGATTGGCATAAGATTCCGAAGGGCACCAGCGTAATCGCCTATAATGAGTCCTCTGGTTCGCTGAAGTGGGCCAGAGCCACGGTCTGGTCCAAACACTATGACCGGCTTGTCGAGATCGTCGAACTTCAGAGTGGGAGACAGATCATCACCGATGACGATCCTCGCGCTGTGTACGGTATAGTCGCAGGATCGCTCGATTTTGTGAGGGCAACTCCAAAGGAGGCGGTTGAGACAGGGATTTTCGTACCCAGAATGGCGACAGCGGAGGTGCCGGATCTTGAACCAGAGTACATTCCGGCCCGAAATATCAAAGGAGCCAGATTACACCTGAAGGAGCGCATCGATCTCACAGGAGATTTTGGATATTTACTCGGATCCTTGGCTGGGGATGGCTGGCCGGTTTTTGTCCATGATGATGCCCGCGGCGTATCACTCGCTGGGATAGCAGACGAGGTAGTGGCCCGATGTGACCGGGCGGTAGACTCGCTGTTCGATGGCGCGGCGCCTGAATGTAGCCCGGTGGATGGTAAGGAATCCTACGGCGAGAGTCGTCGAGTGACTTGGACTTCGGTCGAGCTTGGCTGGTTCATACACGGCCTGATCGGGAGGGGGGCGGAGAACAAGCATCTCCCTCCTTGGGTGTTCTCTTGTCGTAAGGAATTCAGATTTTCCGTGTTCGCCGGTCTCATGGATACGGACGGCGGAGTCGGAATTTCCAAGGCAAAGAAAAAGCCGCAACTCATGGCAAGCTATTCCTCTGTCAGTCTGCGGCTTGTAAGGGAGGTCAGGCTCCTCGCGGCTTCTTTGGGAATCGATAGCCGGATCACACCATCTAAGACCCCAGCCGGAGAGCCCTTTTGGGTGCTTAGTTTTTCAAATATCGGAATCAAGGAATGGGGAGGATCTGGTTTACAAAATCCGGACAAGATCAGAAAGATCTCCGAGACACCTGTCGATCCAAATTCCAATGTGGCTGCCCGATTTGATATCGTTCCGATCTCGTCCGGCCTTGCCCACGAGATCCGTAAGGTGATCAAGGCTCCAAGGGATGCTTCCAAGGAAAGGAAATCGATCTATGTTGTTCTTAGTAAGGCGATCACCGTTGGATCTATGAGTCGCCAGATAGCTGTAAAGATACTCAGCATGTTCAAGACGTTCGATCATCCAGATTACGAGAGGTGGAAGACGATTGTTAGATCCGGCGTCAAGTGGGATCGAGTCGTTTCGTTTGAAAGAACCGGTATCAAGGAAACTGGGTATGACTTGACTGTTCCCGGGTTTGAGACCTTTGTCTCGATCGATGGACTCGTTTTGTCGAACACCATGGGCGTTCACGTTCCTGTGAGCGAAGAGGCCAGGATCGAGGCCCTGTCGAAGATGCCGTCAAAGCAGCTCTTTTCCGTCACGGATGACTCGGTGATTCACACGCCGACCAAGGAATACGTCCTTGGTCTCTACCTCATGACGAAACCTATTGGGCCTAAGGTGACGGCCAAGAATGTTTCCGAGATGCTCGATCGGTTCAACAAGAAAGAGATCCTGGTGAACCAGACTGTGAGCATCCTCGGGAAGATCTGGACGCCTGGACAGGCTCTCGTGAACGATGTGTTTCCTTCCGGGATGAGGCCCGGCAACGTCATTGTCAATAAGAGCAAGATGTCGGCCCTGATCGAGGAAGCTGCGAGGACCTACCCTAAGGAGGCCGGGAGCGTCATCACGAAACTCAAGGACCTCGGTGCGTTCTACGTCACGGAGATTGGGTACTCGGTCGGTCTCAAGGATCTCGAATTCAATTACGTGAAGAGGGACAAGATTCTCGCGGATGCGGCCAAGAAGACGCCCAGAATAGGATTCGAGGCGGCCTACGGACAGGCCCTCGGTCGTCTCGACAATCAGGTGAAAGGAATGAAGGGGAATCGATTCGTTCTCGGGAACATCGAGTCGGGAGCCTTCGGTAAGGCCGACATGGTGACGCAGATGATCGCCACACCGGTGGCGGTGCGTGATCATAAAAATGAACTCATTGAAGTTCCAATCGCCAAGAGCTTCGTAGAGGGGCACAGCATCACGTCATACTGGTCCACGATTCCAGGCGCACGGAAGGGCCTCATCGAGAAGGGCCTCGGTACCGCCGAGACGGGAGCGCTGAGTAAGAGGCTCATCAACACGACGATCGAGCAGATCATTTCGATTCAGGACTGTGGAACGCTCGAAGGCATCATGATGCCCATCGAATCGAGGGAAGCGGTCGACCGTGTGGTCTCCGACGGGCGAAACGCCGGCAAGATATTGACTCAGTCCCTTGCCAGGCAGATGAAGGCCGCAGGGAAGTCACAGGTCAAGGTCAGATCTCCGTTAACTTGCCGCGCTCAGAGAGGAATCTGCGCGAAGTGTTTTGGTCTGCTCGAGAACGGTCAGTTCCCTCCCATCGGGTATCACGTAGGTGTCCTCGCGGGTCAGGCCATAAGCGAGCCTATGACCCAACTGATGCTTAAATCTTTTCATACCGGCGGTGCCATGAGCCGGAAGATGGTCGGTTTCGATCGGATCCGCCAGATCATGGAGATGCCCGAGAATGTTCCCGGGAAAGCTACGATCGCCATGACGACCGGGACCGTGGATAGCATCACTCAGGCTGCCGGTGGCGGCTGGATCGTGAAGATAGATGACGTGGATCACTTCATCCCGAAAGAGCGTGGACTGGGGGTTAAGCGCGGAGATAGAGTTCTCGCCGGTAAGACGATATCGAAGACCGGAGTCGTGAGGCCTCAGGATCTACTCTCGGCTACGAACGACATCAACGTGGTTCGTGGCCGTCTGATCAAGGACCTCGAAAATGAGTTCAGCCAGGGAGGCGTCAGGATCAAGCGTAAACTCTTCGAGACGGTAGTGAAGCCCATGACCGATAGGTCCGAGGTGCTTGATGCCGGGGATGGAGAGAAGCACGAGATCTTCAAGGGGGATATCATTCCGACGAATCTGATCGATGAGACCAACAAGAAGATCAAACAGACCGGCGGCCGGCTGATCCAGTTCAAGCCGTCACTTCTGTCGATTAGGGTCGCCCCTTATCACAGCGGGGATTTCGTTGGTAAATTGATGTTCGAGCGTCCACATGAGACAATCTCTGCGGCGCCTCGGATAGGGGCCAAGTCGGATATCGCTACGGGTCATCCGATTACGCAGTATGTTTTCGGCCAGCTCGGAAAGAAGAAATGATCGCAGTCGGAGAAGTCACGCAGTCCGTCCCGACGAAGCGGGCGTACTTCGTTAATTTCTACGACGGGGTCGAGAAACTGTGCTCCATCGGAAACATCGGGATCGACATACCTCTGCGGGAAGGCGACAAGGTTCTATGCGCTTTCTCTGATACACGGGTGAACAGCGGGTGGGTGATCCTCTGCCGGATCGACACGCCGAGACTCCCTAAGCCGGGCGAGGAGAATCTCGAGAAGAGCATCGAGCAACAACTCGCCGAGGAGCAGGAGAACCTGATCAAGACGGCAGTTGGCGGCTACGAGCCCGACGGCATTCCGGACTGGGGAGGCGGTTGGGACGAACCCCCGACCTACGGCGAGATCCTGGCCAAGAGTCGGACATCCCAAGGATTCTCGAAGGTGATGTCCGATGGGTCCATGATCAACTTCGTGGATCAGATCCTCCACATCGTCCTGAGCAAGCACAATAAGGCGGCGATCTTCAGGATGAAGCAACTTATTCTCGACGTGATTCCTGGATTTTTCCTGAACGTCACTCCTAAGGACCAGGTCGACGTGCAGCCAGAGGCTCCTACCGAGGCGACATCTCCGAACAAGAAGAAAGTCATAATCGAATCCGGGATCGCTCCTGATCCAGAAGACAACCTCATCGATTTCTTCATGGAAGCCGGAATCCTGAAGCAGATGGACGACCCTGGCTACGGGAAGAGCGTCGATACACAGGGCAAGAAGATCAAGCGAGGAGGTCGGGTAAGGATCAGGGATTTCGCCATCTTCGAGTCCGACATCGAGAACAAGGAGTTGCGACTCACGTTTCAGATCCCAGGAACGGCTCCGACAGATCTGTACCAGATCAGGGCTAACACGAGCGAGTTCGTGATCTCGTGGGGAAAACAATTCTTCGCGATCAGGGACTCCGGAATCATGATGAAGGGGGATCTTCTTGGCTTCGCCGGACCCTGGGCCATGTGGAGTAAGATGACTACCGAACCCCTTATGCACAATACGGAGCTCTCCGAAGACCAGATGCAGCCGATCTGCGAATGGAAAGAGGATGCCCCGGCTGGCGGGATTAAGTTCCTCAAAAGTGTATACTTTGGACAGAACGAGGAACCTGCGGTTCTCCAGTCGTTTATCGACAATGTGTATACGAAGGAGATGGATCTCATTCGGGACCACTTCCACTCGTATTCGCCGCCTGCGGTCGTCACTGGCACGTCGCCGGCACTCCAGGCGGGATTACTGGTGCTCGATGCTCTTCTGGATCCGCCGCTGGTGTCAGATATTCTGAGCGGACAGATCACGATCTGACGGAGGAAGAAGATGGCCATGGAAGTTGCAGGACAGCCCCTTTTCCTGACGAAGGAGGACGTTCTCCCCGTAATGGAGAAGGTGGCCATGTATAAACTGAGTCCCGACCCGTCGAAGTGGGACCAGGAAATCATGACCTTCCTTCACGAGCAGAATCCCTATCTCCAGGACTACGACATCCGGATCCACATGAACAAGACCAATCCGGATTCGGGTTCCGGCGTGGGCCAGATTGTCATCGAGGAGAAGATCGCGGTTCCGATCATCATCGAATCGAACAAGCTTTACCCGCTCGATCTTTTCTGGTCCGAGGACAAACTTCAGCCCATGACCAAGCCATCGCTGATGAGTGCCCTTCAGCGAACCAATGTCGGAAAGGCGGTGGAGCCGGGTCACGGAGAGATCTCGGATGTGAGCATCTACCAGGCCACCCGTCCACCGTTCTCGGGGAAATATTCCTTCGCCGAAGGCCTGACCTTTACCAACGACGAGCTCCAAGAAGTCCTTTCGGTCATGGGATCCGAGGCTCTCGACTTCGCCATTCGTACCAACCCGGTGTTCAAGGACTCGCTGGCCGCATACAGCCGCAACGCTCTGACGGACGAGGACCTTAAGAAGACGGCGTCCGCGTCCATCCTCGACGCGAATCTGGTCGACCTTTTCTCCTACAGCGAGATCGAGAGTCCCGGGATCTACAGCGTCGTGGCCAACGGCTTCATGAAGAGGGCTGCGTTCGTCTTCGACATGGTCATCGACTGGGATGATCAGCTGGTCGAAGGCAAGAAGATGGCCCTCGATATCGAGGATCGGGGCATTTCCATCCAGGACTCCATGGGCGGCATACCCCTCGAGCTCGGTGGGGACTTCGAGAAGATCGCCATGGCCGAGGACCGTCCGTGTTCCGGTGACATCGGGATCTTCTGGCTCACGAAGAATGGCCGCGCTGTCGCCACGATGCCGGTCAAGGTCCTGTTCAGCGGATCAAGCGACAGCGACATCCCGTTCGTCAAGGTCGCTGAACTCGGTCTGGTGGAGAGGAACAGAACGGTCTACCGCTCGCCGGAGTACAGCAGTTTCACGAAGGTGGGCGAGAACATCTTCATGTCCAGAGAATGGGAATGGGCGAAGGTCGGGGAAGTACGGAAGATCGCAGCCGTCGAGATCGCCAACAAGCTCGACTGGCCCGACGACGTGGTCGAGATTCAGAACAGGCGGGGATTCTTCATGCTCGAAGGTCTCGATGTCGACGGCATCCCGAAGGAGGGCGCCGGACGTCTGGAGTTCGAGGAGCATCTTTCCAAGGTCATGAACCCGGAGACCGTGTCCGGTCTCATGAAACAGGCCGAGGATCGGGGGAGCGTCTTTTTCACGGTACAGGAGCAGGAGGCCGTCAAGACGGCCAGTGAGAAGCGCGTCATCGATCTCAAGGCCGGGTTGACGAAGGCCCTGATCAAGATGGCTCACCAGAGGAACATAGGACCAAGCCGTTTGGTACAACATGCGGCCCATGTGAGGCCGTGCGAACGGTTCGAGTTTCTCAAGTTCGCAGTTCATGTCAACGAAGACATGGCGAAGAACACGGTGGACTCCATCCTCGGTCTGAACTTCGTCAACGACGAGAATCTCTACAAGTTCGTAGAGAAGACCGAGATCCTCGAGAACGCCCTCGACACCCTTGCTAAGCTTCTCCTGGCTGCGCGACTCGGTCTCGACATCGAACAGGCTCCTCTCCGTACGGCCATGTTTTCGATGGACGAGGTGGTTCGCCAGTTGAAGAGTCTGGGAAGCCAAGTCTATGGTGAAGAGGAATAGCAAACTCAAGACGTTCACCAGAGCCGGACTTTTAGCGAAGTACGGGATCTCTTTTGACACTCTGGGCACGTTGCTCGGCTCTGATCTCCTCGATGGGGAGTTCGAGCATAAAGCGGGCAAGAGCCTGTTTGCGGTGTCTCCTCAGGATGATTTCGTTTTTCGCTGCTCCAGGCTTCAGGTTGACAGCTTCCACACTATCGGACTGACTTTCCCTTTCCACCGTTTTCTCGTCTACCGGTTCATCAACACGCCCGTGGACGAAGTCTACGAGGAGATCTTCCAGCTCGGCCTGCTCCCGAAGATAGACGCCTTCACGAAGGACGAGATGAAGCGTCTCCATAAGAAGATCATCGGAGCCGCTCCGAGAGAACTGGCGAAGGCGTTCAAGGATCTGAGGGAACCGAAGAAGGACGAGAAGAAGAAATACGATCTCTTTCTGAAGACCTTGAACATCCAGTTGTACTATGACAAGCCGTCGCTCGTTGACGATCTAATGTTCTACATACCCATGCGGGCGGAGCTCGAGGTCATCCTTACGACGATCTGTACCGCGGAGGAGGCGACTGAGGCGCTCTCCAAAATGATCGACGTGTCGATCCCGCTCTCGGCTATCACCACCTACAGGATCCTTCTTTACGCTTCCCATAACGTCAATCCGAGGCACATAGATATGTATTACAACCTGATCCTTCCGAGCGAGAGACTCGTAAAACGCGAGGCGATGGGTCTCACCCTCACTGAGTTCTGTGTCAAGAAGGGGGCCGATCGTGTGGTGGACACGAAGACTGTCCTTGAGGTCATCATGAGGCACGCCCAGAAGGAGGTCATGCGTCTCCATCAGATCAAGACCCCTGAAGGGCACCAGGCTGCCAGGGCCGCTCTCGATCGGCTCATCAAGGCTCACGACAGACTCGAGGCCATGGGCGCCACGAGCGAGGAGAGCCGCGAGAATCTGGCGAAGACGTTCAAGAAGTTCAGGATCAAGAAGGTCACGAACGCGGAGGCTGGACCCATTTTCACCATACACGACATCCAGAAGGACGGCGTCGGTGAGGTGGAGTCCGGTGGCAAATGAGTTTTCAAGTCAAATATCATGATCCGTCGACGACGGGTGTCAGGTTCAGGCCTAACAAATACTCCCTGCTTCCGGAGGCGGCTTCGCTCATCGGATGCGGTCTTGTGGATGTGGACGAGGATGCGATTGACGAAGTCACCCAAGAGACGATGGAGAGCGACGATTCCCAGATCGAAGGATGGATCTCCAATTTCGCTGAAGCTCTCGTCACCGTAAATCGAGAGCCTCTCTCCCTCAAGGATCGCGACTACCTTCGTATGATCTACGATGTCAGGAGCGAGTACCCGAACGGATCGAGGAACACGGTGATCGTTTCCGGCCGACAGGTCGAGAAATCGACCACCATTGCCGCGAAGGTTATGACCTTGTGCATCCTCCACCCGTCGTTCTCGGCTCTGGTAGTCGAGCCCCGGGTAGATCAGATCAAGGTCATCAGCCAGCAGCGCTTCGACCCGATGGCCCATGATTCCAAGCCCCTTCGCCAGGGATGGCTCTCAAGCAAAAACGTCTGGCAGGTAGGAATGAAGGGGTTCAACAACGGGTCCATCGTGAACTTCAAGTCCTGTTATTACTCTGCCGACCCCTCCCGTGGGATCACGGCCGGATTCCTCGCAATCGACGAGTTGCAGGACATCATCTCGGACAACATTCCGATCCTCGAGGAGTGCCAGTCCCACCTTCAGATGGAGCCGGACCGCGTCTTCAATCTCTATACCGGGACCCCGAAGACGACATCAAACACGCTCAACCAGCACTGGAGGGATACCTGCCAATTCGAGTGGCTCGTCAAGTGCCAGTCGTGCACCAACTATAACTACCTCGACGAGAAGGTCATCGGAAAGCACTTCTACATCTGCACTCGATGCGGGAGGCAGATTTACCCGACTAAGCACGGGCAGTGGATTGCCATGAAGCCGAGCAAGCTCGACTACAGATGGGGGTTCAGGATCTCCCAGCTGATGGTCCCGTTCATGGAGCACGCTAAGATCCTGGAGAAAATGGAGAATCCGAACATTCCTCATCGGGTATTCATGAATGAGGTGGTGGGACTCTCCTACGACGAGGGACAGCTGCTCCTGACGGAAGCCGATATATTGAAGCACTGTGAGCCCAGGCCCCAGGATACGCCCCAGAACATTGCACAGAGGACCGATATATTCATGTGCGCCGGGGTCGATCATGGGACCGGCGACTATGCCGTTTCCGGCATGGACGACGGCGGAACCCGTGGGATGAAGGCTCGGGCCAAGCCGTCGTTCACGTGACTGGCTTTCGGCGGTTTTGGAGCCGACGATCGGTTCCGAATTCTCAAGATGGAAAAGTTCCATGGTGAGATGGCCAACCTGGCACGTCAGCCGGAGTATATCGACGAATACGTCAGGAAGTACGGCGCTAAGTGGGTGATGTCAGACTACGGGTTCGGCGCCCACACGAACGCCAGACTCGTTGCGGATCACGGGTGGACACGGTCTGATGTCGAGGGAACGAGGGATCCCCTCCTGATGGAATGCGAATACTCTGGGATACAGAAGGTTCCGATCAGATGGCACAGCGGAGCCTGGAGATATATTATCAATCGTAACTTTGCCATCGAGCATACGGTTGACGGGATCAAAAGGGGGACGATCTGGTTCTTTCGTGAAGCCGAAATGAAGGAATTCATTGACGACTTCACCTCCATGTATACCGAGTACGACTTCAGGAGCAAGCACGTAAGATACGACCACGTTCTCCCGGATGACTGTTTCCAGGCGGTTCTATACTGCTATCTGGCCGCCTTGCAGCATCGTGGGATGCTCGTCCCCACAATGGTTCCGAACATTTGACTTGTTTTAGGTTTAGAGTACCCTTTCTATTGCAAGGCGAGTCCAGAGGAGTGAAATATGGACATCAACCCGATCAGGCTCATGGATCTCGCTAAAGTAGCGAGCCGGGAATTCCTGTCGAACGGGAAGACCCTGAACGAGGTCATTGCCAAGATCGCCGAGGAGCACGAACTCACTCCGATGCAGATCCGGAGGGTCTCAGAGCACGCCAATCATGAGGCGAATCTGGCCCTTTACAAGCGATCGGAGGACAAGACGTTCGCGTTCGAGTTGGCTGATCCGGATCAGATCATCAACATGATCCAGGCCGAGGTCCCGAAGACGGCCGGGGTGGACGTCTTCGACGTTATCGATGCCACCAGGGCCATGGGTCTGGAGAAGAGGGCGGAAGGCGACCCGGAGATCTTCGGACTGACGATCGAGGAGGATCCCACGCTCGGTGAGTGCCAGCAGCGAAATATCAATATCCTCCTGGAGAAACTGGCCTACAAGACGAAGGCCTTCAAGCGCGAGACGATGCAGAAGCTCGCGGGAATCAGGGCGGAGATCTCGGGGATCATGGACCAGATCGGTGAGATGGCTCGGGATCACATCTTCGATAACAAAGGGAACCTCTCCGACCTGCTCAAGTTCGCCTGCGTTCACGACCCGGACTACTCGAATGTCTTCAAGGTCGCCTTCGAGCACATTCGGGATTCCCTCGTCGAGAAACTCGGAGCCCCGGTCGACGCCGCCCTGCTTGCCGATAATCTTGAGATCCCCGACTCGACTCTCGAGGTGATTAACGGCGAGCATTCCCTCGCCATCATCCTCGACACGTTCAAGAACAAGATCAGTGACGAGGATCGTGAAACCCAGCACCAGATCCTTCTCGGCACCTTCGGGAACGCCGTAGTCGACCAGATGAACGTGCTCAAGACGCCTGAGGACGTGGACAAGAACCTGGAAGAGACTCTGGTGGGTATGGACAAGAAGTCGGAGGAGGGGCGGGAGGCATTCCTCGAGATGCTCGGGCAATCCAAGGAAGCCTTGGGGCCGATGGGTAAGGCCCTCCTCATGTTGGGCGGCGGACTCGGTCTCAAGGGGGTCTACGACATCACCAAGGAAACGACCAAGGGGGCGGTCAAGGGAGCGGCGCGAGAAAGGAACGAGCGGAAACGGCTCGAGGAACTCGCCGTCCGTCGAGGCCTCTACTAAAAGGAGCTCCGATGTCTCTCCTCAAGAAGTACGCCTGCATGTACGGCGATCTGGAGTTCACTCCTTCCGAGGAAGAAGAACTCGGGAAGTTTGCCGCGCAGCTCATGAAGATTGCCATGGATCAGGACGAACACGCCATGGTCGATCTCTTCAAGGAGGCCTTCGTCGACGTGGATGCGGAGGGTTTCCGCCGGATCAACGATTACCTGGAGTGGTTGGAATACTCCGAGAAGAACGCCGCGCTCGGCGCCACCATCGGGAAGATCCTGGGACCACTGTCTCTGGCTCTCGCCGCGATACCGCTCATTGGTCACGGCATCAAGGCCGTTACCAGTGGATCGGAGCTCAAGAGGTCACTGGCGAAGATCTACATGATGCACCCGGAACTTAAAAACGATCCTAACGTGCAGGACTACTTCCAGGCCCTGGCGGACTTCGCTCCGGACATCGCCAAAAATCCGCTGGTCGCCGGCAACGTGATCGTGCAGATGCACCGGGTCGGGCCGTCCTTCGTGACGCCCCAGTTGATCCGTGAACTGATCGGGATCCAGGGACAGACCCAGAGTCCCAAGTTCGGGACGCCGTCGTCGGCCGCTGCGGAGATGTCGAAGCCGACGTTGGATTTGGCCAAGATGCTCTCGAGCAAGTTCGGAAAGTGACGATGTTCGACAAAGGCCCCATGATCGTCCTCATTCATCCCGAGGAGGACAGCAAGGCCCCCTTCGTAGATCGCGGTTCGGATACGAATGTCACTGGAGAGAAGCCTCTCAAGAAGAAGGCCTCCCTGGTCGCACTCGTTCCCGAAGATGCCGTGCACGTCGATGTGCAGGTCAAGACCGCCTCCGTGGACGATATCGCCCTCGACCTCTTCACGCTCGAGCTTCGGGCCATGGAGAAGATCGCTCAGCCGATAGCTCCTCCGATTCTCAAGAGACCAGTCGGAAGGATCCTTCCAGGCATCTCCAGGGCACTCTTCACGCCATCCAAGGTCGCTCCCGCAAAACCCAAACCGGCAAGACCCGAGGTATCTCCCGAATCGATCCAGAAAGCTCTTCAGCCTGAACCTTCGGTTGCCAAGGGAAAGGCTCGCGAGATTGCGTACCGCAGGACCGAAAAAGGCCCTGAACTCGCCTCTCCAGAACCTGTTAAGGCGCCTAAGGGATACGAGTATCTCGAGAGGAGGGAAAAGGTTCCTTTCGCCGAGAGTGAGAAGCCATTCAAGGAAGAGCTTCGTACTCCGTTCCGTCAAGCCCTGAGCAAGATCCCGCTTGTTGGCAAGAGACTTGGAAAGGGCGTTCCGACCGAATTCGTTTCGAAAGGTGAATACGAGTACCTCAGACCGAAGATTGTTAGCGGAGATATCCCTCGACAGGTAGCTTATGCGTTCGGTAGAGGAGTGAAGGGCGTGGGTGGGGCTGCTGCTGGTGCTGCTAAGGCAGTTCCCGGTGTGGGAACGATTCCAGCCGTTCTTCGCGCCCATGAAAAGATGCCTCTGAAGGAACGTGTCACGTTGCGGGCTCTTGAGGGAGCTAAAGGTGAGCAGGCACAGAAGGCACGCAAAGAGCTCGTTAAGAAGCTCACGATCGAACCTAAGAAAATAAAGCCCGAGCTCGAACAGTTGCCGAAGGAACTTCGGAGCAAGCCTGAGATCGCCCAGATGGCCGTTAAGGCATCCGAAGATATCGATAGGTTCAAGAATCTGAGCGAGGGGGAGCAGTCCAGGGAACTCTTCGGCTCGATGGAGGTCAAGGGACACAAGGGTGGATGGCGTCAGGCGAGCCAGGATGAGATCGGTAAGGCGGTCAAGGAGTACAGGCAGAAGGGTTCCTTCCCGCAGGGTACGAGAGCGACAGGTCGTCTCGGAGAGGCCCACGAACTCTCGCGAGTCATCGAAGAGAAACAACTTCCCGAATGGGCTACCTCGAAAGGAATCAAAGGCGGGAAGAAAGTTCCGTTCAGTGCCGAAGAAGCCCAACAACAGGCGGCGACCCAGGCATTCATGCGCGGTGCCAGAGGAAAGGGCAAAGAAGTACAGAGAGCAGCCGGGATCGAGGAGCGCCAGAAGTTCCTCAAAGAACAAGCAAAGAAAATCCCGGAAACGGCGGCGCCTGGCGGTCGGCTACCTGGTGGTAAACAGCCGGAAGGCCGTGGGAAGCCCGGTATCCCTCCTCCGGGAACGGCTGGGCCAACTCCCACGCCGAAGAATCTCGTTCCTCCATCGGGAGGAACTGCCGCGAAGCCGCCGGCCGAGCCCACTGCGAAGCCTGTCACGGCTCCGAAAACGCTCGAAGATCTTCACAGCGCAGCGAGGTCCGGGACCCTTCACAAGGTCGACATGAAGGACATCCAGGGCATCGTCTCCAAGGAATTTCATGATCCCCAAGCGGCGGCGAAGGCTCTCAATGTGTTCATCGACCAGCGCCAGATGCTGGCGAGCAGGGCGACAAGGGGAGCGGCCCTCGGCAAAGGGCTCGATGTCGCTGGTGGAAAGCCGGCGCCAGTGGGAGCACCTGCTCCGGTAGCGGCTCCGCCAGCGGTTCCAACTGCTGCTCCGGTTGCTGCTCCAGCCGCACCGGCTCCGGCTCCAGCTCCAGTTGCGGAGAAGCCGAAGATTGACGTGGGCGGCGTGTCGAAGTCCCTCGAGGCTGTGTCAGCCCAGACCAATGTCGGTCCGACCCAGAACATGCTCTACTACGCGCAGACGAATATGCCTCCCGAGGGATCTCCCGGGCATGCGGAGGCCATGCAGCGTCTCAATAGGGTCACCAAATTCCATAAGCAGATGTGGAACGTGCCCCCGAAGGGTGTGAATTCGAAACTTCAGACCTACCTGAAGGCAAATCCAGAGGATGCGCAATTCTTCCAGGGAGCACTCGAGCAATATGCTGCCGGTGGCCAGATTCCCGGTCAGGTATCGATGTTCCAGACCGGAGGTCCTCAAGCCCCTCCCGTGGTGCCAAAGTACACGATATCGGCCGCAGATGAGCAGGCCAGAGCCGCTGCGCAGAAGTGGGTCAAGAACGTCCAGAAACAGATTCCGGGATTCGACTATACGGACCCCGGTCAATTTGCTCAGGCGAAAACACAATTCAAGATGAGTCCCACGGCCGAAAAGGCTTTCATGCAGGTCGCCCCGGAAGGATGGCGGCAGCCAGCGCCTGCGCAGCAGACCTTTATTTCTGGAGGTCCTTTGGCTGGTGGAATCCAGCCAACCGAGCAGCAGATTCAGGCCGAGCAGGTTAAGAGGATGCTCCAGAGTCTGGGATATCCGATTCCGAGCACATCAACGGTTCCAGGCGCTCAGGGTGCCGGTCTTCCTCCAGCAGCTGCCCAGGGCGCTTTATCCGGAGCCAGCCAGGGTGCACTTCCTGGAGGTGCACAGGCTGGACTTCCGGCCGATATGTCGAAGAGGATCGCCGATGTGGTCGGTGGTGGAAGTCCAGAGCTCCAGGCCTTCTTGCAGTCACAGGGCGTCAAACCGGGAGGCGGGTTCATGGAGGGCGCCATGAACATGCTTCCTTGGTTCGCCGTCCCGATGGGACTCCAGGCCATGGGAGTCGAAGGGATCCTTCCGCAGCTCGCCGGATACGCCTCAATTCCGTTTCTCCAGCAGAAGATGCAGGGCATGATGGGGCGAGATCCCGAGAAGATCAGGCAGGCCACGCAGGCATACCTCGCCGGGCAACAGCCTGGAAAGATTCCTGCACCCGTACCCCAAGGATAAGTCATGTTCGTAGATGCTTCAGGATTGGCGATCACGCCCCTCGGCATGGACACGCCGGAATGGGGTCCGAACATGATCCACCTGCATCCGCGCACGATGGAGAAGATCGCTTCCGAACTCTTCGTTCCCGAGCGTCTCGTCGAGTTCATGGAATCGATTCGTCCGAGGGAGGACGGTCGATACATCCTTCTACATGCCATCGGTGCCGGAGAATACTGGGGTTGCTTTCTTCCTGGATCACTCGTTCAAAGGGCAGACGGACGGTATGTTCCGATCGAGGACGTTAAGAAGGGGGATCGGGTTCTCAGTCGTAGCGGGCACTTCCGCGAGGTCCTTGCCGTCTGGAAGCATGGCCGCCATCGTGAGGGTGTCAGCATTTCGGTGGAGGGCCTTGTTGATGACATCAAAACTACGCCGAATCACGAATTTCTCGGCCTTCCTTTTGATGAGATTGTCTGTGACAGGGATCGTACCGGGCGGTGTATTCCAGAGACCAGCGGCACGCAGAATATATGCAAGAGGACCCAGTCCGCAGCCTGCGTTTTAGCGCCGAAGACGCATACAGGGCGTTGGGTGGCGGCCGAGGCGCTGGCTCTCAAGGACTTCCTTCTCTGTGCCATTCCTGATCATGACGAGCCTCCTATTTTCACGGAGGATGAGGCCCGCGCTATTGGTCTGTGGGTGGCAGATGGTAATTTCATCGGTAATGTTTTGGAGTTCTCTGTCGCCGACTCCGAGATATATCTCGTCGAGGACATCGAGAAACTCACAAAGGCCAAGACCTACGACGGGCACGGTGCCTGCAAATCGGTTCGAGTTAATCGCCCCGATCTCGCGCCCAAGATTAAGGCCCTCTTCGGAGAATATTCTCACGGGAAGCGAATTCCCGGCACATTCTGTAGGCAGCCTGAGGAGGTCGTGCTCGCCTTTCTTTCTGGCTACTTTGACGGTGACGGTTCACAGAACCTGAAAGACAGTACGACCTATGCCCACACTGTCTCGAAGGATTTGGCCCTTGGGGTTCAGAGGCTTCTCTGGTCCGTCAAGATACCGGCGACCGTGTGCATGACACCTGGTGGGTTCCACGTCAACTTCTCGCTGGATCGAGGACGTCGACTCACCGAACGATGCCGGAAATTCTCTGATCACACCCCGAAGGGGCGCCCGAGTTATCGGCAGTTCTTTATCGACGGGTACGTGTGTCTCCCGATCAGGAAACTGGAGAGGTTTCAGATTGACGGCCCAGTCTACGATCTGGAGGTCGAGGAGGAGCACGCCTATAACGTCGGCCAAGTGGTCTGTCACAATAGCAATAAGAACGGTGACTACTTCCCGGAGTGGAGTCTCAAGGGCCTCCAGATGCCGGACGAGGTGAAGGTCTACGTCCGGGATCGAGGTCTTCCTGTTCCCCAGGAATACGGCTATAGGACCTTCGAGTTCTACGGCTGGCCTTACAGGTATCACAACAACTCCGACCCGATCCATACCATCGGCGAGCGCGTTTGCTGCTCGGCCTACAACGATCGCATGCATCGGATCGAGTTGATAATTTTCGTTCGGAAGGATCTGGCTCCGGATCTCGTGAATAGGATTGACGCCGGTGTGCAGGTTCCCTGGTCCATGGGATCGAAGCTCCCCTTCGACGTTTGTCTGCCGGCTGGATCTCCCGTGCATGGTCCAGAGGGTGTGGAGCGGATTGAGGACGTTCAGGAGGGTGATCTGGTCTTTACGAAGGAAGGCCGGGTTCGTCCGGTCACTAAGACCTTCAAGAGGCTATTCTCCGGGACTCTGGTGACCCTCGACGTGAAGGGGCTTCCCGAAACGCTTACACTGACCGGAAACCATCCGATCTTTATCTTCCGAAAGGAACAGATCAGGCAGCCAGGCGGTCGGAGATTGGATGAAAGGGCTAAAGAGGCTGAAGGTCAGTTCGTGAACTCCGAGGATGTGAAGCCCGGAGATTACGTCTTCGTGCCTAAGATCAGGCCGGACGATACGGAGTTCGAGGCTATCGACCCTGTATTCTCCCGGTTGTGCGGCTACTACCTCGGCGACGGTCACATCATCACCCAGCGTCGTGGTGAGAAAAAGGATGGTCCCAGAGATTTCACAGGTGTTTCCATCTCCTGTGGGACCGATGACGAGGAGCATCTGAATAGAGTGGTGAACACCCTTGAAGATCTCTCCGAATCCAAGGTTCACGTCTATTCAGCGGGAGAAGACAGAGCCGCCGTTGCTGTGGTGTGCCACGACAAGATTCTTGCCGCGAGGGTTGCGGCTATGTGTGGCCGTAAGAAAGAGAAGCGACTTCCTCCCGAAATCTTCTATAGCGCAACGGAATCGCGGTTGGCTCTTCTCGGTGGTTTGATGGACTCAGATGGAAGTATTGATCAGAAGAAGAGTTCATCGAGAATCACGATCACTCTTCTGGATCTTATGCGCCAAACGCAGATGCTTGCGTTGTCTGTTGGGATACCGGCTACTCTTTCTTTCGTGAAAAGCAAAGGAAACGCGTATCGCGGGGCCGATACAATCGTAGGGCAGGCGCATCTCGGCGCGACTGCGACTCAGATTTTGGCCCCGTACTCGATCAAGTGCGGAAGGGCTGAGCCGAGAGCGCGGTGGGGCGCAACGGCGGTCGAGCGAGAGGATGGTTTCCTCTTCCCAGTGAAAACCGTGATCCATGAGGAGGTCGAGCAAGAACCGGTCTTCAACCTTTCCGTGGAAGAGGATGAGACCTACTTGATCGGCCCGGCAGTCCATAACTGCTCTGTTTGCATGAATCCGGCCAAGACCCGGCAGCAGTATTGCTTCGTCTCCGGAACCCTGATCACGCTCGCCAACGGTTCCGTCAAACCGATCGAAGAAATTCGTGTTGGCGACTCGGTACTGGGGGCCGAGGGTCTTCCTACGACAGTCACCCATCTGTTCCAGCGAGAAGTAGACGAGGAGATCGTCGAGATCCGCCATAGCGTTAGCCAAGAGATCCTGCGCTGCACGAAGGAGCACCCGATCCTTTCCTCTCCGAGGGAGGCTTTCTCCTGCTACTACCATCGGTACGGCAGAGAAGTCCGAAGCTGCTTCCCTGGGGCGTTCGAGGAGTGTTCGTCCTGTCGTAGTCCCGAGGAGACTCCCGATTTTGTGAAGGCACGAGATCTCCGGATTGGGGATTCCGTGTACTCTCCCGGTGTTCTACAGGAAACTCCATCAGATCTTATCGAGACCGATGCCTACATGATTGGCCTTTTCATGGCCGAGGGCAGCTTCGCCAAGGCCGGTGATCGATTCCGCTCTGCCCAGTTTTCCATCCATGAAGATGAGTCGCACCTCATCGAGAAGATTGCCGCCTTCGGCGAAAAGTTCAACCACACGGCCAAGGTATATGGTCGGGCCGGGAGTCAGGGCATCAGTGTCCGAGTCCACTCCCATGATGCTGCTGCCTTCCTTCACGGGCATACCGGAGAGTATGCCCATTCAAAATTCGCCTCTGACCAGGTCGTCTTCTCTCCTCCGCAGATCGTCGCCCAGTATCTGGGCGGTCTATGGGATGGAGACGGCCATGTTCAGTCCCGGTCCGGAAGACAGCCCGTGTCCCGACTGAATACGGCATCGAGATCTCTGGCGTGGCAGACGTCGGCGCTGCTCCGGAAGGTGGGACACCCGGCGTATCTTGGGCGTGCCCGCGTTCCTGGAGGCCCCACAACCAGGACGAACAAGTTTGACCAGTGGTACGTCACCACCGACTTTCTCAGGTCGACGTCCTTGTCCAGGTCCGCAATCCGCCGTGGGATCGAAATCGGCTCGATCCGGGAGATAGGGCGATCCCGCTATAGGGGGCCTGTTTTCAACTTCGAGACGGAAAACAACACCTATGTGGCCGGCGGTATCGCCGTCCATAATTGCAACCACTTGAAGAACATGCTGAATAGGATTCTTCCTGATGGGACGAAAGTTTTCTCCTTCAACTATTTCCCCAGGTTCTTCGATATCAGCGAGGTGACAGTCCCCGCGGATCGCAGCGCCTACTCGTTGAAGAAGGTGGCGGAGTTCATGGAATCCGGACAGGCCAGTCCGATCTGGGTTCCAGGGACGGATTACGTGTCCATCGGTCCCACCCATGAAGAGTTCAGAAGGGTTATCGAAACCGAGATGGAAAAGATCGCTGAGCGGCCGAGATTCACTCTGGAGGAGCAGGCTCACTTCGACGAAATGATCGAGATCATGTCGAATGGCGGCGAAAAGGAAGCGGACATCGACAAAGAGGTTCCTGCCCAGGAACCCGGGAAGAATCTCGGATCCGAACCCGTGAGCAAGGATCTATGGCAGTTCGTTTACGACCTGGCCAAGAAGGACCGTGAGATGGTTCAGGAGATGCCGTCGTCGATGCGAGGTGCTCTCAGGAACCAGCCGATCGACAAGGTGCTCCAGGCCCTAACGGCAACTGGAATCCAGATGACCCCTGATGAGTCCGAGGACATCATAGGGGATCGTGAACTACCAGACGAACTTGACACTTCCTGTCCGGATCCTACACTACTCAAGAGGATTTCAGGTATCGTTCCGGGAAGATCGATGTTCGAACCTCGATTCTCGGTACGGGTGATCCAGATCTCGAGAGTTGGAGATGAAGAGTCGGATCTCCCGAAATTTCTTGTGAAAAGGGCGAACGGGATCTATGATCAATACATCAAGTGGCTCCGTTCAATCGAGTTGGAGAAGCTGGCAGAACTTGTCGCTCATCCTCCTGTTCAACTGCTCCTTAGCCCGGACGTTCTAAAAGACAAAATGTTCGAGTTCGAGGAGGAAAAGACAGGATGCTCCTTGGAAGAGGAATTCCTGCCTTTCGTTGCGGGAGCGGCCCTTGAGGATTGAGCAGTAGAGGACCTTGGAGGTCCTCGCCGCAGAGATGCGGTTTTAGGGCTCACCGTGCCAGAGAAAAAGGAGAAGATCATGGCAAAGGACGTCGCTTCCATCATCAGAACACTCCGGAGCGAGTCCCAGATCACGAAGGAGGCACAGGCCAAGAGCCAGGGGTCGTCCGACAAGACCGAGGACCTCAAGAAGGAAGCCGTTGCACAGAACCTGATCGCGGGAGGAAAACTTTTCGCGTTCGGGATCATCGGCGGACTCCAGGAGAAGGTCGCAGCGGCTCCGATCGGCGCCTCAGGACAGGCCCAGCCTTCCCAGGGGAACGAGTCCAACGACGACTCGATGATGAAGCGTATCACCGACAAGGTGATGAGCTTCAAGGGTTACGCTTCCCCGGGGAGCTCTCCTTCGGTTCCGGGTTCCAACCCCAACGTCGTGGCGGAAACAGTGGAGCCGGCCCAGGCCGCGAAGCCGAACCAGGACGAGCCCGCGGGCGGTTAATCACTGCCGATAGGTGAGCATCGATGATCGATCTCATAAAACTGGCCGAGAAGTTTAGGGACGGCACTCGTTATCTGGACGACGATGAGACCGTCCTTCTCGCTTCGGCCGTCGAGACCATCGCCCTCGAGAAAGAAGCAGGAAGACTGGAGGGTGTCGACAGCGAGAAGGAGATCGTCATGCTCGGTGCGGCAATCGCCGACGCGATTTTGAGAAGGAGCTCGTGACATGGAACTCGTCGATTTCTACAACGACCTCGTCACGAAGGAAGCGCAGATCAAGCTCGCTCACGTGCTCGAAGAGTACAAAGAGCAGCCGGAGACTCTCGCGGCCTTCGACAAGACCCTGGACCTGGTGAAAAAGGCGCAGGAACTGGGCAAGATCCCCGCTCTCAATTCCAGCGAAGCCATCTCCGTCGCAGTCCAGCTCGTGGAAGAGGAGAAGCTCGCGCAGGCCGCCGAGGAGTGGGAGAAAATCGGGCAGGAGGTGGCCGAGCTACTCAAGGAGAACTTCGGGATCACCCAGGAAGACATCGAGAAGATCTCGTCCGAGGAAGAGGCCGACGAGTTCGGGCGCTTCTGCGCCAAACTCTGGGCCACAGCCAAGACCGGCGAGAACTACCTGACGGAGTAGGAGACCCGACGTGGACCCTCTCGAGCTGAACAGGATCGTCGAGAAAGCGAAAGCGGAAGCAACCGCTACCGGTGCCCTCGAGGCACCTCGTAAAGAGATCGACGCCGAGAAGCTGGGTGGTGTCCAGAAAGAGGTCGAGGATTCCGATATCGAGCGTCTCTCCGGATGGCTGGAGGATCTGGCCGAGGAGAGCGTCGAAGAGGAGACTCTCAAGAAGGAAGCCGGAGCGGAGCGAAGCAGAAACATGAACGTCGCGAAGCTTCTCGCCGCACTCGACACGCTCATGGAGGTGGGTCGATGAGCGACGACTCCAGGTATGTCAAAGAGGTCGGAGCGACTCTCCGGAAGCAGCAGGACCTGATCAAACAGGCCCAGGTGCGGGAAACCGACCTACAGACCAAGATCGCATCCATGCAGACCGAGATGCAGATCCACAGGGACGTGATCGATCTCGTCTCGCAGGGGATGATTGACCCGAGCGATGCCGCCGAGAAACTCGCACTGTTCCTGGAGGATCCAGAGCAGGTCGAGGTTATCAAGCAAGCACTCGCTCTTGGCCTCGACCGGATTCCCAGCTTGGGATCCGTCATCGAGGAAGAGTCCCTGTCCTCGGAGGACGAGGATCCCATAACCCGGATGCTGCGGGAGAACGAACCTCATCTGCGTGGCATCTGACGGCAATGAACCGGACATCTGAGTCCGAAGGAGAGAATCATGGCCAACGACTACGACGAGAGGAAGACCACCAGCGTCGTGCGGCTGAACTCGAAACTCTCCGCAACCGACCTCGAGCACTTCGAGGACGGAGGGGTGGACATCGCGGAGGGAATCTTGATCGCCGAGGACGCGAACGGGAAGGCCAAGATCGCGGTCGTAACGGACCGTGCGGTCTTCGTGAACTTCCTCGACACCGACCACGGGTCGGTACGGGATTCCACCAAGGACGTTTTCGATCCCACGGCCCCGGTCCTGACCAGGAGCACGGGCGGGCTGACGGGGATCATCGGGCGCGAGACGCCGATCGGCCTCCACAAGTCCCTGTGGGACGGAACGCCGGCGCGGGGCGAACTGGTGACCGTGGGAACCGTCGGAAAACCCAAAGGCGTGGCACCGGCATCGATCGCGACCACGCCCCATTTCGGCGTCATCCACCGCGTGCGCGGGGACTTCATCTGGTTCCTGTTCAAGTCGGTGGCCGGCATCGGCTAAACCCGATCTTCGAGACGACCCCGAAAGGGTAAAGCCGAAGGTCCCAGAGAGACAAGGAGACAACCATGGACTTCACTCCCGAGAGGTTCAACGCTCTCTTCGGTGAGGCCGTCCGCAGGGGAGGTGAGTACCTCGAGAAGGTCGCCGACGCCGGGGATCTCTACGTGCAGAAGAAGCTCCGCGAGAACTCCTTCGCCCGGAAGATCATCCAGCCGAAGACCGTCACCGAGCGCGAGTGCCAGCGGTCCCTCACCGAGGACTCCCTCGAGTACGTGGACGACATCGAGCCGGATTCGATCGCCATGCACATCAACTGGAGAGGGGAGCCGGAGAAGTCGTGGATCATGGGAAAGCGTTACGCGATCCCGTTCCACACCATCTCCTCCGACATCTTCCAGAAGACGGAATCCGAGCTCCGGGCGTACCGGATGCCCATCACCAAGATCATCGAGCAGAACATCATCAGGGACATCCAGGAGCAGGAGGACGTGACGTTCATGCAGCACGTCCTCGCTGCGCTGTTCTTGGCCACCCGTGCCCGCTACAACACTCTCGTGCGGCGCGGCGTCCTTTCCACCTCCAGGAACTTCGCCAACGAGACCGAGTTGGCGTGCTTCCTCTTCACCCAGAACAAGGCCTACCAGGCATCGCCTTGGGCTGCGGCCATCCCCACTTCGGCCCTCAACCGGGCCAAGGGTTTCCACAGCAACATCCTGTTCTCGGACCAGTCCGAGTTCAATCGGATCGTGCTGCGTGACCTGAGCCAGGTCTGCTCCGCCCGCGAGCTCGAGCTCAAGACCTTCCTCATGCACAAGTACGACTTCGACGCGACCATCGCGTGGTCGCTGAACGAGGCCGGCCTCGAGATCACCAGCGAGATCGTGCGGGACGGATTCAAGTACACCACGATCGGCGGTTTCACCTACGTGACGACCGTCCGCGACAACCAGCAGCTGGTGCAGCCCGGCCAGATCTTCGGTTTCCCGTCGCCCCAGTTCCTCGGGAAGTTCCTCATCCTCGACAACACCAAGTTCTTCATCAACCGGCGCGGCCGGTTCATCGAGATGGAGGCTTGGGAGGAGATCGGCGCAGGCTTCGGGAACATCTACGGCGTCTGCTGCATCATCCTTAAGGGGGCCGAGATGACCATCCCGGTCGCTTTCCAGAACCCGTCCGATGTGGTCGGCGTCACGGGATCGCTCCGGATCATCAACGACCATACGCTCACCTCGATCCCGGCTCCGGTGTAGGATCGGGTTGACCCGTAGGGTCAGAGGCGCACTTGAGACAAGGCCCGTCCGCCGCGCTGGCGGCGGGCCTGTCTTTTTTGTCGGGAGCAGGAGAAGGACAGGAGATCATGGAGAACGTGAAGATCTACTCGGCGTCGGGGGCCACGATCGACCTGGCTCTCGACAAGATCAATCCCAGGCAGATGAAGGTCATCCAGAAGGACCAGATCACTCCGCAGGTCCTCCAGGCTCACGGCGCCAGCATCGCCGTGGCCTCTCTGGATGGCCAGGTGATCCACGTGGGAGAACAGATCAACCCCCAGTTCCTCATCCGGGAGTTCGGATGGCAGGTGGGAGGCGTGGAGCCCTACAAACCCTCGTCCAAGGTCGCCAGGCTCCTCGGGAAAAAGAGAGACGGTCTCGATCCGAGAACCGTGGCTCTGAGGCTCGAGAGCGAGGCCAAGGCTCAGAAGGACGCCGAGGAGACGGGGACGTCTCGGGCAGAGGTCACGAAGCTGGACATCCACACTGCCAAAAAGGCAGCCTTGAACGTGGTCGCGTCCGTGGCCGGGCACGACAGGGAGGACGGCGCAGGTGCCGAGCCTCCGACCATGCCTGTGGAGTCTGAGATGGCCCCAGGCGAGTCCGAGTCGTCCGACCCTACCTCGGAGACCCATGAGGGGGAAAACGTCAACGGGGCGCAAGGAGACAAGGCCCAGGACGCCCGAGAAGAGGGGTCCGAGTCTGACCAGGAGCCCAATTCGACCCGGGAATCCCAGAAGGAGTCCGGTAAGAAGGGGAAGAAAGGCAAGAAGGGTAAGTAGACCCCAGGCTGTGAGGACGTTCCGACATGGAAATACGAGTCCCCAAGCCCCTCGTCCGGGAGCTCCGGGCCAAGCTTCGGGATTATCCCGAGATCAACTACGTCGATAAGAAGGAGGAGAGTCGGGACAAGGATCTGGCCCGATGCCTCTGGGAGGCAATGGAAGATCTCAACCTGATTCCTCCTGTCTTCAATGACGACTACAGTTTCACGAACCTACCCAGGAAGGCCGTGCGGATCATCCTTGACTTGGCCGTGGTTAGAGTCCTCAACGAGGTCTCGATCTGGATGATTCGTCAGGACTTCAAGTACATTGCCGGCGACGTTCAAGTCGATATCTACAGCCGGTGGAGGTCCTACCAGCAACTCATTCCAATACTCTCCGGGGAAGTCAAAGCAGCTGCCCAGGGATTCAAGTTCAGCGAGAATACGGAGAGGGCATGGGGAGCGAATCTCACGGAGATGTATGATTCGTGGCGGGGCTTGGAGAATGCTGACTGGTTCGTCATCAACGTATAGGAAGGCGAGACTATGCCAAAGCAAGAACTTCACGGAAGGGACCCTGTCGCTTTCAAGAGCAGCACGATCGCGGCCCCCGATGTCACTTTCTCGTCCTTGACCGCGACCTACTTCAAGCTGAAGAACTACGACAAGATCCAGGACGTGATCTACTGCATCGGGGCTGTAGGGACGTTTCCATCCAAGTGGGAGAAACTCTTCGCCGGAGAAGAGATCGTGGTGCCCTCGTTGGGAGCCGCGGTGGTGAGTTTCAGGAAGATGGTGTTCTTCCGGAACATAGCCAGGAACGACGACGATTCGACCAGGACGAACGACGTGAGTGTGACCGTCGGACTCGAGGAGCGCGAAGTTCCGTAGTGTCCTTCTCAGGCGGCGTTAAAAGTTCCTCTTAAAGGTCGCGCCGTACCTGAAGAAGTGACCCGGTAGCGTCGAAGTCCGATGGTGCATCTGCGAGCACGAGCGCAGTCGCCCAGGCCGGTGGTGAGTGAGCGGTCGTCCATCTCTCGTGCGCGGGCCGAACCATGCAGATCACTGCAATAGAGTTCGATGAACTGAGGGTGTATCAGGCATCTCCGGAGGCCCGGGTCGTCTGGTGGTCCTTCCGTCTGACCAATCGTGATCTCAGCGGGATTCCGGTGGACATCCATCGGTCGTTCTCCCCTGATCAGGAATTCGAAAAGGTCGGTACGGTATTGTGGCCTCAGACCTACTTCGTCGATAGCGAAGTGAACCTTGGTGACTTCTGGAGAAACGCCTACTACTCCCTCTCCGCCATGGTGGACGGACACACGATCGAGACCAGCAGGGAGGGTCTTTACGGCAGTCCCCCTCCGATGGTGCAGGAAATGGTAAAACAGTTCGACATCAGCCTTCAGTTCGGTGGCGATCCTGTTTTCATTTATCTGCGGCGGAGCAGGATCCGGTGTCCGGATTGCTGGGACGCCGTAAGCAAGAAGGTCACTCGAAGCAAGTGTCCGACGTGTTTCGCCACCGGATACCTGGGCGGGTTCTATTCCCCTATTCTCACTTGCGTAAAGATCAGTTCTGAGATGAAGAGCAACCAACCTGACGCTACGCTCAGAGAAGGAGCACAGACTGTTTTCAAGGCGTCGAGATTCCCAGAGGTGCGTCCCAGGGACGTAATCCGTGAGGTGAACTCCGGGAAGTTGTGGCGAATCGTGAATATCACTCCAGTGAGAATGAACGGATATATGATCCATCAGAGTCTCGTGATGACCCGTCTCGAGACGAGCGAGATCGAGAACGATTTACCTATCCCGGAGAGTCTCGAGTACGTAATCGCACCCCACTGGTCCGACAGGATCAGGAATCACGAAGATAAAGTGGCAAGGAATGATCCTGAGAAACCAGTCACAGAAGCGAGGTTGTGGAGATGAGCGAGAATATGCCCCTGGCATGGCCCCTGAAGAAAGGCGTCGAAGAGACGATCAATAAGCAGATCGACAAGGGCGCCAAGGACTCCGAAGGGACGGACGACCCGAGATCCCAGGTTTCCGGGAACCCGGACAATGTCCCGGAGCGGGAGCCCACGGTAACCAAGATGTCTTCGGCCGAGTTCTATATCGACGTTCAGGAGTCGGTGAGTCGGATCCTTGAGAAGAGGGCCATATGCGGGAAGGATCACGACAAGAAGAAGAGGAAGATGAAGATCCCTCCCCAGTTCCTGTCGAATAGATAGATGCCGCTTGCCATTCTCAGATTCACGGACCCTCCAGGAAAGGAGGAGATGCAGCGTGTCGCGGTGGATGTGACGCAGGGTATTCGTGAGTATCTGGCCGGAAATCTGAAGCATCGAAGCGGCCGACTGGAGGAGAGCATCAGGTCCGTGGCGTACGGAAGAGAGATTGTCGTAGAGTCCGATCTTCCCTATGCCGAGTCCCTTGACCGGGGATCAAAGTCGTCTAATGTCATGTGGCATTTGATAAACCGGGTCGTACCGCTAAAATTAAGAGATGGAAGAACCATATTCCGAGCCATGACCATGGAAAGTGTCCGGCGAGGAAAATGGAGGACAAGACCGAGAATGGGAGTAGACTTCACAGGTAGAGGAATCGAGATCGCGAGGAGCAAGACTTCGTTGCGGTCCTTTCAAAATTTCATAGTGGTGAAACCCTGAGCTGGAGGAAGAACAATGATTACGGAACCTCTGCAAGGTGCCGACTTGGAATTCGCGGATTCTCTGGCGAGCATCATGGGAACTTCCGATCTGCGGAAAGTCGCTTCGGCTCCGGCCGGGACGCCAGCGGAAGGAACCAAGGCACCGGAGAGCGGCATGGTGAAGGAGGCCTCGGGAGACATGTGGGACGACATGTTCGGCATGTCCCTCCAGGATCTCATGAAGAACGCTGACTTCCGCCGCGGAGTCGAGGAAGGCCTCGAGGAGAGGCGAAGCGATTGGGAGCCCCTGCTCGTGAACTACTGGGGCTGCCTGACCGGGCAGCTGTAGGATGTCGTCGACGCCAAGTTATGGAGATAAGGTCTCGAGGATTGGCGATTTCATTCGCTATCCGAAACGCGTACTGATCGAGGCCCTCCAGATCGGATTCAGAGAAGAGTACCTGTTCACTGATACTGAGGGTGAGAGGGTCGAGAACCCGTTCATCTACAAGACCGACGAGAACGGTGAGACGACCAAGGACAGCAGGATCGAGATCGCTGATACATGGACAGAAGAACTCAAAGAGACGGATCCGAGACCGATCATCACGGTCAGACGGTCCGTTCTCTCGTTCAACAGGAATGCGATCGGCGGTCTTGGTTCGATAGATCTTCCAGGCGGGAAGTGGAAGAAGTTCACTATCATGATGGACTGTCCTATCATCGCGAACTGCTGGTCGAGGAAGGACCTCGAGTCGGAAGAGATCGCGATGGCCGTGGCCTTTTTCTTCAGTCTGTTCCGGGAAACGCATCTGAAAAGGACAAGGCTCCAGTCGCTTTCGGAGCCCTCCATCGGGGACACGACACCTGTGAAGGTGGACGCGGAGCACGAGCTTTTCGTGACCCCGGTTCAGATCATGACCACTATGACCTTGGCGTGGAAGGTAAACTATACTGCCCTCGCTGACGCGAAGGGTGTCCAAATAAACACTAACGAGAGCGGGAGATCGTGATGGCCAGCAGCAACCTTAGAACAGACCTCGAAATCATCCAGGTCTTCGAGCCCGCGTCCCCCATCGTACAGGACGCCAACAATCCATTGGTTCTGATTGGCGTGAACCGTCAGATCGTCTGGCATGAGAACACTGGCAACTTCATCGGTGGCCAGGAGAACGATCCCTTCTACTTCCCCGACCTAATCGCGGGATCGAAGGTGGAGCAACCTTCCGCCTCCGAAGAGGAGCTCCGGCCTCACGTCTTCATCTCGGGCCGCTACGGTGTGTCGGAGGTGACTCCCATCTACAACTTCGGCGTCGATCCTCCGAACATCGAATTATCCCCCACCCTCTCCGCGGTCTTCGAGATCGCGAGCGGTAACACGGGCGAGTATTCCTCCTCGTCGGGGAAGTTCGTGGACCCGAGCGCCGACTTCATCGAGGCCGAGGTGGCTCCCGGCGACGTGATCAAAGTCGACGACGTGGATGCCTTCCTCGTGACCAACCTGGTGTCCGATACCGAGATCGATGTCAGTCGGATCGACAAAGCCGATCCGACCTGGTCGGGCGATCTCTCGGCCGAGGATTCCAACGGAGACCGGATCTTCACGGATCTCGGCTATGACTTCGAGACTGCGGGCGTCATGATCGGCGATCTCATGACCGTCAAGGGCTGGGACATCCTGGCCACGGGTGATGGCATCGACTTCTCGGCGGAGGTCGTGGGAGTCCGGACCATCACGGCCGGGACCGGTTACGACTTCTCCGGCGCCGGTGTCCAGCCTCCAGTCACGGGTCCCCCGTATCAGGTGGACATCATCTGGATGCAGGACAACGATAACCCGCCGGACTGGTACCCGGCTCTCAAGGTGAGCGCGAACGTGACCACGAACACGCTTGACGCCGTGAACCTGATCACCACACCGGCATACCCCGGACCGACAGATGCCGAAGATGACAAGGTCTTCGAGATCTACCACTACACCCAGATCGATTTGACGGGTGGGACCGTGTGGACCGATGCCAACGGCGACTGGACTGCGGACGGGATTCCGATCGCCGGCCAGAGGACTTTCAGCATCGGCGGCGGGAACCCCAATGGGATCGATTTCTCCACACTGCTCACGCTTTCGCTCTCGCGGTACAACCTGGTGGTCCACGGGATCAACGATGCCGGGGGAACCACGAACGCAAGGCCGATCTTCAAGATCATCTCCATCACGAACCCGACGACCCTCGTGGTGCAGAACTGGGACCCCGATAGGCCCCAGAACTCGACCACCGGGACGGGAACGACCTGGGAGATCTGGGACGATGGCGGAGCCGTGATCATGGGATTCCAGGGAGCGTCGATCACGGCCGAGGGTCCGGGCGGACTCCTCGCCGCGAACGAGCGTCTGTTCACCAGCACCATCGACATGGAAGTGGCCGGTGTGGCCGTGGGCGACACGGTCTTCAGCGCGGGCGGCATGGCCATGTTCGAGGTCACCACGGTCGGCGCCAGCGGAAATCCGGGGTATCCCGGACTCCTGAACCAGTTCGAACTGGGAGTCACCAACTTGGTACCGGGCACCCCTCCCCCGAGCTGGAACGATGGGAACTTCCCGTTCTACGTGACGGACGTGACCGAGGCGATCATGCGGGTCACGCGGGTTCTCGATGCCAACAATCTCACAGTCCGGAACACGATGGCGAGCACGCCTCCGGAGGCTTCGGCGTTCACCGGCCTGCTCTACTCGATCACCGTGGCCGACTCGCTCTCGAGCCTGAACTACACGATCGAGAAGACCGTGTCTGGCGCCAACCTCACGGGCGACGTCCTCGTGACCTACACGGCCCGCAGGAACGACTCCTACACGCAACTATTCACCGTGAAGGCCGATGACTGGGAGTCTCTCCTGGGACAGGCGGTGCCGGCGAACCCCTTGGCGCTGGCTGCCAAGATCGGCACCCTGAATTCCAACTACCCCCTGTGGGTCCTCCAGGTCCCCAACGATCTGTCCCAGGACTGGACCGACACCTTGAACTACCTGAAGACGAACAGGTACTACATCCTCTGCCCCCTGACGCAGGACGAGACGGTCCTCTCTGCCTATAGGGCGCACGTCCTGGCCCAATCGACCCCGGAGACCAAGAGGGACAGAATCCTCTTCCAGTCCCATCTCTTCGAGAGGATCAAGACCAGGACTACCGGGTCCACCTCGACGTTCACCAAGACGGCTACGGTCACCACGATCACGGTCACGGGCGATCTCTCGGCCTACGGAGTCCTCGTGGGCGACGTGATGAAGGGGACGGCCAACGTCTCTGGAACCGAGTATGCGTTCGAAGCCAGGATTATCACCCTGATCACGGGAGCCTCCTCCATCCTGACGGTCGTGAACGACAACGGGATCGGCGGGACGCCTCCGGTCAGCGGGACCATCACGGCCTGGACCATTCAGTCCAAGGATCTCACGGACACCCAGTTCGCCATGGAGATGGCGGAGTACGCCGAGGGGCTCGGGAACCGCAGATTCCGTAATGTGTTCCCGAGCACCTGCCAGGTGAAGTTCTCCGACCAGACCGACCCGTCCCTGGCCTCGGGACTTTACGGAGGGGGCGACGTGATCGTCGAGGTTGGTGGCCAGTACCAGGCGGCCATGTTCGCGGCCATGCGGTCCTCGCAGAAGCCAGCCCAGGCGCTCACCAAGGTCATGGGTACCGGGATCTACAAGGTCTTGAACCCGTTCGGAGACTTCTACGGAGGGGACGAGGACACCAACGACATCGTCCTGAACGGCGGTAACTGGATCGCGACCCAGGATACCGTGGGCGGCGACGTCTCGTCGGCCAGGGCGGTCACGACCGATACAAGCGATATCCAGAAGCTCGAGGACTCGGTCACGGTCCAGGTGGACAACTTCGCCAGGATCCTGCGCAAGCAGATCAAACCGTTGCTCGGACCCTTCAACATCGAGGAGACCTACTTCGACATGGTCAGCGCTAACGTGCAGGCCGTGATCGACAAGATCGTCATCGAGGACAAGGACATGAAGTTCATCGAGTTCCTCGATATCAGGGAGTCCGAAACGATCATCGATACCTTCGAGCTTGACTTCAATGCCGATCCGTTCATCTCAGCCGCAAGGGCGAAGGTCACCATCTTCGTCTAAATGTTGCTGACACAAAAAGGAGCAGGAGATGCCCAGCACGAGTTTCATCAACTGGAAGTTCGCTTCCGAGCATGTCCAGGCGGAACTCCAGAACGGTGAGTACGTCAGCGCCGAGTCGACGCTGATCCTCGCCGGTCCTTCCCGTCTGAGGATGATCCAGGACGGAAGCCCGGATCCTCTGGCCGCAAAAAGCCGGCTGTTCCCGGTGGGCCTGCTTCAGACGATGCAAGTCGCCCAGAACCGTCAGGTGGCCCGCCTCTTCGAGATCGGGTCGAAGCGATCCTACTTCGTCCCGGGGCGCCTCTTCGCTAACTTCCAGATCAACAGGATTCTCTTCTACGGGCCGAGCCTCATGCGTCTGCTCTACGCCCTGGCGCCGCGAAGGGGATTCGGACAGCCTTTCAATTTCGCCCCGGACGGCACGACGCCCAGGCATCAGGACGATCTCCGGACGCCTCGGTCCTACGAGTCGCTGTTCCCGGCCCCTGGTACGAACTTCCAGCTGGGACCTGGCCACGGTGGGAAGTCGGCCGACGACAACAGGGACTTCTTCATCAACCTGGCCTCGGAGCTCTTCAACGTGCCCTTCGGCCTATGCCCCCTTCTGAAGGATGCCCGTCAACGGCCGTACGGATCCTTCTACATGGAGGACTGCATGATCGAGGCGCACTCGATCGGCTTCGACTCGAACAACATCGTGATCGCGGAAGGCGTGAACGGACAGTTCGACATGCTCATGCCCGTGCAGGTGTACGACAAAGCAGCCTAAGCCTTGTGGTTCGTTCCGTGGGAGAGCCCGGCGATTAGTCGTCGGGCTCTTCTTTTTTGAGTGCGGCTGGAGGGATGTGACCTTCTCTGATGAGAACGTAGAGTTTCCTGAGGGCCGCGCTTTCGATCTGTCGTATCCGTTCCCTGGACTTTCCGTAGTGTTCCGAGATCTCCTTCAAGGTCTCTTCGTCGCACGAGATCCCGTAGCGCCGGCGTATGATATCCTCCTCGAGAGGCTTGAGTCTGTGGAGGACACCTGCGATCTTCTCCTTGATTTCCGCATTCGCTGATATGTCTATCGGATCTCCATCGGTTGATGGAATGTCATCGCATATGTTGTGAGCGATCATGGTTCTCTTCTCGTTGTATTTCTTGAAGATCCTGAGAAGGGATACTGACCACCCAAGGAATTCGTAGACCTCATGTTCGGTCGGAGTTCGTCCCGTGTCCTCCTCGATAGCTTTCTTGGCAAGTTTGAAATCGTTCTTGAGGTTCGAGACAGAGGCCACTGTTTCCCTACTGAAGAAGTTAAGACCTTTCCTGATTTTAGAGTTGATCCACCAGACGGCGTACGTGGAGAACTTGAACCCGAGGCTGATGTTGAATTTGTCGATGGCCGTGAACAGGCCTATCGTTCCGTCACTGATGAGGGACATGACCCTCGGGTCCTTGGGGCCACAGAACTTCATCACGCACGAGATAACGAGTCTCATATTCCGTTCGATGAACTCGATCCGGGCTTCTTTATTTCCCTTTTTTATCAACCTCAGAAGTCTCTTCTCCTCCTGAGCCGATAAGGTTCCTTTGTTCTCGAACTTCTTATAGAACTCGTTGAATTCCTGCTGGTCATTAGCCATTTCTGATCGTCTGGAAACGGTCGATAAACATGAGGAACCTGTCCATGATGAACGGGGCCTCGAATGCCGTAGTGTAGATGATCAGATCCCAGTGGTTCCTGAAGATAGGGTTTTCCGAGGCTTCGGCCTCGACGTTGGTGAGACTCATCTCGAGTATTCTCCTGGCCAGATACTCCCCGAGGATCCCCATATTTTGCTTCGTGATCTTTTTGAAATGGAAGGCGATTTTCGACCAGACGGGAGAGAGTTCCTGGATTCCGTACTCCAACTGGAAGTGAGGATAATCTTTTGTCGTGAACTGGACCACGACCGGATCGCTGTCGTGACCCATCTCCTTCAGGGCGTCGAGATCGATGCTAACCTCAGGGTTCTTTTCCATGAACTTCTTGAAGGCGCCCGGCGCGTGCTCGTGCAGGGCGTTCGCGAATTCAGGATCTCCCGGCGTTATTATCTTTCTCTTTTCCGCCATCTTCTTCCCCTCTCTTCTTTCTCTTCATCTCCTCCTTCACATAGAGCCTCGCCTTATCGAGGACCTCGTTGTAGGAGATCTTTCTTTCCTCGAGCTCGTTCCTGACCTTCAACTCGCCTCGCAGCATATCCACCTTGATCGAGAGGTTATCGATGGATCTAAGGAGTGGTTCGAGGTTGGCTCCAAGCAACGCCTGGAGTAGGAGGGCTTTCATGGTCTCGATGGATGGGATCTTCACCTGGGACATCGGAGTCTGGGATCTCAATGGTTCCACAGGCTTGCCGCACTCAGGGCAGACGAAAGTCAGTATTCCGTCCGTCTCCACCTTCGGAGCTTCCCACACGGGTAGATATGCCTTGCATCCATCGCAGTAGAGGATATTTCCGAGAGATCCGAGGTCTACCCCATTAGGAACATTTTCAGGTTTGAGCATGGAACAGTCTCCTCTGCAATACGCATAATCAGGTCTGCCTGCTCTCTAAAAAATTCGCGAGCGAATAGAAATGGGACCCTGGCGAAGAAGGTCTCCGCCAGGGTTCCGAGAAAGTATTTCCGGTATTCGTTACGAAGCCATGCCCAGTCGAGCGCGTCAGAGGCATCTTTCTTAGAGAGCCTGAACGTGATGATTTTCTTGCGCCTTGGATTCGTTTCCGGGAACCAATCACTGTCGAATTTATAGATCGATAGGAACACCCTGAAGAAGTCTTGGAAGGTGCGGTTTGTCTGGGTCTTGAGGCTCCGGATCTTATTCCTGGTGGGAGAGGAGAGGGATGCTCTGACGATCGTGCCGAAACGAGATTCTGTCAGACGGGCTTCAAGAATCTCTTTTGGCAGCTCCGGCATTCGTAGGTCTCCTCGCTGACCTGCGAGCCGTCGTTCTCGACCGTGTCGGCGGTCTTGACCCATTCTACGTCGCAGGATTCGCAGTTAGGACACTTCACCGCGCCGTGTTTGTCCATTTCCTGCTCCATGGATTAGAGAGTAGCGTGGACGGAAGGCCGCGTCAAGAGCGAACTTGCGGCTCCTTTCCGACGGCCGAGCAGGCGTTCTCGTAGGTGCTGGCCAGGTCGACCCAGGAATCGTCGGCCGCTGGGACGTGATGTCCGCTGCCTTCCGGGTCCTCGACGAGGCCCCCGGTCGCATCGATGGTGGCGATAAACTCAAGCAGAGCCGAGAAGGTGGCCTTGGGCTCGATCCAGTTCTCGCCCGGAATCGATGGATTCATGCTTCTCCTGTGGAGACGGCCGCAGTCCGGGCACCATCTGAGGTACACTCCGCTGGCAGCGGTCCCGATGTCCTTCATCGGGGCTCCGCATCTGCATTCCATGGGATCTCCTTGTATCAATCGGTTTGGTACTACCAATCCAGTTTGCACTTCTTGTGGATGAAGAGCATCTGTCCGAATCTGGCAAGAAGCAGTACCTTCTCGTGGGGTTCATCCCCTATCGGCTCGCTGCACGTCAGGCAGAGTACACGCTTCACGCGATCGAGGTCGTATCCATATTCTGGATGGTACTGTTTTTCCGGGGTGGGTTTGCACAGACCGCACTTGCAGTCAGGTGGTTTGCTGCGTTTCATTCGTTAATCCGAGAAGAGATTCCCCTGGCGGAGATCCGGGGGAATTTCCTTGACCTCGAGATCCGTGTAGCCGGTTTCTCTCAACTCTTTGAGGAGCCGTCGGTATTCCGTCTCTGTCGCCGGCACGGTCTTTCCGAGAACGGTATCGTAGTCTGCTGCTCTGTGCTGGCCGATGTGGGAGTAGGAGGCGACGTTGCCCTGGGTGTCGAACGGGATGTCAGGGAACAGGGCCACGACGTCGCCCTCATTGAATTTCCTGAAGATGACGGTAGTCCAGGCCAGGGGTTTCTTGTTCTTCCTTTTAGGCATTTCATTCAACCTGAATATCCGGGATATTATTTCCCTTGACGTTCAATTTGTCGACGAGGATTGTTCAAGCATTCCTCGATGTTAACTTTTCGATTCTAACCATTTCTGGAATCCAAGGTCCTGCTCTTCCCTCTGTTTTACGATCAGACTCGCAGCCTCATCGGCGTCGTCGGGGAGATGGTCCATAAAGGCCTGGAGCACGGTGAGCGTCATTTCGCAATCGGTGCCGGCGCTGTGGGCGTTACCGTCCACCCAGATTCCGAGCCTGTCGATTACGTTCTCGAGTTTGTGTCGGCCCTTACCTTTCCAGAAGCGTCCGACTTTCTCGAGTCTGACCACGACCAAGGGATCGATGACCGGCTTGGTCATGGCGAGCCATTTCCAGGCATCTCCCATTTCGTTCAGCATGAAGGAGGCATCGAATGGCCAGTTGTAGGCCACAAGGACGTCTGCCGTCGAGAGCCAGTCTGCGACCTTCTGAACGATGTCTCCGAACTCGGGAGCGTCCTTAACCTTCTTGTCCGTGATACCGTGGATCGCGGACGCCTCCGGAGGGATGGGAATGCCAGGGTTGATGAGCCTCGAGTGGACTTTGTTGATCTTTCCGTTCACCATTCTGGCAGTTCCCAGCTCGACGATCTTGTCCTTCTCGGGATCGAGGCCCGTGGTCTCGACGTCGATGGCGATGACGGTTCCCTTCTTCCAGGTCTTCATCTGGCGTTCTCCAGCGTGATCGAGCAGTCCATGTGGGCCGAGAGCGTTCCGGCAATTTCGGCTCTGTAGACTCTGAGTTTGGGGACGTCGTCCACGTCTATGTCTCCCATGTTGATTTCTTCCCGGATTTTCTCCTTGATCTCGTCGAAGGTTCCGATAACTATCATCACATCGATATTGTCGATGACGATAAAAGTGTTACTACAGGCAGGTTTCTTTTTCTTCACGTTCCTTCACCTCCTTGAATTCGATGGTCATGATCGTGTCGCGTGTCCACTCGGTATTACATTCGTTGCAGTAGAAGTTGATCACGACGATCTCGCCCGGAATGGGATAGCTGAGTATGCCGGACACCTGGTCTTGGGCTGTCTCGTGGCCGCACGCCGGGCAGTTGTCCCGGAATTCATGTCCATGATAGAACCGCTTGGCCAGCTCAGGCTGTTGGTCCTGTGGAAGCTTGATGATCTTCATCGACTTCGGTCTTTCCTGCCCTTCGAGCGTATGACCATCTTGGTCGGGTCGAGGAGCAGGCCGTCGTAGATGTAGGCGTTCCCGAACAATAGGAGATAGTCCTTGACGAGTTGGTCCGTGGCCGGCCTGCCGAGAACATTTCTCAGGTATGTGACTTCGTCGTGGAGATCTTCGACCAGGCGCATGAGGGACGACGCCGCGCTAATGGACGCCTGGATGTCTATCATTTTGGATAGATCAGCCAGTTCACCCAACTTGACCAGCATCTCTTCGGCCTTCTTGATCCTCTCGCTCCACTTGGTTACTTCTTCGCCGGTCACGTTTACTCCTCCACAGCAACCTTGACGGTCTTCGGAATCATGATCTCCTTTTCCTCTACGCGGTGGTTTTTGACGAAGTCGATGAATGCGTCCAGGACCTTTTGGATGGTCTTGTCGAAATCCCAGACGATACGTACGCGGTCCCGCAAGGAATCCGTGTCCCACGAATCGAAGTCGTTGGGATCCTCATCCATCTCCTTGCCCGGCATCGTGAAGGTCCGCATGTGGGTCTTCTTATAGTCCTGCATACCTCCTTCACGGTGGCAATGGCCGCACTGATTTACACCGACTTCTCCATTCTTATTCACGTCCTCCTTCGCCCGCTTAGCGATTTCGATTACCTTCTCAACGGGGAGATCGAGCTCGGCGATCTCGGACTGAGTCGGATAGACTTCTGGAATCCACATTGTGTGGGTCAGTGCATATAGGTAAGCAACGCCCTCAGGTGATTTGTCATCCAGGACCGTCTGTGGGATTCCCCTACGGTAGTTCTGCTGTCCGCAGAAATGGCAGTGGCGCTTGTAACCAGAGGGCTTTTGGCCCCCATGATACAAAACCAGGTATCCACCCGAACGTCCGTTGGATCCAATCTGCCACTCATGGTTCCACCGCTCATCGAATTCTCGGATGATGTCGTTGCCATCATGGAATGCCTCGTCGATGCCGAGGAAGTCATAGGCTTTGGAGAGGAGGTCACGTGGGACAAATGTATCGACCTTGACACGGGCTGCGTAGGAGGTTGAGAGGTTCCATGAATTCATGGTGTAATACCTGAAGTGTTCACTCAGGTACGCGATCATTTCCTTTCTTGTCCTTGGCTTTCTCGGCACGTTCGATCTCCTCAAATTTCTTGATCCCCTCACTGGTGATTGACCATCCCCAGTCCTTGTGGAATCCATAGTTCACCACGGAGTAGCTCACGAGTCTCTTTTCTTGGAGTGCGTTGAGGACTTTGCCGGCAGTTCTCGCGTAGGCCTGAGGCTTCCTATTTTTACCCCAGACCGTATCGCCGATGTACCCGGGTCCAAGTTGCCGATCGAATTTCATCGAGTCGTCGTAGAGCACTCCGAGAACCTTGATCTGCGCTTCGCTCAGGTTCACTTTATCTTCCTCATCTTTCCGAACACGTTGAGGACCCGGATCACGTTGTTCGGGCCGCAGAGAACCGGGTGAAGTGCCACGCGCTGGACATTGAACTCCTTATAGGCCGGAATGACCAGGATGTGGAGGATGAGGATAAGACCGCCCGTTCTTGTAAGCCTGGCCGCTTCCTTGAGGACGTGCTTGGGCTTCGGCAGGTCTTTCATGTCCTTGGACCACTCAAACCCGAATCCTGCCGTGTAAGGAGGATCTGCGATCACCATGTCGAAGGTGCCATTTTTCAACGGGATCTTATCGTATGGCGCCACTATCTCGGCTCCCGTTTCGGATCGAAAATCAGTGGTCACTCCGATGTCGGATTCGCCGCAGAACATGGATAAGATCTTCTTTCCCTCGAGAGGGTAGAACTTCTTGAGGTTATAGATGAAGCGACCTGGCCAGCGCTGACGCTGGCCGGTGTTAGGAGGACTTCCGCAGAGCCATGGGGTCATGTCCATCCCGCTGCTCGTCTTGAAGTGCTTCATCCGAACATCTCCTTCTCCAGGTCCTCGAGGGTGGGTTCCTCTTCTTCCTTGTGTTTCTTGATCTTCTTCGAGACGGTCGCCAGATCGACGCCGTAAAAGGGATTCTTAGCGGCTTTCCTGAAGGCGGCTGTCTTCATGCACTTCGTGCAGTCGACTTCGCAGGCCCTGGTAGTGACTTCCCGGTCGGGAAGGTCTTTGGCGCCACACTCTCCGACGCCTTTCTGATTCTCATACTCCCTCAGTAGATGTTTCATCCTGCTCGTCACCTGGAGGATCCTCCAATCCGAGAAGCGAGAGGTCGAGGCCTGCGGAGGCGCCCAGTCCGATGAGGGCGGCAAGATTCTTCATGGTCTTCTCCCGCTTCTCCGGATTCATTTTCGATAGATGCTCCCTGATCTCGGTCCTTCGAATCTTGAGCTCTCTTTTGTTCTTCTCGATCGCCTCTGTTCTACGCTGGTCGAAGGACCCTCGCTTTTTTTGCCTCTCCCATACCTACCTCTCCAATTGACGAATGCGACCCGTGGCTACTATAGCTACGGCCACGGCATCGCTGATGTCCTCCTGACCGGGTTCGATGGCGAGATCGAACATTTTGTTTACGGTCTTCCTGACGGCTTCCTTGGCCTCATTACGTAATCCTTTACATCTGAGGTCGCTCCGGATTTTGGCCGGTGAGAGCTCGATGACCTCTCTGCCGGTGTACGCCTTCGCCGCGCACAACCCGACGCCCATGAACTTCAGGATCGTGATGGCGGCTTTCAGTTTGGCGATGTGGTGCTGCTCGAAGGCCACATAGTCGGGGCGTGCCTTCTTGAATAAGGCGTCGAGATTCCGGTAGAAGTCCACGAGTCGGTCGGCCATGGGCCTCAGTTTTTTGCTGATGTGGGACTTGGTGGTGAACATTCCCTTGTCGAGAATCTTTGATTTCGAGACGAGATCCGTCTCGAGGAGAGCCCAGCCCGTGATGCCTGATGATGAGTCGAACCCGAGGATTCTGATCTTAGTCATCCTTCATCTCCTCTTCCGGAGGATGGGAGCCCATTTCAGCGAATCTGGCCTTGACCATGTCCTGGAGAATCTTCTTCCTCTTGCTCGGAGGAATCTTGTGCCAAGGAATCTCGATCGCTCGAGGAGGAATGATCTCGATCTTCTCTCGCATCAGTCGTACGAACTGGTTCACGACATCCTTCGGAGTCACACGATCCACGGTCCTGCTTTCGAAGAACCACGGAGGGATGACAAATCCGAATGGTTCCTCTGGCGGCGTCAGATAGTGGTAGAAGAGATCCTTTTCGAGACCACGGACCGCAATGGTCACATAGATGAAGTATCCATAGACCTTCGAGAGAACTTCCTGCTGAAGACCCGCGGTGATTTCGATCTTCGTGATCAGGATGCTCCAGAACTTTTTCGTTCTAACTTGGTCCGGTTTATCCATCGGTGCCTCGAGCCTTTAGAAACAGTATCGGCTTTGTTCATGGCGCCCTTCACGAGAGTGAACCTGAAGAATTTGATACTCCCAGTTTTCCTCATATCGTCGAGTTCGGTGAGGATCCTTTTTGCGAGACGCTTTGAGGTCTTGGACCTCGTTTTATTGATCTCGTAGAGCGAGTCGATAACGGATGTTGAGTCCGTATGGAATAGAATCCCGTCGCCCTTCTCGAGGACTCCTGATCTCATAAGGGAAGTAATCAGGTCGATCCCCCAGAACACAGCGAGAAACTCTGCCTCCGTAGTAGTACGGCCGGGTTTAGCGGCCGTCCCCAGTCGAATGACTTCCTTGCCATCGTTGAGGACGACCGCTCCCAGACCGATGAGCCGTTTTCCTCCGGAGGTGTCGATGTGAACTTCGATCACTTTCCGGACCCTTTCTTATCGGCCTTCTTCACGATCTTCTTCTTGGCCACGGCCTTCTTCTTCGATCCCTTCTTGGCTATCTTCGCCTCCTCCTCGTAGAGCCAGCACAGGAGACTCTGATTGATGTCGAGGCCCACTGGAAGCGTCTTCTCGAGTTCCTCCTTCCTGGAATAGTAGGCGGCTTCGCTGACGCCCAGGGAGGGAACGAGGCGAGTGATCTCGGTCTTGACGTCCTTGGATTTCATGACCTTGACCTTCTCGACCACGTTACTGGCCGGAGCCTTGGCCTTCGAGACCTTGGCAGCCTTTGGCTTCTCGGGAGCAGGCTCCTCGATCTTGATCTCGGGCGTGACCGTGAAGGGTGCCTTGGGCATGAGGGACTGGGCCACCTTGATGGGAAACATCCGGACGAGCTTGACGCCGAGGAATATCAGCGCCTCGGATTCGCTGGAGGCCACGCAGAACAGCGGATCGCTGGACCCGTCCTTGTAGCCCTGGAAGATGTGGGAGGTGGGAGCCACGCCGATCTTCTGGGCCGTGATGTCATCGGACAGTGGCACGAAGATGGCGGCCACTGGAGCAGTGCGCTCGGCCAGCTCCTTGAGTGCCGCGAGTCCTCTTGACTTCCAGAACGCCGCGTCCTTCTTGTCCTTCAGGTTCGCGTAGTTGCTGGAGAAGTCGATGATCGCCTGGAGATACCACTCGCCCCTGTTGTTCGCAACAAGAGCGGCCTCGGCGATCTCCTCGAACTGGAGGATGATCGGCATCTCGTAGGCCGCGATCTCGAACTTGACGGTCTTGGTCTCTTTGCTCATGTTGGCCCGATCGGACTCGGCCACGAGCTTCTTGACCATGTTCTCCAGTGCCTCAAGGCTCGTGAAGTTCTTATCGCCGGGAGCGGCGATGCAGCGGGCCAGCCACGTCTCGATGTTCCTGGTCGTGATCTTCCCGTTGACGATGCCCTTACGGATGATCTTGATCTTGGTCCAGGAGAGGCCGCCCAGGCGCTTGATATTCGTCACGCCGACCTCGATGAGTACGCGCCAGTTCTTCACCAGCTCCGTCGCTTTGGTGTAGGAGATCTGGAGGTGTTCGCGGTAGTAGTCCTTGCGCTCCCAACCATGGGCCACGTGGACCTGCTTCTCCTCGATCGCGTAGAGCACGGCTGCCAGTTCGGCCTCGTTTTGCGCCTTCGACCGATCCAGCTGAATGGCCCTCTGTTCCAGTTCCGCGGACGTGAGGCTCATCGGATCCTTGAAAGGCGTGATGCCGATCTCCTGGAGCTCGATGATCGCGGTTTCCTGATCCGACATCGGCTTGGCATTGACCTCAATGGGTCCATCGGCCTTTACCACATCGGCCACCTTTTTCCCCTTTTTCGGTGTCGACTTCTTCGTCGCCTTCCCTGAGCTTTTCCCCGTTGACTTTTTGGCCATGTCACTCCTCCTCGTTATGAAGCCTTCGCGGCCCGCTTGGACGGGAAGCACTTCGATCTTCCCCAGCACCGCTTCGCCTTGGACACATCTTTGCTTTTGCATAGCGGCGGGGCGGCCATGGGATCTTTTGTATCGAGGAGCATGGCGAGAACTCGTGTCTGTTCATCCAGCCATGCTATTGCCCTTGGATCAGGTTTCTTCAGGAACGGCCTGAAGTCCCAGTCTGTTTTGTTGATGTAGAGAGGCATGATCAATTTGATCCCCCGTGCCCATGCGTAGGAGGACGATTGGATGACGTCCTTAGAGACGGCTTTGTGGAGATCCTTGAACTGATCCTGCCTCATGGACTTCATCTCGAGGATCGTTTCGTTGTCACGAATGACGAGTTCGCCATCCGTGTTTCCGGTGACCTCGATTCCGTTCAAGGTGAAGCTCACTTCAGGTTCGATGTAGATCCATCTGGTATCGAGATCGGCGCACGATACGTCGAGCGTTCCTCCGTTGTCGTAATGGATCGTGAGTTTCGACGTGCACGGTTCTTTGGGCATGAATCCGTCTTTGCGACTGTCGCAGACGGAACATTTCCAGGAACCCCGGAGGATCCCCATTGGTCCAAAATACCTGTTCTGCCACCACCAGTGGGTCATCGTCCCGCAGTCGAACATCTTTCGGTCCTTACCGGAAACCTGGATATCCGCGTATCCGGGATCGAGGAGTTTGAACATGAGTTTTCTGAAGCATGGGGCGAGAAGGTCGGTGACATGGACTCCTGGTCTTCTCTCGTCCGCTGGTTGCTTCGCGAGAAAGGCATTCAGGTCGCGCCTGAACTGATCGAACGGATCCTCGAATAGGAGGAACCGGTTGAAAGCCCCGATAACTTCGATGATGTTTTCCACTAACCCTCCTGGGAAGATTTGAGCCTGGAGGCCAGATCGGAGATGCTCATCTCGGCGAGATCGGATCTCTTGATCTGCATGAGTTCCCTTCCGGCGTCGTTGTAGATCTTCACGGTCTCGGGTGTAATCGTGATCTTCGCGACACAGACCGAGGAGTGGTGGATCGCAAGAATGAAAATTTCATGGATCCCGTCATCGTCTATGCTTTGAGCCACTGCTTGGTTCTCCTGAAGATCTCTACAGCGTCGTCCCTCAACTTCACGTCCTTCTGGTTGTATCCGAGATATTGGGGGTGTACGTTGACGACGACGGGGATCTCACCGTACGTGGTTTTGAGGACCGATTGTCGTCCCACCCAGGTCTTAACGAAATTCTCAGGAGATTTCTCCAAGCCCAGGAGCCTCTGTGTAGCCACTTTACCAAGGGTCACGATGACTCTCGGTTGGACTACTTCAATCTGCCTGTAGAGGAAGGGGAGACAGTTGGACACTTCCTCCTGAGTCGGCGCTCGGTTTCCCGAGACAGGATACAGGCGCTTCGGAGGGTGACATTTGAGGATGTTAGCGATGAAGATCCACTCTCTTTTGATTTCGGCATCAGTGAGACATGCCGTCAGAATTCCGCCTGCATTGCCGACGAACACTCTTCCAGCAATGTCCTCGTCGACTCCTGGAGCCTCACCGACGAGCATCATGCCTGTCGATGCGAGACCGGATCCGAAGACTCGGGTTCTGGCGAATTCGCTGATGCCGCACTTCGTGCAGGTGACCACGTCGCGGTAGATCTCGAGGAGTTTCTCTTTTTTCGTCATTTTCTCTTCATCCACACGGAGATCGGAACTGCGATGAAGGTCCTGCTCGGTATGAACGTCCCCCTCCTCTCGAACCCGAAGACAAAAGCGGGGTCGAGACTATCCTCTTCAGCGTGCAGGATCAACTTCTCTATGTCGGCGAGCTTGATCGAAATGGACTTTCCTATCGTCCCTTTCGCCTGGATCAGGAGACCTTCGTCCTTCAAGTCCTCTCGCTCGATGCAGCCAGATCCGGACCCGGATTGCCGGGAACAGGAGAGCATCCACTCGAGAAGATTCTCGAATCGCTCTCCTCTCTCCCGGTTATCCTTGTTGGTCTTCGATCTCTTCTCCGAGGCTTTCTTTGAGCCAACTCGAGTCCTCTCCCTCTTCTCGATCATCTTCTGCCTCTCCGGATAGATCGACTTCACCGGGAGACTCATTGACGATTTTTTCGCTTTCTGCGACGAAGGGGTCGAGTCCGAACGGTGAGTATTCATAGTGAGATTTCCTCAGGTGATCCTTGGCGGTGACAGGGAGCATTTCGCGGAAAATCAGGTATCTCGCGATATATCCAATATCTCTCCTCATCAGGAACGAACGCATCTCAGCCACTTTCTTGAACTCCCTGCCAAGGACTGTATGGGCGTTCTTAGTTTTACGGTAGTAGCCGAGCGCCTCCAAGTAGGAGAAGAGCCTGTCGTAGTCGTTGGTGTCTCCGGCCGTGAGGAAGCCGTGCTTGGTTTTGACCGTGTCGAGGTAGAGGCGGTAGCTGCCCTGCCCGAGTGGAGGTCCGGCAGCCTTTCCCTTCTTTGCCTCGAACTTCACGTCAATAAACCTCGCGGACTTATCCGCACCAACCCTCGACGCTCTGGCATCGAAGTCCGGTGTGGCCGATATGATGCGCATCTCGAGGTCCTGGCTATATTGGGCCTTCTTTCCGCCCGAAGGACGTCGTGGATCCTGCTTCGGATTCTTCACAGGACCAAGATAGAATTGGTTGGTCCAGATCACTGTCGCTCTGGCATTGAAGTCCTGCTTGGCCACTATCTGAGCGTTGACGATCTTCTTCAAGCCCTCGGAGGCGAGCCTGGCGAGGGGAGAGATACGTGCCTCCCCTACGCCAGGCCCAAGGGTCTCCCGAGGAGTGAGCATGGCCAGTGAGTCGAACGTGACGACGTCAACGGCTCCGTGCAGGATGGCGTCTACCGCGAAATCGAACGCGGCGTTTCCGTCCCTTGGAAGTGCCACCCAGAACGTCTCGTCGTCACTTTTGATGAGGTCGAAACCTTTCTTCTGGATGATGTCGTCCCCGACTCTGACGCCCCATCTGCGAGCCCATGGAGGATCGAAGCAATCTTCCACGTCAATGTGGAGTACAACCATGGGACTGTTCTTACCGCATTTGCACGTTACGATCACTTCTCCGGTCTCCGGAGAAACCCAATCAATGATCGGCATGAAGCATTCGCGGCAGGTGTTCTGGGCGGCGCCAGCAAGGATTAGTGTGGTGACGGTCTTTCCGGTGGATTCGTCCCCGATGATGCAGATTCGTTTTCCGAAGGCCGGCTTCAGAACCAGATCGATGTCTACCAGCGGGGTATAGATCCGATTCACGGCGAAGATTTCGTACTGTTCCGGGGTGACAAGGAAGCTGGATCCTGTGTCCTTGATGAACTGCTGGTTGACTTCCCCCATCGACATCCGGACCCGAGGTTCCGCCTTCTCCTTATCCTCTCCGGAGGTTTTCTTGGACGTCTTTCTGGGCGCGGATTTCTTCTTGACGGCTTTCTTGGCCGCCGGTTTTCCGGCCTTCTTTTTAGACGTCTTTTTCCTCGCCATATTCTTCTCCTCGTACCCAGTCACTTGGTACTACGCCTGCGGGGTGCTGGGGAAGCCCGGGATTTGCCCTTGTGCCTGGCCCTGATCGGGCGTGAAGCCCTGTTGCGGAGCGGCGGCCTGCGGTGCCGTGGCCCAGCAAGGACCGAAACCGGAGCCGATGCTGATTCGGTTCATGGTGTCCTGGATCTTCACGACCATTCGAGGGAACAGATTGTCGATGTTATCCTCGAAAGGCTTCCCAGTGGGGAGGATGGGGATGTCGATTCCGACCTCGAGGGAGCTGTAATCCCCGAAGACGCCCGAGAGCTTCTCGCTGATGCGGAATACCATGGGGGCGTGGATCTGGATGACCGTGGGCTGCACTTCAGCGGGCTTGGTGGATTTCTTGGGTTCCGCCTTCAAGGCGGTTCCGGATTTCTTCTTGGCCATGAGTTCCTCCATGTCTTGTTCGATCTCGAACGATTCCTTGAGAAGAATCTCGTCCGGCTGTCCAGTCACATGCCTAATAGCAATGATGGAGCCGAGCAAGGAGATCCGATGTGTCCCGACAGATGACGATTCCATACCCCTCGTTCCTATAAAACTTGAGATGACTCTCATGCTGATACCTGAAGGTATCCACCGACTGGATCAGCGGATCGATAATGATCGGCTGTCTCTTCCCCTCACGATATCGGAGCGCACGTCCGATGGTCTGCTCGACGCGGGTGACCGGCATGGCGAGCAGAGCTGCGTCCTTGTGCGGGGCGTCGATGGCATGTTCGGTATTCTTGTAGGTGGTGAACGTGAGTCTTGGCTTCAGGCACGGTTCCTTGTTCATGCCTCCGAAGAACAGAGACGCGTCCTCTTCGGGAACGCTCTTGATGATCTGCTCGTACAGGTAGGTGAGGTGATTCCTGAACTTAGAGAAGATCAGGGCGTGACGTCCGGTCTTCCAGAGTGCGTAGACGATCTGGAGGAGGAATATGTTGTAGGTGACGTCGTTGGCCAGCCTCTCCCACATTTCGCTGAACAGAATCTTGGATCCGGACCCTTCCCGGTTCTGGCAGATGTCGGTGATCTGGCACATTTTCGAGCATGCCCACTTCGATATGGGCTTATACATGGCGGTGCAGAAATAGGACGCGTGGTCCTTCTGATCGATTCTTGTGAAAAGCGGTGCGTCAATCTTGAAGACGACCGGATCCATCGTTCTCCCCTCGAGGTGAACGATCACGGGACCGAGGCAATCCATGAACACCCATTCGAGACCATCGGCCCGGTCCGGTGTGGCAGTGAGGGAGATCGAGTATTGGAAGGAGATCCTGAAGATCGTGTCCGCGAACGTAGGGGCCGAGAATTTGTGTGCTTCGTCAACTATGAGCAGAGATGCCTGAAGGGGCTCTTCGATGCTCCCGTTCCTGAAGAGCGTCTGAGCCATTACGATAACGATGTCGCCCCTCGTATCCACTTTAGTACGCCCAGTCGCAGGAATGCCCACTTTCTTGCATATCTTGCGCTGGTCGGCCGTGGGCATGACGAACGAGATGGACGCGCCAGGAATGAACTTATGAATCGTCTCGGCCCATTGTTCGGCGACGTGTATCTGATCGACGAGAACGATGGATCGGTGAGAGCAGACTTTGGCCAAGAACCATGTTCCGACCACAGTTTTCCCACTCCCGCATTTCCCCTGGATCGTGACTCCATTCCACTTCTCGAGTGCCTTGACGGCTGCCTCGGTTCCCGCCTTCTGCTCCTCGAGGAGATCTCCTACGAACTTGAACTTGGGTTCTGGTGGCCGGTCTTGGACCGCGTGGATGATCTTGTCCGACTTAACTGCGAGACCGATGCCGACTCCAGCCGCGTACTTATACTTCGGAACGAGAAGATGCTTACCGATTGTCTTGTATACCTGGAACGTCGTTTTCTTTCCCGGGGCGGATCTCGATCTTTTTGGATCAGCGGTAAGATCCTTCTCCACCCTTGGCGTGAGTCTTGAGATAGGGATTACGGATACGCCGCGGAAAAAGATCTCGTCACGAAACAACGGCAACTGATCTGCTTTCATCTGCCAGGTCCCAGAAGAGCAAAGATGGGAGTCCTGATGAACTTCCCCTTCTTTTCCGGATGGAGCCACGTATCGAACGTAGTGCACCATTCGCGGAGTACGTCGAGGTGAGTCTTCTCGTTAGTCACGATCTCGCGCTTAGCATCTGCGAGCATGTTCTCAATGTCGGCCAGGTTGATTAACCCATCCAAGATGGGATCACGTTCCACGATCTCCCACAAACTATCTGACCTATTGTTGGAGACATTCTTGTGGTCGCAGGTACGTTCAGTCCTTCTCAAAAACTGGCATTCCACCGGCTTGTTATCGAGCAGGCATCCGTGATCCGCCAGGAACGGGCACGGAATTCCGACCTTCGCCCAGTCGTATTGAAAGACGTTGGGATCGAAGGGGTTGAAGTTACGAACTCCAGCAGCACGGCACTGATGCTGCCAGACCTGGTACACACCTTTGGACTGTTCGATCGCGTGAATCTTCGCCGGATAGTTCCTGAACATCTCCCTCGACAGATATTCCAACTCGATGCGACTCGTGATGATCGGGATCCGGTAACAGCAGTCCGAGCATCCTGGAGGGCAAGGGAACTTAGGGAATCTGCGGCTGAGCAGGTTCCTGACCTCCTTGAGCACGGATCTGAATGCCTTAATCTTCGTGCCGAAGCCGACCTTGTTGTTTCCTATGGTGTTGAGGTGCTTCTGCACCTTGGATTTCAGGGCATCGAAGAACGGGACCTCGTTTTTCACGGCTACTCCTCGATTTCAGGGAAGTGAATGTGGGTGCTGATCGCCCGTTCCTGGACTTCCTTCACGAACTTCTCGGCACTCTTGTCGTGCGGAGCGTCGAAGAAGATGATGATCGCGCTTCCGTCTTCGTCATCCTTGACCAAGGCAAATCCTTCCGGAAGGTTGCCCATGTCGGAGTAGAGTCTCCCATTCAAGTCGCTATCATCGATTTCGACCATTGACTGCTCCACCCGGGTCATTCTCATTTTGACCTTCACGGTTCCTCCTCTTTGCAACGGGCCAGGAGGGCCGTCGATGGACGACCCTCCTGGTTTCCGTCAGTGCACCTCAGACCACCTCAACGTCAATTTGCTTCGCGAACATGACCTGCGGCATCCGCAGGACCTGGGACCCGGCTTCCTCGAGGACCACGGCCTTCTCGTAGTCCTTGTCCTTCAACTCGTGGGCCTGGAAGGTGATGGCCTGGGCCATGGCGAAACGTGTGCGCCCGTGATCTTGCGTCTCCTCGATGTACTTGGAGAGGATGCCTTTGCTGATCTCATCGCCGAAGGAGAACTTGTCGGAGATGTTCAGGATTGCCTGTTCCGGGTGATCCACCGGCCATCCGGCGTTCTCGGCGAACAGGTCGGCGATGGCCTGGAATTTCTCGGCCACCAGGCACGCCTTAATGACGTCCCTCATGCGGGCGAAGAGGGAGGCGTTCATCTTCCGGATCGTGTCGTGGGACAAGATGTCCATGTCTTTGTACTCGGATCCCACGTGGATCTGGGAAAGTTCTTCCGTCGACACCAGTAGGTTGGTGCACGAAAAGACCAGGAGAGTGGGCACCACGACCATCTGGGCGAGGCCTACGTCGGAGTTCTTCACTCGGAGGCCGGCACCACAGGGAACACGGATCATTTTGTGGCCGTGGCCCTTCTCTGGGAATGAGATCTCGGCCCGCATGTCGGAGAGGGTGAAGTTGAGGTGCATGCGCTCCTCGGACAGGGATCCGTCGATCTTGACGTCGTCTCGCTTAGCCTTCTCGATCTGGTCGAGGGCTATGCCGGCCACATCGAGGTTGTCGATGATCCGGTAGCCCTTGGACAGGATTGCCCGGAGAACGCCGTCGCTCCCGTTGGGCTCGAAGGCCCGGACGAGTTGGCGCTGCGTCCCGGGATCCACGCGATTTACCCTGGGTTTGGCCGTCCCGATCCGGTTGGCGATGTCGCTGTCGTGCATCCAGCGGTTAACCATGTCCGCGGCCAGATCCGGGTACTTGGCGGCCGTGAGCCGCAGGTGGTCGAGAGGGATCCTGGTGAGGTTCGAGAGATGGGTCAAGGCCACATTGGTAGGCCTGAAGGTTCCGTCGTGTCCGCTGAACGTGAACCCAAAACGGTCCCCTTCTTTTGTCCCGATGGATTTCGCCTTGAGATCATTGCGGCGGACGATGGTGTCGAATCGCGCCTTGTTCCTCGACTCCAGGGTCTTGGCCAGGTCGCTGATGGAGAGAAGCTTATTGGTTCTCTCGCCGAAAGGCTGAACGGTCGCTGCCGAGACGTCGAGTCCCGGTACCCCGTTTTTCTTCGCCATGGATTTCTCTGCTCCTATTTCGGTGTTGTCAATTCCTCTCCGCCTGTGTTTTCAACTCGTCGCCCACCATTGAATTCCTAAGGACGTTATCGAGTCGACGGAGTACGGACCCCATGGTGTCCGCGTCATCCTTGAGTACAATTCTCAAGAACGGCATGTCGTTCTTTAGGACTCTCCAGGTTGCGCCGGAGTCCTGGTACGGGCCTGTGCCTGGGTAGAGAGCGATGTCGTCGTAGGACTTCTTCAGCCTCAATATCATTGTGACGATGTCCGCTACGGCGTTTTGAATGAGCCCCCACTCGCCTGAGCCGTGAGTGTCTGCCTGACGTCCGTAGTTTCCGTTCTCCTTCTTCTCCCAGATGAAACTATCGAGGCCAATACGACCACCTTGGGAGAGGTGAGACGTGCACAGTATCCTGAACAAGGACTCCTCGTCCTCAAACATCATATCCACCTCCTGCGTAGAATTCGTCAATGGAGACGAACCCCGACGACTCTGCCACCTCGGCGATTTCATCGAACTGTTCGAAGCTGGGAACGAATTTCGAGGCCCATCTCCTCTGGTCGTCATCGAGCATGGCGACACAGGGTTTGATCCCGGATTCTGGATCAGGCATGTGTCCGATTTCCAGGATGTCGTCGTTATCCTTATCGCTCCAGGCGTCACAGATTTTCGCCGAAGCGAAGGTCGGAACTCTCAGATTGAACCAGGCGAGTTCCATGATGTACTTGACCAGGATTCCGACGTCCTGCGCCTTCTTCTCGGGAACTTCCGCACCGATTTCATCGTGGACCTGGAGGACGAGTTTGGTGCCCTTAAACTTCCTGTTCTTGACAACGTACTCCCAGATGGCCCAGCAGATGATCTTCAGGACATCGGCAGCCGATCCCTGGATGATGAAGTTGAGGAGTTTACCGGCGGAGATGAAACTTTCCGTGAAATGACGCTCCCGGCCCGAGAGGGTTTTGAACATTCTCTGTCCCTCGTTCCAGCACCCATCGAGATACTCCATGCTTTCGGGGATTCCTGAGTAGAGGGACATGAACGCGTTCCGGAATCTGTCGGCACCCTGGATGTCGTACTCGCCGTCTTCCTTGAAGAGTTTCGCGTAGACGGCGAAGCCGGCGGCCATCATGCCGTAGCAGTTATGGGATACGAGTCCGTTAGCGATGAAGCTGTGATCGTCGGCGACGGTGAAATCATGGACGGTAGTCGGTTCGACATAGTCTATCGTGACTCTTGTAATCTTCTCCTCGGCGTCGAATCGTTTCTTTGGTTCGTAGTTCTTACCCACGACTTTGACAGTCGGAATGCTTACGAGGAATCGAATCTTGCTATTCTGCCCGACGACCCCGACGGCCGCCGATATATCCTTGCCATAGTCGTAGACTCTTGAGTTGATTCCGACGCTGTCGAGAAGCCGTATCACGTCATTCAATAGGCCACGGCTCTTGGATGCGTAGGTGATCTGCGCCCGTCTTCTCGTGACAGAGACGGATCCATCTCCGTCCCATAGAGATCCGAGAACCTCGAGACGAGCCTTCCTATTCAGCGAGAACACGGATTCTGGTATCCGCTTTCCTATGGATTCCTTTACGCCGAACTTCCTGAGGTGTTTCTCGAACACACTTTTGGGGGCGGAGATGTGGGGAGATCCATCAAGGTCGTACCATTTGAATCCGAGGTACTTGTCCATCTTCTCTGCCACTAAGGGATTGACATTCGGGTCCTGAGAAATCTTGTATCTGGAGTTGCTGTAACTTCCCTCGGACAGGAACCAGCCGAGTAGGGCGCAGGACTCTTTCGGGGCTTTATCTCCATTGGAATATCCCCTGCCATGGTAGACGAGGTAGTTTCCAGTTTTGAGTCGGCCCATTTCGACCCATCCCTTGCCTCCTTTCATACCGTTGGCAGAGGGGAAGTATCTTTCAAGCATGTGGTCGGGAGTGCCTGTGATGATCTTGCCGGTCGATGTCTCGACGGTAACGAGCGTCTTCGTTTTGAGTCTCTGAAGTGCTGTCACGGATCGCCACCCGGTTCTCGTCATGACCAGGTCGCCAATCTCGATCTTCTCGATGGGTCTGTAGCCGTCGATAGTCAGGATCTGCGTTCCGGCTACGAGACACAGACCGAAGTTGAGATTCTTCGCCAGCTTCCTTCCGATGTCGAATCCCACCATCTGGGAGACGAACGACTTCGTCGATGCGTGGACGTCTCCCGTGTAGTAGGTGATGCCGTCGTGGTGAACACACTCCTGGTAGATCTTCATGAGATTGGCGTCACCTGTTACGTGGGCGATCAGTCTCAATTCGATCTGGCTCAGGTCCGCGCTGAGGAACTTCTTTCCCCGTGGGGCCGCGAATGCTTCTCGGATCTTGGGTCCGAGTTGCTGGATTCGTTCGTCGTACTCATGGGGCTTTGATCTCGCTGGTATGTTCTGGAGGTTAGGCCCAGATGAGGAGGCGCGGCCTGTCTTGCGTGCTCCGATTGGGTTGAACTTGGCATAGATTCTATGATTCTTGTCTTCGAGAGACTTCAGTCGCATCTTATGGACGTAGGTCCCGTAGAGTTTCTTCAGGGATTTGAAGTTCAGGATCATCTGCGGAAGCGGGTGCTTAATCCGCATCAGATTCTTCTCATTCGTTCCCCTATTCCCTGAGTAGTCTGTGAACCCGTGGATATCATAAAGGACGTTGGCAACCTGCTGGGGCGAGTTAGGGTTGAATTCCATCTTTGCAAGGTTGAAGACCTCGGCCTCGAACTCGTTAATGAGAGGGACGAAGATGTCCTCCAGTTTCTGGAGTCGATCCGGATTCACATGGATGCCGGACACTTCCATTGCCGCCGCGGCGAACGTGGTCTTGATCTCCATGCCGGCCCATCGATCGAGTCCTCGGTTTGTGAGATATCTGCGGAGGAAGTAGAAGAGCCTGAGCGTTTGCCGCGCATCGTCCTCGGCGTACTCGCGCTTCTGGGCATCTGCTTCGGCCTCGAGGTGAACCATGTCCGCTTTGAGGTCTCCGATCTTCCGGTTCATAGCCTCGATGGTTTCGTTCTTGATCTGGCTTCCGAACTTCCTTTCGATGTAAGCGTCGACCTTCGCCTGGTAGATAGATCTCTCCTCTCGGTCCTCCTTTTTCCTGCGGCCCTTGAACCTCTCCTTCAATTCGTTTCCGAGCCGCTTTATTTCGCTCTTCGCTTCCTTGTTGATCTCGGTGATGATCTGGGACTTTCTCTCCTCGAGGTCAACTATAACCTTCTCGCTTTGACGAATCATCATCATGGCTGGAGAGTAGATGTACGCCTCCTCGTACGTGACCATCTTGTAGCCGAAGATCCGATCGACCATCTCTTTCAACCCGTGAGGGATCATCCCCTTGTAGAGCCACGATAGGGGGAGCGTATCGATAACCTTTGCCTGGACGTCGTTCAAGTTGAAGATCCCATTGAAGTGGAGGACCTCGAGGTCGAATCGGATGATGTTGTGTCCGATGACGCGAAGACTCGGGCGCCTCAGTTGTTCTTTGACGAACGATATGACCTCCGAGGTCGGAGGGACGGCCACAGCTACCGTGGCCGTCCCTTTACCCGAAGCCATTGCGACGAGTTCGACCTTGGCTTCCCTCGATATTTTGGAGGTCGTCTCAAGGTCGAGAGATAGGATGCCGTACTCGTCGATCTTATCCCTGAGGAGCCTGAACTTGGACATCAGAGGTTACCCTTCTGGAAAGGGTCGAAAGCCTTGTTTCCATCCTCGATGTCATCGAGGTCATCGATCCCCGGGCGCTGGACCATCCCCTGAGGAACGGTACCTTGGCCCTGGCCTTGGCTGAACGGGGCTCTGGGATCCGCGAAGGCACCCTGGGCCTGCGGAGGATTTCCGATCTGCTGACCCTGCTGACCCTGGGGCATGAACATCTGGCCCTGGGTTTGGGGTTGGCCCTGAGGTGCCGGCTGGCCGAACATCTGACCTTGTGGCTGCGTCTGAGGGACCTGCTGGCCCTGGGACACCGGCTGACCGAACATCTGGCCCTGAGGGGCAGTTCCAGGCTGCTGGAAGCCTCCCTGTGGCTGCTGGCCTCCCTGAGGGAGAGGCTGCGCCTGAGGCTGCGCCTGAGGCTGGGCTTGGAAGGGTGCCTGGATATTCTGGCCTGCCATAGTGGCAGGATGGCCCTGGCCGAAGATAGGGAAGTCCTGGGCGGGCGAGGTGTTGGGCATCGGGCCTCCAGAAGCTCCGTGAACGCCCTGGAATGCCTGTCCCTGAGGATTCTGGGGCTGCCCCTGACCTGGGAGGGGTACTTGGGCTACGAACGCGATTTGAGCGCCTCCCTGCACCGAGGGGAGCGTCTGGGCGTTGCCCTGCATGAAGGCTGGAGTTCCCTGCTGCCCCTGAGGCTGCTGGGCGGGAAATTCGCTCCCCTGGGGTACGAACTGGGATCCCGGGGCCGGAGCTACGACGGCTCCCTGCCCGAAGATCTGGAGGGCGCCGTCACGACTGTAGGTTTGCCTGTTCCCCATGTCGTGCGAGTCGCAGATCTGGATGTGTTTCATCAGCACGTCCTTCAGGCTCGCGTCGTCGAAGACAGGCCACCCGGCGTTAATGTCGGGGAGGTGGGGCATGAACTGCTGGCAGTCGTTCGGATTGGCGAACTGCTCGAAGACCCAGGTGTCGCCGATCCGGGGGGCACGGGGCGCGTCAGAGCGGCTCACCCGGAAGATGGAGTACCGCGGGTACGGGGGACGGCCGAATTGTGGTGCCATCATGTCCACGGACCTGGTGATGGTCTCACGGACGCCGTCATCGGTGAGCTCGAGGTAGCGCATCGTGAAGGGATGCGTCTGATTCGTCTTCCTGTCGTGGTAGGGTCTGAGATCGATAACGATGAAGATGAGCGCGAGTCTGGGGTCACGTCCGAGGACCTTGCAACTGGCGCACGGACGTCCGTTGGGATCCTGGATCCATCTTCCGTGCTGGTCGAGGGTGTAGTAGGTGCAGCGCACCAGCTCCGAGATGGCAAAGGCTTTGATCCCGCTCTTCCACGTCCTGTAAACGTCATGCGCCAGGATGGGGGAACCGTCGTTGAGGAGAAGCGCTCTCGTCGACTGGGTCTTGTCGAGCCAGAAGTCGTAGAGATGCTTCCTGGCGTCCCAAATCGCTTTCCAGACCTTGCTGGTGGTGGTGACGTTCCTCTGCTTGGATTCCTGACCCGCTCGAGTGAGGAACTGAGTCATCGGACTCGCTTCGATCTGTGGTTGGGCGAAGATCCCTCCGGCCGGCTGCCCTTGCTGGTTTTGCGGTGCGGAGCCGAATCCCTGGCCCTGCGGTGGTCCCTGCTGGTAGTTGCTCATCAGATAACTCCTCCTGTCAACGATGTGAGGTCTTCCCTCGTGAGACACTTCGGATCTTTGGTCGGAACGATCGGAGCCACCATGAGTCCGGCCTTGCGGATTTTCATCACGATTCTCTCGACTCGTTTTTGACCTTCGGGATCAGGATCGAGCATCACGAACACGATCCTGGGTTGGTTACAGACGATCTTGGCCACGCGTGGTTGGTTGAGATAGAGACCGAAGAGACCTACTGAGTGAACTCCGATGGAGGCGAAGTGGGCGACATCCAGCGGTCCCTCGAGAACGAATAGGGGTTTACCCGATGCGTGGTGGAGCAGATGTTCGGCGTAGAGGAAATGACCTGCCTTGAATTTGAAGAACGTGAAGTATTTGCTTCGTGTGGTCTTCCTTTTGATCGGACGAGCCTGCGCCCCGATGCAGATAAGCTTCCCGGATACCCTCGACATCACAGGAATCAGGATGCTATCTTTGACCTCGATCTCGGTCTTGTCGTATTTCTTGATCGTGGCCTTTTCGATCCACGCGAAGTTCATGAATCGTGCCGTCTGCTCCGGGATGCCTTTCGACGACAGAAATTCCAGAGCATGGGGAGGAAGTCCTACGGCGAGGTACTTACGAAGTTCAGATGAGTAGTTGATGATGGATAAGGGTTTGTCTTTTTTCTCCTTGGCTTCAATAGTCCCGAGTTTCTTGAGAGCCGTGTCCACCTCTCGAACCCATTCGGCCAGGTTTCTGAATCCTCCTCTATGGAGCACATTCAGATCCATCACCGCGTTGTAGAGACTGACGCGATACTGGCACATGTGGCAGCGGACAGTAGACGGTCCGGTATCGTCTACCGATACAGTCATGGAGGGGGTGCCGTCCATCCCTCCTTCGTGCCGGTAAGGTGCCATGAGGCACGAAAGGGACAGATGGCTGTCACCGGATTCACCGATACTTGATGTTATGATTCCGGCGTTCTGAAGAACACTTAGGACTTTCATTAAATTCGTCCTGTCCATCTATCCCCCACACTGTCCTTCCGAGTTGGAGCAGTAGGAACACTGCTTGCACAGCGAATTGATACGGTGCATCAGGTTCCCGCAATTACCGCACACGTCACCGAGGATCTCGTCGCTTTTCTTCGAGATGTGGATCTCGGTGGTGTCACGGCTCTTCGGAATCTCGGTTTCGGTCTCGTCCTTCGGTATGCCGTTCATTCCGAGGACTTCCTGGCATTCCAGGTCGAATTGGGCCAAGAGTCTGAAGACGTAGTCAGGAACGGATCTCGCGAACCGGATCTCCGGATCGTCGGTGAACCCTCTCGGATCGAAACTCTGGTCCGCGAATTTCTCCGCGAAAACAGAGAGGGGGATTTGATGCTGGAGGCCGATCGAGATGGCCAAGGCGAAGGCATCGACCCACCCGGTTAGGGCTGATCCAGCCTTGCCGATTCTGAGAAATACTTCTCCGACCTTCTTGGTGTCCGGGTAGAACCCTACGGTTGTGTAGAGTTTGATCTGGTTGATCTTGGTCGTAATATCTTCCGCAGGCCGCCGTCTTGGCAGTCTCTTTTTCTGGGACTTCATCACCGTGGATTGAGGGGTCGAAGTGCTCGCGCCGGATATCGGTTGCGTGACCTTGGATCCATCCCTATAGATCGTCACGGACTTGAGACCGAGTTTCCAGGCCTTGTAATAGATCTCGAGGAACTCTTCCGACTTAGCGGAACTCGGTCTTCCGATCGTCTTGGAGATCCCTCCGGAGATGAAGGGTTGGCAGGCGGCCAGCATGAGTAGATGACCGTCGGGCGAGATTGTTCTCCCCGACTTGCCATTCTGATACGAGGTGTCGAAGATAGGGAGGTGGTCCTTCTTGAGCGAGGGGCATCCGTCAATCGTGTGGTGCTCTTTGATGTACGAATGGATCGCCTCCTTATCACGGTCCGAATATCCGAGAGTGTTGAGCGCCTTCGGTACGGAGGTGAGAGGCATGGCCATGATCCCACCGTCGGTGAGTTTCTTGTTCATGGTGAGCCAGTTGCCTGCCTCGATTCCGGTGGTCGACGCATCCATGAGGAGCGCCGTGGTTCCGGTAGGAGCCAGCAATGTAACCTGAGCGTTCCGAACCCCATACTTAGGTGTATCCCTGATGACCTCGTCCCAGACCTCCTTGGCCTTGCGGAGGATATTCGAGATCTCCTGGTTCTTCGACATGATGAGTTCCTCGAGCTTGGATTCGTGCTGCTTGAGGACTTTCATCATAGGTCTCTTGTTCTTCTCGAAGTGCTTGAATGGACCCATGATCTTCGAGATCCCGATGGATGTCTTGTACGCCATTCCGGTCATGAGGGCAGAGATCGATGATCCCCACATTCTCGCCTCGTTAGAGTCGTAGGGGAGACCGAGGGACATGACCATGCCGCCAAGATCAGTGAAGCCGAGGCCCAAGGGCCTGAACTCGATGGAGTTAGTTCTGATCTCTTCCGTGGGGTAGCCACTAATCTGGCAGATGATGTCCTGGGCGATGATGAGCATAGCGACCGCGTGGCAGAATTCTTTCTCGAAGAAAAGACCCTCCGGGAGCGAGAGGAACGAAGACAAGTTGATGGACGCGAGGTTGCACGCAGAGTTGTTTAGGAAGAGGAACTCACCGCACGGATTTGACGAGTTGATCTCTCCGCTCTTCGTGCAGGTGTTCCAGTCGTTGATTGTCGTGTGGAATTGGACTCCAGGGTCGCCGCAGAAGTGACAGTTCTGTGCGATGGACTCCATCATCCTCTTCGCGCTCACGACCCGCGTGATCTTGTCACTGACGACGGATCGCAGGGGCCATTCCCGATCCTCAATCGCGGCCCGCATGAACTCATCCGTGAGGCCGACGCTGAGATTCGCGTTCTGGCCCGATACCGTGGCATACGCCTCTTCCGGCGTATACCCGGCGAGAACCAGCACTCTCGCTTTCCTTTCTTCATGGCTCTTGAACGAGATAAAATCGCTTCCCACCTCGAGGCCGTCGTAGACGTCGGGATGATTGCAGTCGAGCCTGTTGAACTTGGAGGCCCTTCTAAGGATTCCTCCGGACCGGATCGTGCCACCCCAGGCGTTGTACCCGCGGAAGAACGACATAGGTCCGGAGGCCCAACCTCCTCTGGATAACGGTTCTCCTGTTCCTCGAAGAGTCGAGAGGTTGACGCCAGATCCAGATCCTTTGGAGAAGATCTCGATCTCATTCGTCTGGACCCTGGCGATGTCCTTTAGATCGTCCTTGATATCCAGAATGAAACACGCAGATCCCTGCGGATTAGGTTCCACTCCCATGTTGAAGAAGACAGGACTGTTGAAGGATGCCCTCTGGTCCATGATCATCTTCTTCAACTCGTAGTTAAATTTCCTCGAGTTGATCTTGTCTAAGTATCCCAGGGTGATGCCAGCTTCCGAGATTGGATCGATGATCCGGTCGAGGACATGTTTCAGGGAAGACTCTCTGGATCCGGTTCCCTCGTGCCCCCTGAAGTATTTAGAGGCGAGGATGAACGCGGCTCGATCGCTCCATGAGACCGGGACTTCCACGTTTTCCTGGAGGAAGACTCCTTCCATACGGATAGTCCGCTTGGACCACTTGATCGTGTCGTACGGATGCTTGGACTTTCCGGCCTCGTCTTCTAAACAGAACATCGGCGAGATGTCCAACCTGTTTTTACTACCCCTCATCGGTCCTCCTCATCGATCTAAATATCCCCTCTTCTTCGACCTCTTCTCAGTATTCGTCGATTCGACGTGAACCGCGATCGGAGCCCACTGCATGTCGAAGAAGTTCCAGTGGTGAAGCCAAGGCAGCTGGGGTGCTGCGTCACGACCCTTCCCGATCCGGATGATGATCTGCTTGTTAATCTTTTCCCGCTTGCGCTGGATCAGGAAGATCGTGTTGTTCGAGATGTGGTTGAACTTATCCGTACCACCTACGGCAAGGTCATCGGAAGACCACGTTCCTATGGCGGATTTGTTGAACTGGGCGGTCAAGAACCAGTGGCGCTTCGAGGCCATGGAGACGCGCCGAACCTCGATGAGGTTCTCGTTGATCTTCTCCCAGCCCTTCTTGTCTTCTGAGCCCTCGGGGAAGTCATAGAAGGCATCGGCCATGACAGCGTGCGCCCCGAACAGATCCGCCTGCGCCTCGACGGAGTAGACATCTGTTATCGCCTCTGGGTTCATGATCCTGAGATTGTTCCAGTAGCCGATCCTATTGGCCGCGTCCGCGAGCGTCTTCTCGAAGATGGGTTCTTGCTCCGGGAGCAGGGTTCCCTTGATCACGCGATCGAAGTTCACCGTGGACGCCATAGCGGCGAGCCTTCGCATGATCTCAGTGTCGAGCATCTCCATGGAGGCGATGACTACCTTGAATCCACAGGCCGCGGCGTAGAGACACTGGATCAGGCAGAGCCACGTCTTTCCCACGCTGGACCTGGCCACGACAGTCGTGATGTTCCCGAAGCGCCACTTGACGAAGGCGTCTATCAGAACTCGGAAATGAGGATGGATCGGGATGCCCGGCATGTTTCCGGCTTTAGTCATGAGATACTCGTTCCAGACAGGCTGGGCGAGTTCTGCCGGCGACGAGGACTTTCCAGTCGCGCCTGAATACCGAAGTTCGACCTTGCGGATCTGCTCGGCCGTCATCTTGAGCATCTTCCTGGGATCGTGGACATGTTTGTTATATTCTATGGCCGAGAACTGGATGGCGTTGGCAAGATCGGCCTCGAGGTAGCCATCGACCAACTGCTCCCAGTAGACCGACGCTTTCGAGGGACACTGGCTCGCTGCCGCAACCGTGATTCCGCCGATGTCCTCGCACATGGACTGAAGCCGCTTGACGCCCGGGAGCTGGTTATGCTTCTGGTAGAACTTGATGAGGCGGTGGAAGGCCTCGTCGTAGGGCGGCTTCAGGATGCTTGGATCGAATCCGTTCTGGTACAACTCCCAGAGTTCTCCATCGATCGCCTTCCTGAGGAGTTTCGATTCGATTAACATTTAGGCTTCTCCACACGCCCTTTATAGGCGTCGATCGTCATATGGAAGTCCTTGGTCCTCTTGTCTCCGAACAGGATCGTGACCTTCGGATGCCTGAGCGCCCTGACCGCGATCTCACGGTCGAGTTCCTTGATCGTAATCGCTTCCATGCCGTCGATGTAGCAGATGCCCATGACATCAGTCGTCCAGATCAGGTCGCTGAATGACATCTCGCCCGGTTCGTGCCATGCCCCCGTCCGAAGCCAGGTCAGGACCTGAGAGCCCGGCAAGCAGTCCACCATGTCCGCATGATGGGCGAGGGCGGCGAGAACGTCTGCGACGACGCTTTCTCTTTTTTGTGGAATGAGGATCAGGCGTCCCTTTAGGAGGTCTTCGTTCGGAGTCTTCTTCTCCTGCACCTTCTCCAGGACGGTTTCCGCGATACCAATCGGATATATCCACTCTGCCAACCATTCCACCACGTTCCGGCTTTTGTGGATCGGGTCCCTCCAGATCATTACGAACCTCCTTGATTTCCTTTTTCAGTTCACGGAGTAGCGTTTCAATCCGAGAGACGGAGGTCAGGAGGTCGGCCGGAACCGGCCTCCCTTCCTCCTCTCTTCGGCGGATTTCAGCCTTCAAAGAGGCCCAGTAGGCTGATGCGTGGATGATCGAAGAATGGTCGTCGTCTATTCGCATCTCGGACCAATCAGTTGGGTACTATCTTGAAGATCGACGTAGACGGATTTCCGCTCACACACAGCCCATGATCTCGTCTTGATGAGACGGAATGCGTCCGGCCATTTCTTCTTGTTGGCCCTGTTCCCATTCACGCACGGGAAGAATTTGCATAGAGAACACCCGAGAGGGATGTTACCGATGGGGACGTCCTTGTCGATTGCGACTCCATTCTTCCATGTCTGGCTGCATGCGTAATCCACCAGCTCGTTGAAGAAGTACCCTTGGTGTCCACGTACGTGCCGACCTACCACGGTCACGGAGTTCTCGAGGAGCGCCCGTTTAATCATTACGATTAGGTCTTCGTTCTTCTTCATGCCCCACTTGCTGTTAAACAAGATGTTCAGGGCGTACTCGGAGTCTGACCAGGCCGGGATGATGCGCTTCTCCCCGTCGTTGAAAAACAGGACTGAGGCGCTGGCCAGGATGTTGAATGCGGTCAACTCCATTCTGGAGTTCGTGACGCTTGAGTAACCTTCCGCGTACTCGGTGCAGACCCGGATCCTGTCGAGCATCGGTATGGAGTCCTGGACTCGTGTCGTTACGAATGCAACCCCCGCGGATCCTTTAGAGAATACGCTCGCATTGTTGACGTTCACGGATCCGTCGAGGAACGCGATGATCTTAGGAACGGTCGGCAACGAGGTCGACATACTGCTCCTCCGGCTTGCTCACGAATTCAGCCCTCTCCTCACCCCACACGACCTTCCCCTCGTCGATGCGGATGTCGAAGATTCTGGAGACCTTCACGATCTGGAGCTCATCGTCCAGGTACATCGTGGACAGCGAGACTCTGGAGATATGCTGATCCTTCGAAGGCTGGGTCTCGAGTATCCAGATAACCTCAGGCTTGATCGAATCCGCGTACTCACGAATCCTCTTCCACCGCTCAGAGTTCGGAACCTGGATGTTGACCATGTGGACGTTAACGTCGTCCATCATGAGAAGGGTCTTGTGTGGTCTGGGGGTCTTCTCCAGGAACTCAGCCACGGCCGTCTCTGTTCTCGGTCTGATAGAGCCGCCTTCGATGAAGCCGTGGACGATGATCGGCTGAAACTTCATCTTCTCGTTGAGTCTGGTGTCGATGATGGAATCTGTTCTCTCCTTCGCGAACTTGAACGAAAGTTCCCGAACGTGGGCCATCTCGTTCATGTTGAGGAGGGCCAGGACGGCGGATGGCGTGTAGTTGAGAGACTCGTTGGTGAGGGGCCGCACGGTGAGCTGCGAGATGTCGTCATCCAGCTTGAGAGGAAGGTTACCGCCGATCCTCGCGGAGTACCGATTGAGGAGCCTGTTCAGCAGGTACTTCATCTCCGCGCTCAGCATCTTGAAGGCGTGAGCTGCGGGACGGATCTCGGGATCGAGGCCTCTTCCGGCCGGATGACAGCGGTCGACGAGGTACTGGCGCAGTTCGATGATCGTGAGGTTGATGTTTTTGATCTTGGCGAGGACCGTGATCTCCTCCTCGTTGAGTTCGACCACATCCCCCACCGTGAAGGCCTTGCCTCCGACGATGAAGTTATCGCCGTCGACGTACTGCGTGAGAACGTCGTTCTCGGACTTTAGGAACTCCAGTTCCTTGTTGAAGTTCATCAAGAGATTCTGGATGATCGGGTTCGATTGCGGGTCACTCATGGTTCTCCTTCCTCTCGAACAAATGGTCCAGGTTGTCTACCTCGGGAATCTCCTGCTCGGGGAGTTCGTTGTCCGTGTCCTTGAGCTGATCGAAGGTCGCTCGGGCCTCGTCGTACCCGGTGATCCGGATGACCCGGTCGATGTGTTTCCGGATCATGTAGACCGAGAGCTTCCCGTTCCACGAGATGGCCTCCTCGGCGTCTTGATTCCATCGCTGGGCCACGATGAGGAGGATCTTCGCGAAGGCTGTCTTGGAGACTCCTCTGGACTCGGCCGCGGCAAGAGTATCGTTCATGGCCTTGGCGTAGCGAGGCGGAACGGAGGTCGGGGAGTTGAGGAACTCGACGTCGTCGCCGGATTTGATGTCGAATTGGCCACAGAGAAGGTGTAGGTAGTAGAAGAAGGCTTTACCTCCCCATTTTTCGGCGTTACGGGCGCTGATCCCGTGTGACGTTCGTTGCCGTTTCAGGGCCTGTTTCTCGATAGCTTTCTCGGATCGTTTCCCGGCGTCCTCAGCACACTGTTCCAAGGTCTTCCGTGGGCCTTTTCTCACGGCCTCTCCCTTCGTCTGACTCGCCGGAGTTTGCTCCGGCGATATGGATGTTTCTTGGATCTGTTTCATTGGATCTGTTTCTGTTAGCCAAAAAAGCTCACCCCCCACGCCAATTTGGCTCACCCCCCACGCCAAATTTGCGCACCCCCCGAAGCCAGGGGAGATTCGACTCGGGTCAAGGGGGAGCACATTTACGGCGCTGAGACGAACCGGAATGGTCTTGGGAAGGCCATTATCGTCGACCCATCGGCGAACCAGGCCGTTATCCACGAGTTCCTTGATGTATCTCGATACGGACCGTCGACATATACCAAGTTCGTTCGCTATGGAGACGTTGGTGTACCAGATGGGTCTGGTCTTGTTGGGCCATCCTGAGGCGAAGATGATGAAGGCGTACAGCAGGCGTGCGCCTGGGGTTAGGGCCTTAGCCGTTATGATATCTATTGGAAAACGACTGAACCTTATCTCGGGCGAGTCCGGCAAACAAGCGGACTCGCGCCGTTTTGCGAGCTCCATCATTCCTCCTGTTATTCCGGCAGTTCTTTGCGGCGTTGCACCGCAGAGGCAAGTGAAATTGTATCGCTGGATGGGAACTCGTCAAGGCTTATTTGAAGAAGATCTCTACGTCCTCGTTGAAGATGGTGAGATGGTTGCTCGCGGTGGACACCGACACCGTGCTTCCTTTGATGATAAGAAGGTTCTGGGCAATGACGTCGGATAGCACGCTGGCGCATCTGGAAGTGCGCGATGGCTTCGATGCCGTGGAGATCTCGATCTTGATTTCTTTCTTGACGAGGCTGATCTTGAAGATGGTGTACTTCATCGATCCGGATCTGTTCTTGATCGTTCTCGGGATCAGATCCATGATGCAACTTTGCATTATCGTCGTCGACATGGTCTGGTTGTGGATCGTGGACCGCTTCTTGTATGGATCGAGGGTCCTCGATCCGGTCTTCTCGGTACGTTTCCCGGGATTGAAGAAGTCCTTGTGCCACCTACGTACCGCATGCTCGTCCTCCGTGACGAAGCAATCGGGGACGACCGATGGGTAGATCTTGTTCTTGAAGAGGCTGCGCATGGCCTGACTCATCTCCCGTGTGCTCGAGTATGACGTCTTGGATCTCTCGGGCATGAACCTGAACATCAGGATGCGGAGATACTTTTCAACTTCGATGGAGAAGTTGTTCGGAAGCACGCAGCCGGCCTCTTTGAGAGTTTTCTTCAGCAGGGGCACGTCGACCGCTTCGATGAGATCCTTCGCCATCTCACACTCCTTTCAGGATCTGGGTTTCAACGTCGGCCCCCTCGCCGGTCTCCGCATTCAGTAGTCCGACGCCGGCGACCTCGAATCCGGCTTCCTTTGCCCGTTCTTCGACTGCCTTCGCGGCGGCTACGATGTCCGACTCTTTGGCACTTCCACTTATGGTGATCAGGGCTGCTGTTTCGTAGGTGTGGTCTTCCTCGGGTCGGCGGCAATGGTCGCAGGGCACCGTGCAGTCGATCGTTCCGTGGTCGGTGAAGTGTTGCGTGCCGATTGTGAACGGGTGGGGTTTGATTCTGCTTCCCGGAAGTCCATCATCAGGTCCGGTGTAGTGTCTCATGAGGCGTTGGATCTTCAGGTTCTCAGGCATGGCGACTTCGTGTTTCAGGACGATCTCGAGGTCGTCTTCCTTCAGGTCGGGGAAGAAGGGCTTCATCCCGGCCGTTTTGCGCTTCTTGTCGAAGAGGTATCTGGCCAGTGGGTCGTTGGTGAAGATGTCCTTGCTGCACTTCTCCCTGCCCAGTGAGCAGGCCCACTCGAACGCCTTCTTGTCGTTGATGATGTGCGTGGCTCTCCGATACCGGCAGATCCATTTCGGACCGCCTCCTTTGTAGAGGTGCGAGATGAGCACGCCGGCGATCTCGGCACGCCCGATGATCTTCACCTGGAGGCACGACTCCACGGCGTGGAGCAGCTGTTCCGGATCCATGTTAGGATCCATGACGGTGGGATTGTCGTAGTAGCCCATCCACCATGAGTGGAAGGGCTCTGTTCCCCTGTACTCATCGAACCCATCAACCGGCGTGTTGCTTTCGATGGGGACAGCGTCACCCCAGCACCCACCGACGTCGAATACGATCCCGTGCTCGTTGGCGTACTCACGCATCCTTTGGAGCGCCCATTTTCCGATCTCGTCGTCTGCGTCGTCGCCTCCCCTCGGATCCCCGTCTTTCAGGCCGAGGGATCTCTCGAACGTGCTGAGGCAGTTCCCGAAGGAGCCTGGTGAATTGAGCGAGAAGTAGTCGGCGAGGATCTGCATCTCTCCGGTGATCTTGCAACTGTCACACGTTTCCAGAGTGTGCCTACCGTTCACCCATTTCATCTTGAGCCGCTTGTCCGGTGGTGTCTCGTGCATCCAGATCAGCGTGCTCGCGTTCAGGTGGTACTTCCTCAGGGGTACTCCCATCGATCTGCTCCTTCACTCCATCGACCAGTTTGAATCCGGCGATTTTCTCGCACTCCTTCAACCACTCATCGCACTCGAAGAACTCGACGTCGACGTCCATGTTCGCCAGGTGGCAGAGTTGGATGAGGATGAGGCAGACCGGTGCAGACGTGTTCTGCTTGTCAGTGCCCGGTCCGAAGGCCCTGTAGGCCTCGGTGAGAGCCTTGGATACGGCGAGCCCGTTACAGGCCCCATGAAAAATATAGAGGGCATCGGATGCGGCCTTGCGTTGCACGGCCGAGGATCCAGACGATATCAATTCCGTGGACATGATTCCTCCTTAAGTCTGTCCCGACTGTGTCTCCAGTAAGACGCGGAGGGAGAAGAGGATCATCTTTTGGTTGAGCAGGATGCTGATCTGCCCCAAGAGGATCTCTGCTGTAACGATGCTGGTGGAAGCGGATCCGAACGTGACCATCGCGGCGGTCTCTTTGATCTGGGCGATCCTCTCGTCGATCAGGGGGATGGCGCTTTTGAGTGTATCTAACGCCTCAGACATCAGAAAATCTCCTACTTAGATGCAGAGATTCCTAAGAGGAAGCGGGACCGTTTCCTTCGGGGTCGCACGAGACTTCGATTTTGTACCCATTGTCCAACTTGAACCACGGGAATCCGTCCGTGCCTACGCCAGTCTCGACGATCGTTCGGCCTTTCAAAGATTCCATGTATTTCTTCATGTTGTCGTTCATCGTCTTCCTCGCACCAAACGGTTAGGTACAACGAGAGGGCGGAGCGCCCGATTGGACGCCCCGCCCATGATTACTTATCCCCTCGACTTGGAACTCGTCTTGAAGTAGATGTGATCACCGTCCTCGAGGACAGTGCTCTCGTCCATGATCTCGCCGTTGACCAGGGCGGCCATGTCGTTGGTGATATTCATCTCATCGGAAAACCGGAATCGGATCTGCTTGACGGTGACGATCTCTCCCTCATTGAGGGTGAGTTCGATCGGTTCCATGTCTTCCCCGAGATCGCTGTTGGGTTCCCGTTCGATCGTGATGACTCTTGTGAGATCCACGGCTCCTCCCTTTCGTAACGAGGGACTTCTGAAGAAGGGGAATCATCTTCCCCGTTCTTGTGTCCACACGGATTTCGTTGATCGATGGCTTGGCCTTCGATAGCACATGATGAACGAGGATTTCCATGGCTACCGCCGTTGCCTTGTTGGCCAGAGCCGTCTGAGGCCCCGACTCGAGGCATCCTCCCTCGCCCGGAAGCGGATCCTTATCCGCGAGGATTTCCGGTGCGATGTGGGAGACTTTCGGAAGTATGTTGCGTCCGCTTTTACGGACGTATGCTTGCGCCTGGCCGCCGTGATTGTCGTTCCCTCCGACGACATAGATGGCGTTCTTTTTACGGGCTACCTCGGTCTCGAGGAATACCCTTACACCGTCTCTGTCGACACATCCGAGGAACAGATAGCATCTATCGATCCAGAGCGACCTATGCTTCTCCAGGGTTTCGTGGTTGAGGTACTCAGGCACGGCATGGATCATGACGTGGCCATCCAGGTCGAACCGTTCCTTGGCCATCGTTGCGATCATGATGGCCTTGTTCTTTCCGATAGCCGACGGGAAGAACTGCCTGGTCAGATTATTCAGTTCGACCGAATCTCCATCGATGACGTAAAGAGACGACTTCTTCTCAAGGGAGAGTAGATACCTGATGATGTCTTCCCACAGATGGTAGGTGATTCCACCTGCTCCAAGGATCGCTACTTTCATTGTCTCTCCTTCGAGTCGAAGTCCGGATCCGCATCCATGTCGTCGATCATGAAGTCGATCTGCTCGCTGATGGCTATATCCAGTTCCTCGAGATGTTCCATGGGAGCGATCGTTGAGAGGATCTCCACGAACCTGTCGTAGCAACCGTGTTCCACGAAATACGTGGCGAAGACGCGCAGGACATCGTCGTGTGTCCCGTCTGCTGGTGGCCTGATCCCGGTCTGGGTGAACGTGAATATCCTCTCGTGGGGCTTCTCGGTTTTGGGGAGGTCAGCCGACATCTTTTTGACCGAATGCACCTTGAACTTGTCCGTGGCCAGTTCCGTCGCCTCTTCTTCGGTCTCGGTCCAGTAGACGACGTTGCCGGTGCGCTTGCTCAGGAGGAGGAATCCCGTCTTTTTACTCCTGACTTCTTCCAGCGGAAGGATCCTCTCCATGAACCATCGGTACTCTTCGTCAGTGACGCGGTGGCTCGTGACCGATTCCGTAATCTTATTGATGCGGATGTCATGGCGTTCGCCCGCACCGGTGATGGATCCTACGATGGACGGGGTATCATGATTCAGGTTTCCGATGACGATATAGATTCCCTCGCTCTCCATCTCGTTTTCGTCGTCGGTTCTCGAGAATCCGGCTCCGAACGCGCCATGGGAATGGATGGTTCCCGAGTGTCTGCCCTCGTAGCAGTATTCCAGATAGGCCGATCCGATGATCCCGAACTTAGCCCGATCGAGGACGTAGGACTGGTGCTCCATATCCCACTTGAGAATGACGATCATCTCGGACTTATAGTCCTCGTAGGCTCTTCTGAAGATCCCCACGACTCTCGCAATGATGCTCATCGGGATGGGATGGATATGCTTGATGAAGAATCCAGGGTGGATCTTCCTCAGGGACGGGGCGACGTTCACGGGTCTGACTACGTGGAACTCGGCGGCTCTGTCCGGTCCTCCCACGTGCATGACCTTATAGATGCCGTCGTTTCCCGCCACGTAGGCGAAGTGTTTCTTGGACTGCTCAATGGCGTCCTGCACCGTTGTGTATGGACGCTCGTAGAGGTCGTCCAAAGATACTTGTCTGGGCGTTCTCGAAGACGAATCCGATTTCGGTATTGTCCTTTGCTGCTGCTGCATTCGAGACTCCAATCATTTCCTTGATGATCTCTATAGCCCCGACCTCCTCGAGACGTTTGATGAACCTGTCGCGGGCTACGGGATAATGTTTGCCGGTATCGGTCTTCTTCACGGCATCAAGTAGAGACTCGATCCTGTTTCTCGGTTCGGTCCAGATGGTCGCATTTTTGAGTCTCATAATGCAATTCTCGAATTCGATATAGTTCATTTAGCCCTCTCCACCAGTTTCCCGAATGTCTCGGTCTGGACCCACGTGAGACTCGTGATATCACTCCACTCCTTGCCAGCGTCCTTGGTCCATTTCGCCCAGCACTCGAAAGTGTCAACGGGTTTTTCGATCGGACCCTTTCCTTCCACCATTTCTGCTGGAAGATTGTCGATACCGCCTTTTAGATGATCGCTGTGGGCGGACTTGTTGACCCAGGTAACGATCTTCGAGACGATCTCTGAGATCGGACCGGACCTTCCAACCTCGCTTACGAATCCGGTGCCCATGCACATTTCTCCGTCGAGACTGATATTCGGAAGTGGGACAATATATAGCGGGTCGTAGAAGTTGTGGATCTGGTTCATTGCGAACCGGAGATAGTAATTCACGATGAGATCGCCGGTGAACACAAAGGCGAAGACACGCCACGGAATCGCGATGGTATAGAACTTTCTCCCGTATTTGAGGACCTGCTTCTCGGGAGGTCGTTGGACGAAGTAGAGAGTTTTGTTCGTATTCTTCTTGAAGACGATAGTTCCGTACGGCAGGATCGGGGTCTCTATGTTCTTGATCTGGAGCGCCTTTATGGCGTCTTCGATGGACACCGTCTTTCCGCGGGTAATGGTGAGCTGTCTCACGGTGTCATCCGGGCAGAAGAGAACGTAGCTGCCTTCATCGAGCATGTAAGATTCTCCAACTCATCAAACTTTGCCTTCAGAGCCGCCCCCTTGTTCTGGTCGAGACTGGTGATGAACGCGATCCTGCCTTTCCACTGATCCATCGGGACCGGGATGATGGCCTTCTTTCTTTTCGCTTTATTGAGGATTTTTCTCGCCTCCTGATTCAAACCGAGAAGTGTGACCAGGCCGTCCTTCTTTTCGATTCCCTGGGCCTGCCTGATCTGTTTTCTGAACTCGTTGTCGAGATAAAAACCTGCGGGTACTATGGCCGCCCGCAGGTCCGTGATCGCGTTGTGGAGGTCTGCTCTCATTGATCTCCAGTACGATCTTTTAGGTCCGATCTTGTCGTTGATCTGCACCCCGCAGACGATGAGCCGGGCCGGCTTATGGTGAAATCTCGTTTTGTTTTCGTTGATCTCGAATCCTTCGGACTCGAGGATGTAGCGCACCTGGTAGAGGAGTTTCCAGACTTCTCTGGAATCGCACCCGAAGGTGAGGTTGTCGCAGTACGCGCTGAACACGACAGGGCAATGATGTTCTCTGTTCCAACGGATGATGAGTCCACGGATAAGGGAGACGATTCGTTTCATGGCGACCGACGACAGGAATGGACTTGTCGGCGCCCCTTGCGGGAGAGCCTTTTTCCCGTCGATCATGTCGAAGCAGGTGTCCTTGATCTCGTCGATGAGCCACTTCGGAGCCCTCTCGTAGGAGAGAGACTCCTCCACGTGGTGTTCCAAGACCGAATGGAAGAAATCGCTGATATCGATTTTCAGAATGCAGTCCGGTGAACGTAACGTCCCATCGGCTTGCTTGAGCAGGAGGGCCTTGGCGTTGGTCCTTACGGACCGGCCCCGCATGTAGGCGTGGATGTGGTATCCCGGGTGGATCTTTAGGCGTTTGAGCCATCCCAGGATTTCGAGCTGTTTCTTCTTCAGCTTCGCATCCGGAATCCTGATCTCCCGGAATCCCCCACCTCGTTTCTGAATCTTGACGATCTGGTACATGTCTCCCCCTTAGAGCGCAGCGATGAGCGCACGCAGGACCGTGAGAATCACGCCAGCCTCCTTTCTGAGAAACGTACGAAAACCCATAGGGCTGGAGAGGGAGCCAGCACGTGGCCGGCTCCCTCTCCAATGTGTGGAGGAGTAGTTTTATTAGACTCTCTCGGGTAAAAGGCCAGAGAGAGTAGGGGCGGAGCCCATTGCTGGACCCCGCCCCATGGTGATCGCGGAGGACTATGCCTCCTCTTCCTCGTCGTCGTCTTCCTCTTCCTCGTCGGTCGGATCGGCGGGCTTTTCCTCGCCTTTCTCGTCCTTCTCCTCGTCCCGCTTCTCGAATTCCTTCTCGAGTTTCTCGAATCTGCGGCGGATCTTCTTCGCCTGTTTGTCCGAGACCTCGTGGTCGAGGTGGTCCTCGATGTAGTCGATGACCTCTTCCGGGTTGGCGGGGATGGCTGCGGGCAGGTCCTTCGGATCGAGATCTTTCGGGATCTTGACGAAGGGGGCCGCCGTCAGCACGGCCGCTAAGCCGGCTCCTCGGAGCTGGTGGTTCTTGAAGTTCGCGCCGTCCTCGTTCTCGAATTCCTGAACGCGGGAAACCGCGTCTTCGGATGCCTCGAAGGGGGCGTCGGAGTCGGCCATGGCGGATCTGATGGCCAAGCCAAGGGCCAGGCCGGTTGCTCCACCGATTCCGATCGTGAGACCGACCGCGACAGGACTCATCTCCTCGCGGTCTTCTTCGGTACGACTGTTCCTGTAGGAAATCACTCTCGCCATCTTACTACTCCTCCAAAGATGGCCTCGTATCGGACCGTAAAGTTCTCATGGATCTCCATGAGTACGGTCCGCTTCATTCTTCTTATGACACAGCCGTACTCCGTTTTTGATGGCCTTCGGATCGGTGGATGGTATACTTTCTCAAGGAGCAGGAAGAGGAGGATTCATGCCGGACAAAGAGGTTCAAGTCGGTCCACATCGGGAAACGCCGACGGGTTCCTTCACGGGAGCCCACGCTCTCGATCGTATCGAACGCGAACGAGCCGAGAAGGCCATCGAGGAGGGAAAGCGCAAGGCCGAAGCAGGCAAGGAGGTGGAGGAGGAGAAGGACGAGCGGGATAAGGAGATTGACAAACTGCTCCCTGCGAAGATCACATCCTCCATCGGCCCCATGGCATTCGACTCATTCAAGAAGTGGTACTCCTCGATCTGGGATCAGGTCGTGAGCAAGGAGCATCTCGCCAGAGGTTTCTGCACGATGACTCGGGACATCTCGGGAATCTCCGTCGTCTTCAGGACGTTCAGATCAAAGGAGATGCGCATCATCAACTCCTTCTCTCCTGTGTCGAATCCGGACTCCAATTTCGGGAAGTACCTCGAGGAGGACGCTGCCTATCGCGCTATCCAGATCGTTTTCGGTATCACTGAGTTTGACGGGAAGACGGTGCCGCAAATTGGCTTTCCCACGGGCGATCTTCAGGCCTGGAGGGAGGGCGCGGACCTTAAAGCCAGGCTTGACTGGGTCGATACACTTCCCGAGGAGATGGTGTCTGTCATGAACGCGATTCTCGCCGACGTGACGATCGCTTACAGGCTGGCTCTGAGGGAGAACTTAAAAAACCAATTAGCACCTCTTTAGCATTCCTGAGGGCCAGGCTTATAGCTAAGGGGGTGCATCTTTCAGAGTATGATCTCCTCGAGCAGGTCGATCTCATCGAGGCCGAGAGGCGAGACCTGTTCATAGATTTCGGAAGGGAAGCGATCAAGGTCCTGTCGACGGCGAAGGATCATGATCATGCGATGTCTCTCATAGGCCACCTCAGGAAGATTTTCTTCGTGGATGAGGGCCAGAAAGACCATGAGAAGATTTCCAAGCAGGCCGATGAACTCATCAGGATGGGTAGCCTGACTTACACAATCGAGCCCAAGAAGGGCGGAGCATCACTGGTGATCTCGAACAAATGACAGACACCTACTACGCAGCGAACAAGACGCAGCAGTTCTCCGAGATGGTGAAGGAGGGCGTGCGGAATCTCCGGTCCAGCAAGCTCGTCCCGTACTACGAGGTGCCGGCCGTCTCAGGCGCAGACGCCTCGGCCAGGTATGATGCTTCCGTGACCTTCAGGTCGAAGAACGGTCTTCCACCAGTCACGGAGTCTTCCTTCTCGTCCCAGATCTCGAGGGGTTTCGGCAAGGACACGTTCATTCAGTTCTTGAACGAGATGGGGATTGAATCTCAGGTCGTCATCGATCTGTTCAACGACGATCCTGGTGAACGAATTCCTCAGATCCCAGGTCTCTCGGACCTGATTCACGACCTCGTGAGGAAGGGGTTCAAAATCGATACCTCGGCTCTCATGAGAACCTTCCCGGGGCTCGACCTGTCGTCGGACCCGGTCCTCCATCTGAGCGAGGAGGATCCGTCCACGTGGGCGGAAGAGGATTCCGTGGTTGCAGCTCGACTGCGGAAAGCCAAGACCTACGCACGTCTGTATATGCAAGGGGGGTAGCATGAACCGTATGATCGTGGGAGTTCTCCTCCTGGCTGTCGTCTGTCTCGCGGCTCAGGGGTGCTTCCTATGCCCGGACAAGATCGACGGAGACCGCCTCCAGCAGGTCAACCAGGAGTGGTGGGCGATCTACAATTCCCAGCGTCGGATGACCAAGGTCGAGGCCTCGGAGTACGAGGCATTGGCGGACGAGCAGAAACTTGAGTGGCGCAAGGATGGGAAGCCAACGGATAGGCCCCTTCTCCTTGAGCAGCTCGACGCCGTCACCGATCTCAAGAAGGCGATTGACGAGGAGGCTGAAGCGGCGAAGTAGTTGCGGTCTCAACCAAAAGGAGGATCTATATGGACGAGGAGAAACCCGAAGTCGAGGAGAACAAGTTGATCCAGGTGGCAGCCTTGAAGATCCTGGACGGACTGACGAAGAAGGGTCTCGACCAGGTGAAAGACGAAAAGGTCAAGGAGTACCTGACCGAGGTCTGGGGCGATCTCAAGGACGAGATCCCGGATCTATTCGACGTTCTCGTAGGGGACGGCGAGGTCGTTCTCAGTGGGAAGTACGAGGACGCCACGAAGACGATCATGAAGAAGATCCAGGACGACATCCTGGCCTTCCGGGCCGGAGGCATGGACGCCATCGACTTCGAGGAGATCGTCAGGATCCGCAGGGCCGCGATCTTCGCCCTCTACAACGCCCAGAAGGCGAGCCAGGCGCAGCCGAGCCTCCAGTACGTGCTAACGGCGGCGGAGAGCATCGCCACGATTCTCATCACCAAAGGAATCCCCTTCATCTTGGCCCTCCTGTAGGGTCTCGGGGTTTCCGTACATAGGGAGGACCAGACATGGACTGGAACGAGATCATCCAGACCGCGCTCACGAACTACGTGATCCCCATCGTGTTCCTGATCATCTCCACCCTGGCCGCCCGCTACCTGATCCCCTGGCTCAAGAAGAAGGAAGCGGAGGCGGACACGGTGCTGAAGAAGACCGCCATCGGCATGGCCATCTCGGCCGTCGAGCAGCAGAACGAGGCCTGGAAGAAGCAGGACTCCGAAGTCCAGAACGGCGTCCAGAAGAAAGAATCGGCGATCACCAAGGCGTCCAAGGTCCTCGGGAATTACGGAGTCAAGATGTCCCCTGAAGACATCGGGGACATGATCGAATCCGTTCTCGGAGAGTCCAAAACCAAGCCGAAAGAATGATCCGGACCGACCCTCATCCCACGATCCCCGCAAGCGCAGGCCGCGGGGATTTTTATTTAGTCGTTGCCCGCTGTATACTTAATGCAAAATCGAGAGGAATCCGATGCCGGATCCACAACTTCGAGATCTCGTAGAAGCGGCGAGGCAGCGTTCCGAGGCCTTTCTACAGCAGTCCCACAACCAGATGCTCCAGAACTTCCAGGAGCATCGGGCCATGGCTATTGGGGTCCCTGCTATGGCCGCGGCGGGCGTTGCTGGGGCGGGTCTTGGTGGATCCACACAGCAGGGAACCCCAGCCGGGCGCCTCATGGACACCATCACTCAGCTGGTGAGGCGTGGGGCCACGTTCGGGGCCGGGGTGGCAGGAGACGTGGTCCAGCCGGTCTTCAGCGCGGGTCAGGGAGCGGTCCAAGGAATTGCGGGTGGTGGCGCTTTCATGTCTGGTGCAGGGGCTTTTGGTCCTGCCGGAGTCGCCGGTGGAAGCTACATGGACATGAACCAGAGGATGGGATTTGCACAGACCGCATGGACGGCCTTGGGTAAGGACGTTCCCTGGTTCGGCAAATATGCAGGTCAACGTCTTTCGATGACTCGCGAACAAGCAACTCAGATGGCCCAGGAAGACATATTATACGGAGTATCTGGAGGAGCCAGGAGAGGTGCAGCCGGAGTAGCGAATGCTATCTCATTCGGTTTCTTAAACATGAGTCTGCGTAGACAAGGACTTCTCATGAGTACCGTCTACGCCGATCGTTTCGCTAAACACATTCAGAATCAGTTCAGATTCGTTACAAAAGAAAATTTGGCCCGGGCTGGAATGGGAGAGTATGCGGGAGCTTTTGAAACCGGAATCACGCGTGGTGGTGCCACGGCTCTATCGGGTCAGATGGCCCAAGAACTCGGGGGTCTTGAGGCTGAAATGGGTCTCGCTCCCGAAGAGATCATGACCCTCCAGTCGAGAGCTGCTGGAATGATGGGCATTCAGGGCATCAACAAGATGTTTACCGAGGGAGGAGGTCGTGACGCAGTAAGTAATCGTTTGAGTAGAACCATGAACCGTCAGACCAGGTCGGTAAAAGATATACAGCAGGGCTTGAACCTGAGCGAGAAAGAGGCTGAAGAGTTCTTCGATACTATCGGGCAAATGTATGGGACGGCGGACAGGGTCGCCAAGATGGTGAAGCAGACTCAGGTGCATGCGGGCAAGTGGGGAATGAACAAGCGCCAGGTCTTCGATATGATGCGCGAATTCGAGGACATGGGAAGGACGATGGCCATAGGTCAGGAGGAGACTGGAAGAGTCGGAATGGATTATGCCGGAGCTCTAAGAGCGCAGAGTTATCGTGGTCTGATGACTCGACAGGAGCTGATGAGATTCGGAGGCCGTACCGAGGAAGAGGCTCTACAACGACAGGTCATGACCAGGTTTCAGAGAAATATACAAATGTACGAAACAGGACGTCTTGGCGGAGCAGGGGTCCTGATGACGCAGAATCGTGGCGCTTTCATGCAGTTCATGACGGGCCGTATGGATCCCATGGAATTAGCAGGAGAGGTCGGGAGAGTCTACGCCGAGAACCCATGGGCAGGTGCCGCGGCTCGTTTTGATCCGCGAACCAGGAGGATGGCTGGAAGACTCGGTGAACTTGTTCAATTCAGAAAAGTGACGGCCCTAAGGCAGTCGGGGATGCTTTTGACCCAGGATGTTAATGCCGCCATTTCGGAATTCCAAGGTCTCACTGGATTGCAGGATGCTGATGCTGCCCAGGATTTCAGGCGCTTCATGAGAGAGCAGGCGATGTTCGGTCGTGAAGCTGCCCAGAAATTCGGAAAAGGTGACAATGTCCAGAGAGGGGAGGATCTTCAGAATCTGTTCCATAGGATTCAATCCGAGGACTTGTCACAGCTGGCTTCATCAATGTATGGCGGAGATGTATACGAGGCCACTCTTGGGTTCTATGATACGTTGACTAACGGAGGCAAAGACCGGTTGAGATCCGATCTCAATCTTGAAGACGAACTTCTCAAAAAATCGTTCGAACAAGTTTCAACTCCAGGCGAGATAGCGGCTGAAATGAGAAAGTCCGATGTGACCGGACTCGGTAAGACCATAGCCAGATTTGGATCATCTCGTTCTGCTCCTACGAATTTGAACTTTCGCCAGATTGCCAGAGAATCTCAGGGAGCCTTTTCAAAGGACATAAGAACATTTATCAGTCCTCTCATAAAACGAGGAATAGGGCGTGCCGATCTCAATACGCTCATCTTCGGGGAGGCCTCTTCCGATCTCGGAACCAGAATTACAGTTGGCGAGAATAATCTTCTTTTTATGTCGATGAATGAGAATGGAACCTTCAGAATAAGATCGGGAGAAAAGGAAGTTGAGAGTACATCTTTTGGCGATTTGGACAGATCCTTACGAACTATTCTTCCCGATGTAGATAACGATGTCATCAAAAGAGCTCAGTTCTTGATAGCGACAAGAGTAGCGAAAGGACTTGGAAGTTTGGCGGGTGGAGGACTCGAGACCGCTCTCGCTGCAATTCAAAAAACGGGCCGGATTATGAGTCCGGCTCGAAGAGCTTATGAGGCGTTGAACTTCCACAGATATAAGGGATTTGCCGAAACTGTCTTTGGTCCTACAGTCGATAATATGGGATCGTTGACCGAAAAAGCAGCCGATTCCGAGAGAGACACAAAAACATCTAATACGCTTATGAGACTCGGAGCCACTGGAGTCTATGCCTTCGGTCGTGCGTTCAAGCGGGCCGGGACCGGATTCGGTCTTGAAGATGGATTGGGGAAAGTGGCCGATATATTCGGATCGACCGAAGAAGCCGAAGACAATATACGTAGAGCACTCGAGAGAGCTAACGTACCCGGATGGAGTAATGAGAAAATAGGGAGGGCCTTAACCAAAGAGGGAAATGAACGGAGGGAACTCAAACAGGCGATAGTCGGTAGAAATGTAGTTCAGGAAATATTGAATCTCGTGCTGAAAGCCCAGGAGGCCGAGAAGCTCGAGGATCCCCTCGGAACTACTAATAGACCGATGATCGTCAAGCCTGAGGGGACAACTTGGGATGCTCTGGTGAAACCCAAATAAGGTGTTGCATGGTGTTCGATCTAAACTTCATATCTGATGGTATCCAGGAGAGCATGAGCGCGATCGTGGAGACCACCCAGCAGGCAGATCGCGCTCCAGACGTCATGAGGGCCGGCAACAGGGACGTCTACAACCTACTCGCGACCGAGCAGCATATCGTCAAGGAGTACCTCGATATGCCATCCGTTCTCTCGATCCGGAGAGGACGAAGGATCATTGCCGCCACCGACCACTTCATTCTCGGGTCAGCGAATGAGTCCGATCAGGAGAGGATGTCTTTCGTTTTCACGTTCGGCGATCCCGTCTTGTTCGGTGGGATGGGCAGGCGGCCGAGGATCTGGACCTACGCCGGATTCCTAAAGGATTCACTTGTAGGTGGGAAGGGGATCTCAGGCTGGAGAAAGATGTACGACGAGTATCTTCGTGGAACGAAGTGCAGGAGAAACGGGGCCATTGCTGATCTCAGGTATAGGGATCAGTGGCGTCTCGGATACATTGTGGCCTCGAGTATGACCTACGAGGAGTCGAAGCCACGGGTATCCACGTTCTCATTTTCCATGTTCATCATCGAGTCTATTCCATAATGGCCAATCTGACACCAGACAGACTTCCGTCGAGGATGAAGTATTTGACGTCTTCCCAGGACGTTAATGACATCGTCCGTTCGACTATCACGCTGCATAGGCTCCTCGACAACGGACTTCCGGAGGAGGCTCCTGTCGAAATCGCCGACATGCTCCACATCCAATCCATCTCGGTTCCGGATGAGGAGCGGATTCAAATCTCGGTGGATTCGGCAGACGACGGTAAGGTCTACATTTTCGGGCGTCAGGCTCGAGTCTACTCGGTCTCGTGTTTCCTTGTGGATAGCAATCAGGACTCCAGGGTCGGGTCCGCTATCGATCAGGCCTTCGGGGGAAACCTTCTGACCAGATGGCTCGAGTTCTATGAGGACCAGTTCAGGTTTACGAAGTGCCTCGAGAGGGGTTATATCGTCAGAATTCGGTGGAGGAACTCGGAATACTGGGGATACATTCTCAGCAACGCAAGGACCATCGAGTCCACGAATCCGAGTGTCATTCCGATCAGTTTCACGTTCGCTCATATCTTCGGCGAAGAGCATATGAACTTCGACGTGCTGGACCCTCAGAATGGGTATCCGTCCTTCCCGGTGATGATCAGTAGGGAGGGCTACCAGCATCTTATGAACTATATCGCCACCGACCCATGGATCGGTGAGCCCGCTTCAGCGGTGTCGAGGCATTCGGAAGGGAGGACTTCGGTGCCATCAAACGCCGGTCCAGTGAATCCGGACCTCGTTCCAGTGTTCAATGAAGAGGATCTCGGCTGATGCCAAAGATCTCAAGAAAGTTCGTTAAGTGGAAGGTAACGCTTGATGGTGTCGAGATCCCTTGGAAGACCATTTCTCTTCAGGTCGGGGTTGACTCGCCTGGTCATATTACAATCGACATCGAGAGCGATCCGGTACTCAGGAAACTGAGAGCCGGTATGAAGATTCATCTCTGGATGTACGACGACAAGATCGAGGGAGACGATGATCTCGACAAGCTCTTCCTGTTTTGGGAGGGAGATCTCAAGGTCAGTAGCTACACCAGGTCTTACGGATCGAGGGTCTACGGTATCGTGGGTATCGGGGAATTTGCCGCATTCGGTCGCAGTAAGCTATTCGCTCACGGATTCGGGACCATCTCGAATACCCATCTCGTCTCTGGTTCCGTATTCGTCTCGACGGATTCCACTTCGGCTAAGCAGCTTGTCAACTACACCATGTTCGGAAAAGCATTCGATCCGAAGACACCGAACGATATTGGAAAAGAAGTCCCCTTTCGTGACACCAAGAATCCGAACTATTCCGAGAGGCTTCTCAGGCTTCTTTCCTACTTCTCTTCGTACAATGCCTTGTTCAGGCTCCAGATGGTTAGGTCGAACCTCTTCGGAAAGATCGTTGCTTTCCAAGATGATGCCCTCGGACGTCTTCTGCCGAGGGCGCTCGCTTCGGATTACTTCAATCAAGGGAACACGAAGTTACCGCCAGAATCCACCATGCTTGACCTCATCGCTATCTTCAACCAGATGATGTTCTATCACTTCTCCAGCATGGCTGGTCCGGTCCTTCCAACTGATCTGGTCACGGCGGAGAAGCCCCCATACCTGTACCTTCCTGGCGTCAAAGCGGATGATCATATTTATGCTATGCCGAGGAGGTTCTTGAGAAACGACTACATTCTTCTGCCGGAGACCTTTTACGCGATCCCACCGTCGTGCAACATGATCTTTCCGGAGCACATGAATCAATTCTCGCTGACGAGAGATCTGTTCTCCGAGCCTACAAGAGCCCTCGTCTCCAATATTCACCTTAACTCACAGCTGTCGGCTGTGGCTCCGGACACGATCTTCAGGTACGCGGACGAGGGCAAAGACTCCGACCCGGCATCGTTCTGGTCTATCAACAAGGACGGCATCAAGGGTGACGGGAAGGTCACGAGCCCCTACCAGGCGAAATTGGACTCAGGCAAGAGCATCAACCTGTTCGGTGCCGTGAGTGACGAGGAGATCGATCGCGGTATCATCACGACCTCGAGTTATCCGCCATTTGAGTTCTTTTCAGCCGTGTCTAACGTGTTTGATCTGAAAACCCAGTACGGCAGGAACAGGATCAGGGAGATCGTGGACCGAACCGATAAGATGGCGGCAAGCGTTATTGAAGGAAGCACCACCCGTGATCGGTCTTTCCTATACATGATGAAGGCAATTGCCGACTACACCTATACGCTCGAGAAGTTCAGGCGTAACGTGACCATCAGCATCGTTGGGCACAGGTGGATCGTTCCTGGGTTCCCCTGTGTCATCCTGGCCTCGGATGGATCCTACCTCGCGTACGTGAAGGGGTATGCCCTCAGCATCTCGTCTGACGGCGATGAGATGTCGAACGTGGATCTCGACTTTGTCAGGCCTTTTCCGGAGATCGATTTCTCCTACATCAAGCGTGTGGAAGAGGCGTCTGAGGAACTGGCAAAGATCGAGGGTGAGACCAAGAAAGCCGAGGGTAAGATTGACGTTCTCGGAGAGGAAGGAGCCAGAGGACTTGAGGAGTACCTCAAGGGAATGGAGACGATAACGAATGTTATCTACAGCAAGGATAGGGATCTGGACACCGCAACTCGGGGGTATGATCGTCTGAAGTCGGCAGCTATTAAGGCCTACAAAGCAATTAAATCCGACCCGAATATGTTGGAGAAGACTGGATACTCCAAGAGTGAACTTACAAGAATTGTCGAAAATTTCAAGAACGTGCGTCCGGGAAGTCGGTACAACCAGGGGACTGTCGATGCTTACGTCGGGGCATATTCTGTAGAGACGCAGATGGCATTCTGCCGCTATGCGAATGATATGGTCCAGAGATACGTAGCGGTCTTCAAAGAAACGATGAATACGGCCGTCACGAGTCTCGACTCCAAGAAGATTCCAAATAACCCGTGGATGGGGGATCTGACGAAGGATCTAAGAAATGCCGTGTCCCAGGCGAAGTTAGACGACAACGTGCCCTCCGATTTCATGACGCCGCCGATCTTCGGTAATCTCGACCTTCTATCTGTGGTCAAGGCAGAGGAGATCTACAACGAAATCTTCGGGGCCAAGAAGGCGCTGAGCGGTCTTGTCGAGTCACAAGATATATCTCGCAGTACACCGTCCGGAACGTCGGCCAGAGTGATCACCCTGAAGAAGCAGGCCTATACCAGGTTCGCTAATTTTGCCAAGGCTCTGAATCGAGTGTTCCCTGTGACCGGCAGACAGATGTATGAGGAGGAGGGCCAGGCAGGATCCAGCGAATGGGAGCAGGTGTCGGCGGACACGACGACTGAGAAGTCGGTGCGGGATTGGGCCGAGGAAAAGTTCATAAAACGCGAGCGTCTCCAAAGTCTCAGGCACTTCCTCAAGGTAAACGGACTCAATCTCGAGAGGCCCATGTCGGAGCCTCCGACTCCGATGAGGTTCATGCACTTTGTTCCATCCCAGGTGAAGGAGATCACGTCCCCGATTGGCAATCTCGTCTGGGACGATACCCTATTCAGTAAGATCGTGGACGAGTTCAACATCAGGAGAAGGGAAGTTCTCGTCCGTGAGGAGAACGGAGACGTCAGAAGGTTGCCCAAGATTTCCGATAGCCAGATCGACCAACTCAGGAAGTCGGTCAAGGATCCGTTCCTGACCACGAAGGCCCGGCAGTCAATCATTCTTGACTATGCCAGCAGGCACTTCGGTTCGAGGGGATATGGTGGCAGTTGATAACTGACAACCAATTGATCGTGCAGGCCAAGGCCGGGAATCTGATGGCGAAGAACGAACTGATTCGCCGGTACAAGATTCTTCTCAAGATCAAGGTCTCGGCCTACAGTCGGGCTCCGATCCCAACGGCTGCCCTCGACGGTGAGGCTATGAAGATTCTGCTGCACACGGTCGAGAAGTTCGATCCGAGTCGAGGTATCCAGTTCAAGACCTTCCTCGAGCAGAATCTCAAGGGACTGTATCGCTACGCGGCCAAGACCAAGAACGTGGCACGGATCCCGGAGCACAAGGTTCTCCAGATCAATCTGTTCCAGCAGGCCAAGTCAATCGTTCAGACCCAGAAGGGCCGGGAGCCAACGGCTCACGAGCTCGCCGACTCACTCGGTTGGTCTCCCACTCAGGTTCAGAGCATGGAGACGGCGCTGAGTCGGCGTGATATTGCTGCTTCTGGAATCGAGACTCTTCACGCGCAGGAGCGGTTCAAGGATAGGATGGAGGATCTTCTCGAGTTCGAGTATTTCGGAATGGTCCCGGAGGAGAAACTCATCTACGACTTCAGCCTCGGCAGGCATGGGAAGCCGAGGCTCGACAGCGTGAAAGACATCGCCGCCAGGACGGGCCTGAGCACCGATAAGGTGTATGCGATCAAGAGTAAGATCGCCCAAAGGATCACAGCGAGGATTTGAAGATGCCCGAGATCAAACAGATCACGAAGGAGAGGCTCCGAAGCATCGTCCAGAAGCTCAAGGTGTTCCTGGGCAAAGCGAAGGAAAGTCCGAAAGGAGCGAGGCTTCTCGCCATGATCGGACGCTTCGAGAAGAAGACGGACCCCATCAGGAAGATCGAGGACTTCGGGGGCTACTACAAGTACGCCGTGGCCAGGGCGTTCAGGACGGAACTGAAACCGGATACGATCACGAAGATGAGGGCAGGATGGCTAACGGATGCAAAGGCTGCGTCTCGGAGCAAGAAGTCTCCGAAGTCAGGCTGATCACGAAGAGGAACCGGCCGCAGAACTGGGTCGAGGCGGCGGCTCCTGGGGACCTGTTCCTGTTCGGGGACAAAGTCGGTGCGGGTGGTGGGCTGCTCAGGCTTCGCTACGCCAAGGCGTTCGTGACCTTGACTGATGAGCAGGTATGGAAAGGCCGGCCGGTGGCGTGGCCTTTTTCCGGAGACGTGATCCGGTTCAGGATCATGAGCACCAAGATTACCTACTTCAAGAAGTAAAAATAACGCCGGGGATCTCTCGACCCCCGGCGTCTTCACGCCTAAACAAGGAATTGCTTAAATCTCTCGAGATGGCCTGTCTCGGCGTCCTCGAGTTGACCTACGAGCAGATTCCTTCCCACCATTTTCCAAGCCTTGAACTTCTTGGCCTTGACCGACTCTTCGGTCATCCAGAATACCCAGATGGTCTCGGACTCTTTATCGTTATAGGTCGCAACGATCTCGTCGGCTGGACCAACTACCACTCTCATTTGGTAGCATAGACACTCTATGTCGTCAATGGTCCCTTTCCCTTGGTCAGGCGAGCTGATCTCGATTACCTTCCCTATATGAAACCAGACTACGGCTCTGTAGGAGTTATAGTCTTTCGCGATGTCTCGGATCATTTCCGAGAAGAACTCGACGGTACCCCGTTTCAGAGCCTCGGCGTATTCGATCATTCGAGCTTGTCCCTAATCTCGGCCATGGAGTAGTAGCGTCTCTGATTGTTGAAGTCCACGAACCAGTAGATGTCTTCACTTCGGACTCGTCCGAACTCCACGAAGACGAGGTCGTACCTTCGGCAGAAGGCGTTAAGAATCTCGATGTTGTTGGGAACGGATACAGTTGTCATGAACGAGATCCTCCATCGAATGCACACTGGCGTACTCAATAGTTTGATCTCGTTGGTCCTCAGAAGCAACTTTGAGGGCGGTGTTCGGGTCATTGGCGAAGACGAGTCTTACCTCACATCGGTACGGCCTGGCCGGAGGTATCGCCTTTCCGCCCTTCGAATCCGGGTTCTTGATCCTGAGATGGATGATGTGTGCCCCGGCAAAGATATGTTTACCGGTCATGAGTTTCTCGGTCTTGAAGACATGACCGCAGTGCACGTCGGCACAGATCCACTTGAGCTCGTCCGGCTTGAGGACTTCGATCGTGGGACGATTGGGGTAGACTTCGTTGCACCCACACTGGGGGCAGTTGTTCGGCCAGTTCCACAGGATCATCCGTCGAGCCTCACAGATCCCTCGAGTTGGCAGCTCGGGGAGTGGTCCTCACCCCTCGTGGCCCGGCACATCGAGCAGGCCGGACCGTAGCCGAAGTTATCGACGATCGGTGCCGCGATGGCGGGTTCAGGCTTCTCGACTTTGGGCTTCGGCCTCGGTGTGGACTTCAGTGGATCGTTTTGGGAGATGCCCCAATAGGGGGTGGACTCCTTCTCGATCTTCTTCAGGTTGTCAGACGAGCACTTGGTTTCCGCGCCGTTTGGGCCTTTGATGTCGAAGCCCTTCGAGACGAAAGGATTGATCCGTTCGATTGTTCCCTTGGTCTTGTTCAGGATCTTCGGGTCGCACTTGTGGATCCTTAGGCATCCAGAGCAAGATCTTTCCACCGTGTCCTTTGGTTTCAGCATTTCAGGCATGTCTCCTCCTTCTCGGTATACTTTGGTGATGGATAAAACGCAATGCCCTGAGTGTTCGGGATCCAAGATGGTCCGCCAGGGGGAGCGCTCCGTACGGTGTCCAGCGTGCGGAGGAAAGGGGGTAATATCCCTGGAAGAGCTCAACTCGTGGCTACTCAGGAAAAAAGGAAAGCGAAATCGGAACGAAGACTAAAGTCCTCGTTCCAATATCTTATGACACAAATTTGCCTTGGTTTTACTTGTGGACATTGTCTTACCCACTTTACGGCATATACTTAAATTTAAGATGGCATCAAAAGAGGACAAAGACCGCGAACTCAGATCTAAGGCATTGGCCCTCGGCTTGCTTGGATACGTTCCGGCAACCGTGGGTGCTGGCGCTGCTACACGTCTGCTTCAAGGCAAAGGAGCCAAGGTCGTATTCTCCGGTCCTAAGATCAGCGAGACGGCCGCGGAGAGGTTCCCGATGAAGGCGTTCGGCAAGAATCCGAACATTGAATTCATCAAAGATGTGATGCCGTCTTCCGGACGTACAGTGCGTCTTCCTGTGGTCGTGGGGAAGGGGAGGAGGGAAGCAGTTCCGCTTCCGGCCGCGGCACACGAATTCGCGCACTCTGCTGGTGGCGCGATCCAGAAGATCACGAACGCCATCAAAGGAGCCCTCTTCACACGGCCGGCAATGAAAGTTCCAGGGACGAATATGATCGTGAGATCTCCGGCCATATCGCCTGCCCACATCCCTCTGCTCATCGCGGCGGCGACCCCGAGGAATAAGGACGAGAAGGGTGTGGTAGAGTTCGTCAAGAAGCACCCTGCTGCTCTTGCAGCAGCACTTGCGGCGGTTCCGATGGCATCAGAGGCTCATGCGAGCCTGAAGGGTCTCAGGGCCATCAAGAAGATCTACGGCTCGAGGGCGGCGTGGCAATCTGCCGGTCCACTGGCCAGAACTTTTGGAGCCACAGCTGCATCGTTCCTTCCGGCCATAGCCATGATCTGGGGGACGTCGAAGATTCGAGACATCCTCCAGGGTCGAAGGGAGAGGGAGAAGAGGGCAGGGGACCTCACTAATCTCGTGAATCTTCCAACCACTATGCCTACCCGGTATGGTAGGATTGTTGAGATAGATCCCATCATTGTGGGCAAGAAGCTGAGTCCGTCTGAGAAGAAGTACACGGAAATCTCTTGAAGAGGAGGAGTCATGGAGTCCGAATTCTTGAAGGGTCTCGAGAGAGGCTTCGGTAAGGAAGCCGGAGCAGAGGGGATCATGGCGAAGGTTGCCCAGGGTCTGAAGGAGATGCTGGAGGAAAATGGGGAGGAGGGCAAGGGCAAGGAGAAGGGCAAGGAAAAGGAAAAGGAAAAGGAAAAGGAAAAGGAAAAGGAAAAGGAGAAGGAGGAGGAAGGCAAGAAGGCGGAAGCCTCTGACGTCACCTCGTCCATCCGCAAGAAGTTGGGTCTGGACAAGGAGGCGCAGGTAGTTCCGGCCGCCGTCGACTCCATCGCAGCCAAGATCCAGGCCAAGCTCGGATTGGACAAGGAGGCGCAGGCGTCTCCTGAGGGGTGGAAGGGGAAGGTGACCGCGGTTCTCGATAAGTAGCGAGGTCCCTTCGTGCTGCTTTCCCAGATCAAGGTCGCGTTAGACCGGAAGGGAGGAGAGCACGGTGAGCCCGGCTACTTCGCGCCAGGTCTTCCTTCCAGGGAGCTGAAGAGGGTCATTCCCTCGGTCAATAAGCCCGAGGAATGGGAATTCTCTGAGCAGATCCACGACGCTGACCGGGCCGGACGGCATAGCGACCTTCGCCTGTCGGATGGTAGAACAGCCTTCTCGTGGGCGCTGCGGAAGGGCCTTCCGAGTGAGCCTGGGGAGAAGCGACTCGCGATTCGGCAGCCGGACCACGCGCCATCCTATCTTCCGTTCAGCGGAAGGATCGAATCCCGATACGGACATGGTACGGTCGATGTGAATCGTATTGGTCCCGTACGGGTCCTTTCCGCATCCCCATCCAAGGTCAGAATCGTGGCCCTCGACCGCAAGAATCCCCAAGAGATTACGATGGTCAAGACCCCCGGTCAGGGCAAGGATAAGTGGCTGGCCATCGACACGACGCCGACTGTGAAGTCTCGTCCGGACATCGTGCTCGGCAAGGAAAAGTTCAGGCTCAGCTCTGCGAACGATCTTGGTCGGTTTCTCAGCGGGAAGTTCATCATGGCCCCTAAGATCGACGGAGGGGCCGTAACAGTGAATCTGGGTGACCGAGTCGAGATATTTTCCCACGCGCCATCGACGAGCGGAGAGCTCGTCAATCACTCCTACGTGTTACCAACCGGCGAGGTGCCAAAGGATTTGAAGGGTACCCAGATCAAAGCCGAGATCCTCGGGAGGCAGGGCGGTAAAGTGATCCCTCTCAGGACGCTTGGTGGGATCTTGAACTCGACTCCTGAGAATGCACTCGACCGGATGACAAAGGAGAAGATCAAACTATTCTTGGCCCCATGGAAGATGGTTAAGTTCCGCGGAAAGAGGGTGGACGATCTCCCGTATGAGGATCAGCTCGATCTGATGAAGGAGGTCACTAAGAAGGTAGATGCCCCTTGGATCCGCATACCCCAGGCGTCGACTCCGACGTCCAAGATAAAACTCATCGAGGCCATGAAGAGCGGCAAGCATCCCCTGACCGATGAAGGACTCGTGGCGTGGCCCAAGGGGGCTATCTCTCCGATTCCGACCAAGGTCCCATTCAACGCCCACTCTCAGGTCTATATTGTGGACGTATATCCCATGGTCTCCGGAGGTAAGAAGATGGCCATGGCTGGGGGTTTCTCGTATAGCCTGAAGCCAGGAGGGCCGGTTGTGGGGAACGTGGGAACTGGATTCACGATGCAGGAGAGGAAGGAATTCTGGAGGGATCGAGAAGCTCTCAAGGGTGCCAAGATCGTGATCGAATCCAAAGGCCAGTTCCCCTCCGGAGCCCACCGAGCTCCGAGTTACAAGTCTCTTCATTTGTAGGGACTTGAAATTTTTCTGGAAAGAGGCATCCTCTTATTGAACAGTTGACCCCGTTATTCAGGAGGAAGCAATGTCTCAATCGCCGTATTTCGGTTTCACCCTGTATCCCGAAGGGGACATGATCTTCGGGAAAGACCTGAACAAGGCCATCGTCGACATCGAAGAGAAACTCCAGGTGGCGCTCTTCGAGGAGCACGTACAGGATGAGGGCGTCTCCCTGGCCGTCTCCGTCGTCGGCATTCCGCTGACGACATCCTGGCTGCCGATTCCCATGACCGGCGGTCGCGAGTTCGCCTTCGCTCGTGCCGGGAAGATCACCAAACTCCGGGCGATCGTTTTCAACGTCGTCACGCCGATCAACGGCGACATCGAATTGGCGCTGGCTGAGGTCTCGGCTCCTACGGTGCCGATCACCCCGGTCATCACCTTCGCTGCCGCCATCGACGAGGTGGTGACGCCGCCCGTGCCTCCGACCTTCCTCGAGAGCGAGGAGTTCACGCTCATCGCCAAACTGCCGGTCGCGGGCGCCGCGACGGCGGGCGTGTTCGACATCCAGGCCGTGGTCGAGGCCGACCTCGAGCGCCAGGGGGCGTAGGAACGGTAACAGCGCTGCGGGGGGCTCCGTCACCGCTTGACGGTGGCGACGGGGCCTCCCAAAGCGGTATTTTCGTCAGAATAACCTTGTGTCGTACCAAACGGATTGGTACAACAGGGAGAACTGGACTGAGCATCCCATCCCATCCCATTAGGGACATCAGCCTCTTGTTCCCGGCAGGACCCGCGCTCCCGAAGCGCGGGTTTTTTATTGGATCGAGTCGCCTTGACTCCGATCACGGCCGTCCGTATCCTTAACTGAAAGTGCAGAACCTACATCAGTAAGGGGAGCACCTATGACGATAATGGAAGTCGCGTTAGCTGAAGAGCTCGAGAAGATCGCCCTGTTCGGCAAGAAGCCCAAGGGGATGTTTCCGACGTTCAAGCGCATCGGAAGGGCCGCCAAGTGGGGAGGCCTGGGTCTTGGCGCTCTCCTGGCCTACGGAGCCCTCAAGGGGGCCACAGAGGCCAAGGACGAGATCAAGAGGGAGAGGGAGTCATACTAATGCTTCAGAGGATCCAGAAAGCATTCGTCGAAGAGATCACTAAGATCGCTTTCGGTTTCCCAGGGATGCCCCAACCCATGCCGATGCTTCCGTCGGCGAGGCCACCCGTCTTCCAGACCGCTCGTCCGATGGCACCTTCGGTTCCACCCCCGCGTCCGCAGATTCCCGTTGTCGGGGCTGCTACCGGTTCGGGAGCCTTGGCGTCTGGATTGATGGGGAAGCGATGAGAGTGGGTCGCATCAAGAAGTCAACCAGGGACAAGCTCCCGAAGAATCTCGGTATCCCGAAATTCTTCAGCCCGTCCGACGTCGACCGTCTTGTGGCTGAGCGGAAGGCAGACCCGCACATCACCTGGCAGCAGGCCTTCGATCGTGTCGTTTTTAATTCGATTCCGGACATCAGGGCACTGGTGAATCAATGAGTCTATTCCCAGCATTCTGCGATGAGCTCTCCAACAGGGGCCTTGGTCCGAAGATCTACAGGGTCGAGGCTACCCCGGAGGAGATTGAGAACCTTCTCGAGGTGGGACACGCCGGCACGGAAAGCGGTGTGGCCGGATTTTCCGGATCAGACGCCAGGCGCGTCTTCAAATCACTCCTCACATCGGAGGGAGGCAAACAGATCATCCGGGGCGTCTTCAACAAATTCGATGCAGAGGCGGAGAAAGTTCGCAACTTGAAGGACGCTTTCGTTCGTGGCCTCCTCAGGGCGCGAAGGGATCTTCAGGGTCCTTCCCCTCACCAGAGGAAGGATCTCATGTCCATGATCTTCCAGTCCGACGGCTCCTCCGACTCCTACTTCTCACCTAAAACAAATGGGCAGGAGGGAAGAGCCGGGGAGTAGGTCCCCGGCCCAACCCATTCATGCTTCTGACGGTGCGACTGAGCACTCGAGGAGGCATGACCTACCCTCCCAGCGGGCGAAACCTTCGTGCTTTTTAGCGTGGAGCGGGTGCTCGGGACACCTCTCACGGAGCGCAGCGAAGAGAGAGGTGGGACGGAGCACGAAGCGAAATGCTAAATACTTCCATCTGCACCATTGATCTGGTTCTTATGGCAGCGGTTCGCTGCCCCATCCGGTCCTTGGATCACGACTGAATCTTTCGGAGCTCTTCCCTCTCTTCCCGGCGACCGGAGGCATCCGGTCTCACCCATCCCGTGAAGAGCAACCTATTCTATCTCTTGCCACGATCCATCTCACGGAGCGTAACCACGAAGGAATTTCCTGATGACAACATCGGAGTCTCTCCGTCGGAGGCCTGCCACGTAGCATGAGGCGGTCGACGAGAGAGGCCGGACGTCCAAGACGTCTCGTCTTGGTCGTCCGGAAGAGCGGGGCTATGTTACCCAAGGTGTGTTGGGTGGCCGGCCCTTGGAGATATGAGGATGAGAAGGACTCCGAAAGATTCCACGGAGATCTCCGCGGAATCTTTCGGAGGATGGTCACCGGACGGATGAGCCTCGTGATACGGGTAGGCCGCCGGCGGAGGGGCGAGATGGATTCTCAGGAGGGGTGTGGTTTGCGCTGGTGACAGCGGTTCGCTGCCATTCCCTTGCATGAAGGGAAGCTCATCAGGATTCGGTCGTCTTCTTCGAGACGATACCGTAGTAGTTGGAGATCTTGTGGGGTCCAGGAGCCAGTTGTTCGACTTCGAGAGCGATTTGCATCTTCCCGTTCTGTGGGATCGCCTTAGAGATCTTGACGAGGAGATCTCGGCCCATGGATAGGATGCGGCATCCGCCCGTGTCCGATCCGGAGATTACCTGGTTATCCTTGTCGGTGCCCTTGATCATGTCTCGGACGAAGGTGATGAACTCGGCCACGCGTGTCGATGTGGACGGGGAAACAATAACTTCTCTCGGGAATGCGATGCACTTTCCGTCCTTATCCACGATTCGCAGAGTTCCTGAGAGATCGTGGTCCTCCACGAACGCCTGGGCTTCTTTGACTTTGTCCGATGGTATTTTGATCCCGAAGTCTTCGATCTCTACGGACATGGTGATCTCCTTTTCCTGAACAGGAACTCATTAACTTCCTTCTTGGTCATGCGAGAAACTCCCATGTCTTGTAGCGCCATGATGTTTCCGACCTGGGTGCTGACCTCATTGTGAATCATTTCCTTGATCTTCCGCATGTCAGTCATGGGCGTCTGACTCTGCTGTGGCGGTTGACGAGTTGCCACGACTTCAAGCATATGTTCCATGAGATCGACGAGGAACATGCTCATCAATATTTCGAGACGGTCCAGCGCTATGCCGTAGTTGATCTGCTGGCCGTCACGCACGGTGCTCAGCACGATCACGTTGGTGCCGATGTCCTTGAAGCGCTCTTTGAAACCCTCCTTGAACGCTCCGAGGATCTTGAAGGAGATCTCCCTGAGGTTAATTGTCATCCTCGTCCTCCTCGTCTTCGATCGAGTCAGAGGCCGTGTCGATTGCCCTGTCGAGGATCCGGATATCATTCCTGAGAATGGCCGTCCTCTCCGCGAACAGATCGTCATCTCTGAGCTCGAGGATCCTCGTCTCGACCAGGTTGTTGATGTAGTCGGGATCGAGGGCATCGAGTTCCCAGGACTCTTCACCGTATTGTTCCACGTAGGCCGCATACCTGGCGTCGGATGTCTTGCCCGCGTTGGGAGGAGGACCAAGTTCCTCGATCTGGTCCATGTTGAGGGCGAGACGTTCCATCGTGACGGGTTCACGGAAAGTGCTGAACCTATCCTCGATGTCCCGGGTCATGTCAAGCCCGGACGGATCGTGGTCTCCGAGGTGCAGGATGTGGATCTTTTTCCCCTCGAATCTCTTTTGTCTTGCGCGTCTGGCCGCACGCCAGGCGGCAGATTGGGATACGAACCCCTTACATGCGAAGTATGTCACGTCGAGTTCGGTGCAGGGGCGTGCGACCACATCGACGAGCGCCTCCTTCTCGATCCACACTTCTACATGGACCGGCTGGTTGGACCACATGTCGATGGCGTAGGAGTTCTTGGCCGACTCGAGGACCGATTTCGGATTCTTCCAGTGTGAGTTGGACCTGAAGTGTCTCGTTCTATCCACGATGGCATCCCAGTCGATCATTCCCGCCAACCGGCCGTTGGATATGACGGTGCCGAGGTTCTTGTAGGAGCGGTTGTTGTTCGGGATCAGAGCTCTCGCCACGAACTGGTAGTAGAGCTGCCGTAAGGTGAGGACGTAGCCCTTGGCAGCATACTCTTCGATGATCTCGTTCGCCTGTTCGATTCGTTTGCGCGAGTCTGGTCTAAACTCTTTTGATTCGTACCTAATCAGCATCAATCCTCCTTGTGTTGCGGGAAGACGCCGACGATGTCGTAGTCTGAACGATAACTCGAGATCTCGGAATTCTTAGCTTTGTCCACGGCCTTGGCCATCGCTTCGATCTCGTTGCTCGCCTCGACCTCTACTTCGATTTCGCCGAGAGAGGTCCTGAGTACCTTGACCTTGTACTTCACGGGGCATGCTCCAATCCAGGCCCAGAGAGTCGAGAACCTCGCGGGCCTCTTCACTGAGGTTCACGAATTCGGTGAATGCTGCAACCAGATCTGTGCACCTACCCTCTGAAGCGGTACGACCGAATTCGGCACTGATCTCCTTGTACGGAGGGTGGTATCTGTGCTTCCGCACCAGGTCGTTGCCCAGGTGCATGAGGACCTCCTTGAGATCCTTGCGGTGAGGGCTTTGAATCATGCGGCGCAGGGTGTCGATGAGACGGTCGACCGCTGATACGCCGTACTGTAAGACGAGCTGCTCGAAGACATCGCCGTTGTCGAGGCCGTGGGCGATGATGTGCGCGACGTACTCCTCGGTGGTCATCGCCTCCGGACAGCAGCCTTGGCAGAATGGTTTGGCTCCCTCTTCGCCTTCGAGGTCTTCCATGCCGGTTGCCGGCTGCGCCCAGACGATCGTCTCTTCCGATGTCCACTTCTTGCAGACGGAGCACTCGATCTCGGGAATGCCTGGTGGATCGGAGGGCGGCGGAATCCTCCTGATTCCTTCGTACGTGTAGTCGGTCATTGGTGCCTCTCTTAATAGAAAAGGAGGGCCGGGATATTATTCCCGGCCCCCCTGTGGATGGTATGTGCCCGGCCCCGTAGGACCGGGCACTGCACACGGGAAAGTCCACCCCGGGACAGCCCGGGGCGAATGGGGAACATGTCCCCTTCCTGCTTCATCGACGACTGCTCCTCCACCAGATGGCTTCAGAGACTTACATCTCTCCACAGGCGTTAGGTTTCCGCGCACTTCGCGGTACCATGCACCCGCCCCTTTCGGAGCGGGAGATCATTCAGACTGGCTGTATACCAACCTCTCTATGTGCGTGGGTTAGACGCTCGAACTTCACGTTAGTCTTCCCACGGCATCCAGTCTCCCCCATGTGCGTGGGTTAGACTCCTCGATGCTGATCCGGACCGATTCGGCGCCCCAGTCCTCCCCGTGTGCGTGGGTTAGACAGACCGACGTTTTGGGATTCGCCCGAGAAGCGCCAGTCCTCCCCGTGTGCGTGGGTTAGACCATCCTGTCGTTGACGACTGCGTCAGTGGGCTCCAGTCCTCCCCGTGTGCGTGGGTTAGACATCTTGAGTAGCTTCCTCGGCTCATGGATGTGCCAGTCCTCCCCGTGTGCGTGGGTTAGACACCAATATACGGTATCCGAAGAATCAGCGGATCGCAACACCAAGACCATCCTGCATGAGATTCTTTACGGCATTGGTCTCCCTTTCCTCGCTCATCCCGCATTCGTCACATACGAATATCCGTTTACTGAGCGGGAATTCTTCTTTCACGTATCCACATGAACTGCATTTCTTACTCGACGGGAAACCAGTATTCAACACCAGAAGGTCTGATCCGAATTTGGGACACTTGTATTCAAGCATTTTCCAGAAGATTCCCCATCCCTTATCGGCTATGGCGCGGCTGTACTTCTTCTGTTCAAGGAGGCGATCGATCCTCCAGTCTTCGATGATGATCGTTCTGAAGTTCTTAGCGAGATAGGTGGATAGTTTATTAAGGAAGTCAGCCCGTACGAATCGAACTCGGCGATGGATGAGTGCTCTTCTGGTTCTGCTTTTCTTATAGTTGTTGGATACAGGCTTCACCGGTTTCCTGTCGGGCCTCATGGGCCTTCCGAGCCTACGTCTCGCCACTTCCCTATCTACCCGTATCAGCTTCTTGAGAGCATGATCGAGAGGGGAAGGGTGATCTATCCTGTATGTATTCCCGTGGACAGATACGGATCCGTCAAATTTGTCCGAGTCCATCTCAGGCGTTTCCCCGTCAGATCGCATGATCGTGAATGGAAATTTGAGGCCGAGGTGAACGGCTATGGCTGGCCCGTTCCTCATTCCGGGTTTAGCCGATTTATCCTTGCAGCGAAATGATATATACCATCGATCCACATCACGCTTCACCGTGACACCTATGATGTCTCCTCTGGCGACGTGTGTTGTTTCTTTCGTTCTGATGGTCTTCAGTGTGGGAAGGGTTACAGATCGATCGACCGCCCTGATGGTGCGGCCGTAGAGATGGAAAGACTCCTCCGACGGAATCGCTTTCCTCCATTTGGGGAATCCAACTTTCCTTCTCTGCCCCTTAGGCTTCTTTCGGTTCGAGAAGAACGCTGAGATTGCTTTATCGAGATCCCTGAACGCACCTTCAACAGTGCCTCTCGCAGTTCCGAGTATTCCGACTTCGATAAGTCGCTCTTTTCCACGATCACTGTTTATCCATACTGTCCACTCCTTCTGGAGGGATATTGATTTCGGCATGCGTTCCCTATTGTCTTTCGGTAGATTGAGCCAGTCTTTGATCCTTCCGAGTGCCCAGTTCCAGGCGTATCTGGCCATTCTTGCATGGCGCTTCATTTCCGTTATCTGGGCATTGTTCGGGTCGAGTTCGTATTTGAGAACCTTGACTCGGTCTGGTTGCGCATCGGTCTTAGCCATAGTTACTCTCCGTGTTTCACTCTGATAGCGGGGGCAGGAATCGAACCTGCGACCTCCGGTGATTACACCAATAGGTTCCCGTGGGTTCCAAAGGCGAGTGCCGGTGTGCCTACCACTGCACCACCCCGCAGTTGTTTCCTACCCGAAGGTGATCTTGACCTCGGTCTCGGTCTTGACGACGGAGTCCGCCTTGACGTGGGCGATGATGATGCGCTGCTTGTTGAGGCTGGCGCCGTTCTTCTTCAGCCACGCGTTCGCGTCTTTCATGTCCGTGAGACCCTTGGCGATCTCGAGCAGGACCGTGGTTCCGGCCGAGAGGGGATGCGGTTCGTCGGCCAGGATGTCGTCGTGGGCCGCGATGGGCGGAACCTTCTTCGCGATGAAGATGGAGAAGGACCCCTTCTGCTGCTTCTTGGACTTGGGGACTTCGGTGCCCTGGTCGGATTCTTCGGCCCCCGCTTTCTTCTTTTTCTTTCCTGCCATGGTTAGGTTCTCCTCGCTGCTGGGACTTGGGTTACTTGTCACGGAGTGCCCGAAGGATATCCTTCGCAGACACCCCACTCTCGATCAGGAATTCAACTTCTGGGTTGACCTGAACTCCGCCATGGACTTCCTCGTCATCTCTCTAACGAGAACGGCGTACGCTGTGTGGCCGTGCTGCCGGAGAAGTTCTGCACGATCCAACGCTTCCATGGCCTTCTTGAAGTCCAATTCAGGATTGGGCCAGGTTTGCGGGATCAGTTTGCCGTCGCTCATTACACCCATGTAGACATTGACGAGTGTGCTTCCATGGCGCCTCTCGAGCTCCGTGGTGCAGAGGTTACAGAGCCTGGTCTTATTCTTCTTCCCTGGCTCCACCAGGTAGGCGTCGGCGCATCTGGGGCAGCGATTCTTCCGGTGGTTGGTCATGGCTCCTCCTACTGGTGGTACGTGGGCCTCTTACCTTTGAATTGGTTGAAGCCATTGGTCAGGGCGTGTTGTCTGTTCCTCATTCCGAGGATCCTGTGATCGAGATCGTCCAAGACCTCGTCGAGTTCTTCCTTGTTCGAGATGAGGTAATAGCCTTCGGAACACGATCCGATGGGAAGGTGATCCTCCTCGATCATAGGCTTGATGACATCGAGACGGAGAGACTCGGACGTGATCCCTCCAGGGAGGCCGAGTGCTCACGAGAGTTCGGCGGCTACGATGGCGTTGTCCTTTCCCGTCCCGAGCAGGGCCAGGAGTCTTGCCCGGATCTTTGGTGGAAGAGTTTTCTGTTTCAATGTTCTGCTCCTATCAGGGCTTGATGACCCTCTCGTCCGAGTTCTCGTCGGTGAACTCGATGAACCATTTGCATCCGATCTGGAAAGTGTCACCGATCGACATTTCCTTGTTCCCCCAGGCTCCGAGCACATACTCGGCAGCCGCCTTGGCGGCTTTGGCTTCGCCCATCGTCATGAAGGGACCCATTCGCTGGGGGTGTGTGTCTGTGACTTTGATGATGTCGAACTGGGTGTCGCATCTGAAACATCGGAAGCAGAACCTCTCGCTCTTTTCTTCCTCGAGGGCGACGTTCCACTTGCAAAGCGGGCATAGGGTATCCGATCTCGGATCCTTGGCCATGGCTCCTCCTATCTGAACTCGCCGGCTACAGGAACGATGTATTCGTTCCCGCACTTGTGTCTCTTGGCCTCCTCCTCCGACTCGAACGTCTGGGCCTTCTGTAGGCACGTCGTGTACGACCCAGGGCTTCCGTGCTTGGCCACGTACAGGTTTCCCTTCTTGATGACGTACATCAGCCCTCCTTTTCTGGATCAGGGACCCATACCCAGGCCTGGACCCACACTCCTCCGTCTCCACCGATGCTCAGGCGGGCGCCATCGTCAACCTCGATGTTGTCATCGCTCGGGTCGGCATACCGTTTCCTGGCCTCTTTCACGCGCCTCTCCTTCTCTTCGGATGTGAGGCTATCGTCTTTGCAGATCGTGTAAAGGGTCTCTCCACACTCGTTGCAGACTATGGCGATGCCCTGTCCGGCCTTGATTTCGATTCCGAGGCCGTGCTCGTCGTGCTCGAAAATCTTATCAACGTCGGTTTCATTCATTTCTTGATTTCCTTTCCTGTGGAGGGTGCTTCCGTCTCCTGGCCATCGGGTCCGAGGCAGTAGGGAATCATATTCTCGCAGAGCATGATCGCCATCGGTACGACCTGGAATGATCCGTCCTCGTCGGGATATGAGCATGCGAGGAAGGCCACCTCTTCATCCTTGTAGGTGCCCTGTACGAGGCACAGTCCGGTGTACTTTTCCTGATCGTTGGAGTTGCCTTTAGCGAGCATATCGAAGTTACTCCTGGCCATGTCGAATCTTTGGATGAGAAGATTCTTAGAAATTTCAAATCCCATTGTTTCCCCTCTTGAAAAGAAAGCCCGGGGGACGAATCCCCCGGGCTCAGTTCGCATGCCTGCTTCCACTTGTGGTTTCAGAGGCGCTGGGCCGGTTTGAGCCGACCCTTCAGTAGAATCGTGGTCCCCCTAACCCCCTTCCCGTGCCGCAGATATTGCGTGCAGTAAGCGATCAAATCGACAGAGGTGTCCCAGTGATGCCGGACCCCGGGTCTCAGACTCCCGGTCCAGGCGAGGAACCTCAGATCGTGCGTCTTCGTGGTAGCGAAGTACAGGTCGGTCTGATTGCCGCAGCGTTCGTCGTCGTAATTGACGGAGGTGGCTTCAAGGATGCCCGCGTCATGTGGAACGATCGTCCAGGGCGTCACGGTGAAGATCTCGGGGTGCGACATCATCTTGACGGTCTTTTCTTGGAGAGCCGGTGTCTCCGATCTCCCGTCCATCGTCGACATGGCGACGATGGCAAGCAGTCCGAAGACGAGCACCGTGATCATTACGATCAGGATGCCGATGTTGAACATTCGCATACAATTTCCTCCTCGGATTTGGTCTTCTTGACGGGTCTCTGCCTTCCTTACGATGTGGTATCACACGGTTCCGGTACTGGCTGCCCCCGGCTTTCTCACACAGTACACCTCCTTTCCGATGACCTAATTGGTTTTGAGTCTTTATTATGCTCTTTATAGCGTCGGATTGAAAGTCAGGATTCGGTGATGCTGAAGGTGAAGCCCGAGACTCCTCCTTTATCCTTCTTGCCGGCGCTGAGTCTCAGTCTGATCGTATCGGCCTCGATGAGGGTCATGAGATCGCTGATCGGTATCTTGAGTTCATCTTTCAGATTGGAGATCATCAGAGCCGTGAGCCTGATCTTCGAGTTCGCTGATCCGAACGCCCTTCCCGCGGACCGTTGACCCTGCTCGTTGAACATGAGGCCGGCGACGACCACGCAGTCGATTTTTTCGAGTTCGTAGATGTCCTTGAGGGCGACGTTGATGGCCTCTTCTGGAGTGGATGGCTTTACGTCTTCGCTCATGGTTTCCTTTCCCTCTTCAGGACGTTGATGTTCTTCAGACCCCATTCTTTCATCAGAGGCGCCTCGCTCCCGCAGGTATTGTGTCCTCCACCTTCCCAGAAGGCTGTCTGGAGATTATCGGGAATCGGGTGCAGCATCTCCCAGATTTTGCTGACTGAGTCCGGGTCAAGGTTCTTGTGCGGAAGATGGATAGGGAGTCCGTCTGATCCGTAGGCTCCGGAGAGGACAATCTCGTGGCCACAGACCTTGGTTTGCCCCATCATCCAGGGTCCGAATTGCTTCAGGATGACAGATCTAAGGATGGCTCGAAGTTCTGGTCGCAGTGCCTTGGATTCGGGATCCTGGCATACGACGAGGAACGATCCGCGACTGCACTGGCACCCGTCTCCGTCGTACCATCCATTTCCATCGATGAACATCAGGAACGCCTCCTCTTCTCCTCGATCACTTGGCATTTGTAGTAGGACGTACCGAGTTCGTACTTGCTCCAGTCAGGCTCGAAGCCGCCCTTGGCGATCCATTCCATCAGATCATGACACCACTGGTCTATCTCGTCGCCGCTCTTGCGCGACGATACGAACTCATCGATTCTTCTGAGACATTCGTTTGGATCCACGCTTCTTCCCTTTCTTGAGCAGGGATGCGACGGTTCTGGACGCAGCCTCGGCGATCTTTCTCGACTCGTCCCAGGTCACTCCTGTGTCCGCTATGTTTCCGAGAATCTCTTTGATGATGGTCTCGGCGCCCGTATCTTCTGCTGGGTGACCGGAGACGACCTTCTCTACCGTCTTTTCGAGGTTCTCGACGATGGATCGCTCGATCCTTCCGGATACGGTTCTGATTGCGTACACCATGGCCTGAACGAGTTCCTTCTCCATCTCCTCAGATGCCTTGAGGATCGCCTGGGCCATGTTTGATGGGACGGTGTATCGATTCCCGTAATCTCCGTATCCACCGATCCTGATCACGGTCGTCTCGTCGTCGGCGCTTCCGTATCTCGATTCCTTGAACTTGAGGGCGCGGAACAGCGGGCGAAGGACCCTCTCGAAGGTGCCCCTGATGCGGACGATAGTGGGCTCTCCGCGGAACATCTCTTCGCGTTCCTCGTACGCGTTGACGGTCACCTTGAGTGTTTCGATCATGCACCAGGGGCATCCTCTGTCATCTCTGAGATATTCCGGGTGCACGCTGCATCTGCGCTTTCTCACCTGCCCTCCTTACTTGGCCAGCGGGACGTAATTGTCGATCGGTTCGATCTCGAGCTTCAGACCGAGTGCTCTGCAACAGGACTCGATCGTGAAATAGGAGGGCTTCGATGTTCTTCCCCTGAACAGACGCAGGACGGTGGCCGGAGCCAGGAAGGCTTTTTCGGCGAGGCCGGATGGGGATAGTCCCTGTCTCTTCATTCCCGTCTCGATGTCCCGAACCTTGGCGATGAGTTCTATCGTTCTACGGAGATTTTCCATACTTGCACCAGTTTCCATGATCTGCCTCTTAGTTAATGAAGCGGACTGTAGAATTAACAAATGAGGACGGGGGAGCATTTTCGGCGTTTGTACCTGACCGAGGTCAGGCCACGTAGGTTTCCCATCGTGATACCGAGACGATCCCTCGCGTCACCTGTCCCGCTTTCGCGGCGTCCTCAAGAATGCAAAACCTCTCGGGGAGCAAATGAGGGTTTGTTGGAAGGCCTGTCGCACGGAGGCGCCCCGAGAGGAGATTAAACCGGTGGAGAAGTGGCCGTCAGGATCATTACATTCTCGCAGCTCATGATCTGCCCGCCTGCCGGCACCGGTCTCATGTTCTACAAACCGAGGTTTCCCAGCTGGTATCCGAGCCAGAGCGCATGGCCCACATCGGACACCAGGCGCTCTTCGATGATCGTGTCCAGGATCTCCTGGCGTGAGCCTACGATTTCCAGGATAGCCGGACCGTTCGGGGCCATGAGGGTAGCCTTGAACTCGTAGTTAGGGGCATGATCGAACGTCCATTGGCCTTTTTCGTCCCACCATTCCCGCACCCTCCGGTGCTTCTCCACGATCTCGAGAGCCGGAGCCCAGTCGCGTTCGTAGATGTGGGCCGACTGGGAGATGATGGTGAGGTCGCCGAGAGCGTAGCGCTTGTCGTCCTGGTAATCGCCCTTGCAGGCCGCGGTCAGAGTTCTCACGAGATCCTGTAACCTCATCAGGCCATACGCATTCTCCGGCCATCCGAAGTACATATCGTTGGACCTGATGGTGGCCGTCATATGGAGGGCGCCGTTCATGATCCTGAACCAGAGATGGTTCAGGCACGGACTATGCTTCCTCGTCCACTTCGGATCCCAGAGGCTGATGACCGCGGATCGTGAGGACTCATCTTTAGCCAGCTTCTGTGCTACCTTCTGGATCTGATCGACGCCGAAATAGCCTCGGATCAGGTTACCGTACGTGTAGGTCACGTCCTGGTCCTCGAAGTTGGTGATGAGCTTCGGATAGTAGGCTTCCAGGTGATCGTGATCGAATGGAATGTACTCCGGGATATCACCTGGTTCAACTTTCAGTTTCTGATCGCTGATCACGACGGCGAGGTTCATGAGTTCCCTGCTTGGTTCACCGTAGTGGGTGTCGATCACGGTGCCGAATTTCATGATCTGGTAGAGTAACTCCAGGTAGCCCTCTTCAATGGTCTTGACCCGGATGGGGTGGAGGTTGTTCGGAGATGGGTAGGCGATCGGGTTGATCCTTGGAGGGGCTATCTCGGTCGCCGGCATGTCCCTTGGGTCGTCGCTGGTGAAGCGCGGGTCGGTCAGGGTGCTCACGAGGAGTTCGGCCTTTCTGAGTTCCACGACCTTGATGTTCTTGAGAAGTGTGACGATCATGCTGAGCGGGATGTTGTCCCAGATTCTGATGCTGTTCCAGTCGGGCTCGTCGATCGTGTAGTAGTTGTCCTTGTGGACGAGGCTCTCTGGACGCCTCTTCATCTCGAGGAATGCCTCGCTCGCCCCCGATAGGTCTGGGCCACAGAATATGATGTTCCGGATGGAAGGGGCCGCGAGCAGGTTTCGGATCATGATGTCGATCCCACGGGAGGCCGTATAGAGGTTCCCGATGATCGCGATGTTCGCGAGGGGGCTGTCCTCGCCCACGGTCTTGCGCCACGCCTCGTCGAGCTTGCTGAGGAAGACTTCCCTCTGTGCCCACCCGCACACCACTGCGATCGATGATTTTCTGTTCCCGACGATGACCTGGTCAGGGAGGAACGGAGGCCACTTCATGAAAAAACCTTTCATACGAAAAAACCCGATGCACTTGGCATCGGGTACAGGAGGACGACGGCTTCTATCCGAACTCGGGTGGAGCTGGAAGGCGCGTGACCTCCTGTTTGACTGTGGTGAGCATCGGGATCTGGTTTCCCTGGCTATCCAGGACGTACGTGAGGAACACGGCACCGCTCACCTGCTGCGCCCGTCCATCGCACGATTCCCACCCCTGGTAAAAGCGGAGGATGGGTTGGGATTGCCCGTCGGATCTCTTGTTGAGTCCGGGGGCAAACTTGCTGAGCGGTATCATCGCTCTCCTCCCTTTAAAAAAGAAACGGGAATGAAACTTCTTCCTCATTCATCTTATGACAAATCGAGGCTCATTTTTATCCCGTAATCTTGTAGCGCGTGTTTTTTCTGAATCTGTTCTTACTCATCGGTTTCACATACATGGAAACGTAATAGTTACTGATATTAGTGATTTCCTTGAACACGGCTACGAGACCGCGTTCTCGCATCATGGTCCATAGTTTGATCATTCGTTTCCATCGATCGGTTCCGAGATTAGTCTGACGGTTTTGGTATCGGCCCACTGGGCGGAATCCTCTATTTTCGAGATCAGTCCCTGACAGACTCATTGGCCATGTCGGAACTTCGTTGCCGATAAGATATGCTTCGTCAGTTCCTTTCTCGAATACCTCCTTGGAATAGCACATTTCACAGATCGATTCCTGGAGTACATCATCCCATAGGAAGCACTCCTCATCCAGCTCACGGTTGCATCCTTCGCAATGCATGGTGTGGTCGCTACCTTGATCTCTGCATCTCTCGGAACAGAATTTCATGATGATTCCTTCTGTGTTCTCGCGTGCGCTTTCGAAATGCTCAGAGGTGAGCCATTCGGAGATGACCACAGCGTCCTGGCATTCGGAGCACTCGAAGAATGGCTCGACGACCTCGTCTTCAACGAGCTGATACCTGGCCTCGATCTCATCGTAGATCAGCAGGTGGAGGCGTTTTAGAGTTTCCTCCGGTGTCTCCTGAAGGAAGAGATCGAGCTCGGCCTGGTATAGAGTTCTTCGTCTGAACGGGATCTTGCGACCGAGTTCATTGCGGCCAGTATGCAGGATGAACCGTCCGCTGCATTCGTCCTTGTCCTTGGAGCAGAACCGACAGGCTTCCCTGCCGTAGAATTGGATCTTCCAGCATTCGTCCGAGTACTTGTGATCTCGGCCCCTTCTCGTATGGAAGGAAGGGACCGAGTTCCACCCATAGTATCTGTGCCGAGTCTCCTTGACGATATCTTTGATGTCAGGCACCTGCGCCTCCTTGTACCAATCCGTTGGGTTCTACCTGAGAGCCACCGCCTTGATCTTTCTGAGGTCGATGTAGACGATCGGCTTGTCCATGGCCATGGCATACTCAACGCAGTTGGCCGTTCCTCCTCTCGATCGATCCCACACGGCCAGGAGAAGATTGGACTTATCAACCATCCATTTGTTCCTATCCTGCATCAGTTTAGGGCTGTAGGGTTGATCGGATACCAGAACCTGCGTCACGAATGGGTTGAAGAGAATTCCGCGGTATCTGGCCCTGCTCGTGTCGGGCCACAAGGCGTCCTGATTCTTGCACGGGATGCAGGCGACCACGGTGATGCAGGCGGAGATTCCTGCCTCGGCCCACAGCATGTCCACACCCAGGGCCATTCCGCTCAAGATCCGTTCAGGTTTGTACTTATCGATGATCTCGTCCATTTCGATTCTGATCAGGTTAGAGATCGGCCCGTTCCCGTTGAACTCGTTATTGAGCTTCCCGGGTCTGTGTCCAGTGCAGGCGATATACATAAAACCTCCTCGATACGGCCTCTACACGCGTGCGCGTTGGGGTCGAGTTAAAAATGTATGCAGACCCCTTCCAGGGTGGAGTGTCCAGATGGAGGGAAAATTAGAGAGGGGCGTGGGGCCAGGGGTTGCGCCCCTGGCCCCACCAGTGCCGGTGGCCAGTAATACCGTCCATCAGCACTACTCTTATAACACAAAAAGGAATCGTTTTCGTCCATTAAGGGAGGGGAGGGGAATACGCTCCCCCTCCCTCTCCCATTCCTTTCGTGATCGAGACTCAGATGGTTACCTGGTAGAGGTTCTTGATGTAGTCCTTTCCCTTCCCTCGAGGGAAGGGAAGAATCCACTTCAGGCGTGTGGGCCTGTTCTCCACGTCACGTGGGCCATACGGGACTTCCCTGTAATGGCCGCGTACCCAGTGGGCTCTTCGTTTCGCCCCTTTCGTTCCCTCTCTCGGGTCTCCTGATTCGTTGGTGTCGAGGGGAGAGATTCTTATTCCCCTTCCGACAACGTAGACGCGCTTCGAGGATGCCATCTTCCTCTGTTTCTTATTCATGAGCTTCTTGAACGGGATCCCCTGGTTCCCTTTGCCCCCGTCCACTCTTGCTTTCGGCATCGTGATGTAGAGTACGATGTTGATGAGCCACTCGAAGACACCCTTAAAGGACTCCATGTTCAGCTTCATGGCCTCCAGTTCATTCTCCGTGCTGATCCCTAAGGAGGCTCTCGACATGAATTCCGATATTCTCCAATCTATCTGTGGAAGCAGGAGATCGTTCCTGAAGAATATAGGGAAGCTGAATAGGCAATCGTCATTCTTGATTTTCGATTCCTTGATTACATCGGATACGGGGATGAAGATGATCGGTTTCAGAGGAACTCCGACAAGATGGTCGCCTCCTCCGATCATTGTTTCCATTACTTCCTTGTCGAGGGTCACAATCGGATCATGGAGTACATAGACTCCCGACAATGGGGCCGTTTGGATCTCAGATGGCATCGCGTACGACACCGTGAAATCGTTCTGTGGAAGGTCGATGAAGATCGAGTCGAATGGGAGGTTGAAGTGCTTCAGAGAGATCGAGTCGAGGCTCGTATTCAGAAGCAGGTCTCCGATTCCGTCCTCGATGATGTAGATTCTCGTGCCTCTCCACATGGCGAAGGTGATATCCAACGACGAGATACTCTGCCTTGATATCATCGATATCACTTGCCGTCTGTATTCCGAGAACGTCGAGTCTTTTCCATTCAGGAGTCTCTTCTCGAAGAAGTCGTATACGGATTTGGAGATAGCATCGTAGGTTCTCTCCCACCGGATCGGATGCGGTTCTTTCATGACTCTAATCCTTGGTGCTGTCTAAGGAGCTTCTCGAGATCGTAGACGGCCTCGTTCCCGGCACCTATCCGGACGAGCTCGACCACCAGGTATTGGAGTGAGATGAACTCGTCCTCCTGGGGGATGTCAAACTTCAGGATCGCTGGGATGTTCTTATCCATGGCGTGGATGCACACGGAGCAGAACCCGTTGTAGATGACTACGTCGGGGTCGATGGTCTGGTTGATGCGCCTGTCCCTTCTGAGGATCGGGAAGAGAGGCTTGAGTCTCCCGTCGATCTCGGACAGATCCTTGAGAAGACTCCACGGATCCGAGACGAGTGTCGCTCGTTTCTTTGCCCCGACCTTCCCGCACCGGATGCACGTGACCTGCGGCAGGAGATCGTTCTCCATGTTTGAGATGAACGTCCCCAGGTGGTTTGCGTCCTGAGGATTGATCCCCAACTTGATGGCTGCCGCCCTGAGCACGGCCGGCGTGTCGTACCTTGGCCTCGCCGATTCCAAGCCTGCTTTCACCTTGACTTTGTCGAGGGTCTCGACCGATTCCCTGGGTAGATACATACTACTCCTCCTAAAATGTCATTGTGTGAAGACACCCGGCACATCTATCGAGATGCCCGGGATTTACTTCACTGGAATCCTTTCAAAGTTCTTATGACACAAAAGGACTGCTTTCTTAGAGACCAGTACAGCGTTATCCTTATGGTGGAGGTATCCCATGGGCGACATGGTTCAAGCTTTGCAGTCTACCCAGAAATACATCGGCCACGACTGCACTACGATTCTCCAAGACCTCACCCGTGCCATGCGGAAGATCACGGATCGCGAGGTGAAGCGTCAACGGGAGGAAGCAGGCAAGGTCCAGAAGGACTTCGAGGCCAGGAAGTCCGGTGGCCTATGGGACGATATCACCTCCGGGCCGCTCAACGAGTTCAAAGCATCCATTGCCGAAGTCCAGACGAACTACGACGAGGGATCTCAGCAGCAGCAGGGATTTCTCGAGAGGTATCAGAAGTATCTCGACGCGGGGATGAACATGGCCGGCATGGCCACCGAGCTCGTGTCGGGAGTTACTTCCGGGATCGTGGATGAGATGGGCGCCATCAACGCCGTGAGCGAAGCTGCCGGCATGGGCTCGCTCGTTCCTACGGGTGAGAACGAGACCTGCGGTACCGGATCCCTGCTTATCGGAACGGTGACCAGCGTCTTTCGTGTGGGCGCAGACGCGGCAACCCTCGCCGCGCAATCTGTTTTTGCTGTCCAGTCCTCCATCGGGATGGCACTCCAGGTACTGCCCGATCTGTACTCGGCTTTGATGAGCATGCCGTCAGGCCTTCTATCCATCATCCTCACGAACAAGGAGGCCCTGCTGGATCGGATCGAGAGTACCATCAAACAGTCTCTCGACATCGTCGTTTCGATGACAGATAAGGACTACCCTTTCGATCATGCCGCGTTCATTGCCGCTGCCAAGGCCCGGCTCGAGGATGCGGATGCGGATCTCTCGGCCGTGGAGGAGATCCTCGAGGCTGGAGGGTTGTTCCAGGAGCCGAACTGGAGTCGTGCCAAGGATACGATCGAGGAGACTGGAAATGATCTTCTCGGGATCGGGGAAGGATCCCTCATTCCAGGTTTCGTTCAGACGAAGATCATCAAGATCCTGGGATACCAGAAGCTTCTCGAGATGCTGATCAAGGTGCTCGACGAGCGTCAGAGCATCTTTGCCCAGCTTGCCGGAAACATCGGATCTTTCCAGTCGAACTTCCAGACCACGGCTAAGTTTCAGAATCTGATGGCTCCGATTGTTCAGCAGGTTCGCTGCACGCTCCAGAAGATTATCCAGGACATGGGAGACACCATAAATCTGAACGCGCTCCTCAGGTACTTCATCAAGGAGAAGAAGTGGGGGATCGATCTCCTGTCCCTCGCCGTCTACATGGTCAACACGGGTCACCTCGGTGACGACCTCGGGGTCCCGTCCAGTGCACTCAACGATCTCGCGAACAAGATGTCGTCTTCCATTGGAGACGGTGCGGACTACTTCGCAGGAGCGGAGTCCTACGACGTTCTCACCGGGCTTCTCGCGAACTACACGAGAGAACTCAAGATGAAGGCATCGAGGAACGCTGACCCGAAGATCCTCGATGGGATCGCCCAGGCCATCTTCACGGAGATTGAGATCCAAAGGAAAAGCAACAGCGATCTGTCGGAGATCCTGAATGGCTTCAACTCCTCGATCGCCGGAGCCGGTCTCGTGGCCGTGCAGGCCATCTCGGGTCTCCTCTCGCTCCTTGGCGATCAGGGCCTCGACACGATCGTGGACTCCATCATGAACGGGGACATCGCCGCACTCTTCAGCGTCGATGCCGTGAAGCGTCAGGTCGAGGCTACGGCCAGGAAGGCGATCGGTGATGCGCTCCAGTGCTGCACGGACAACGCTGGAGACGGAGACGCGGCCGAGCGCCTTACGAATATGAGCAGGGTCGTCCAGGAGCTTCAGAAGGGGAAGGAGATTTTCGACCGTTATACCAAGGGGTATGCGGATCTGTACGTGAAGAACGTCTACAAGAAGCAGATTCCGGGCCTACAGCAGATCAACAGGGACGTTGCGAACGTCAAGAGAGCCAGGTGCATGAACAAGGGGCAGACCAGCGCGGCGGGTGATCTCGGCTTGACTCTGGTGTAGGCAACCCTATACTAAAATTCGGCTCAAGGTTTGTTCTATCTGGTAGATGGCTGATGGACTTCGGTGCGATCACCTTCAATCGAGACAACTCCATCACGCTCGAGTCTGGCAATAGTCCTCGTCGGCTCAGCGGGATGGCGGCTCTCATGCAGACGGTGATCATCGATCTGCTCTCCGATCCTGCGATCACAGGCGGGGGATCAGGATTCATCACGGCGCTACAGAACGCGAGGATCGGATCCTCAGAAATTAAGGCGGTCCTCAGGTCGAGGATCAGGGCGGCTCAGGAGAACATCTTCTCCTACCAGCAGGACAGCAACTCTCCGGACGACGAGAAGCTGAAGAGTCTGGATCTCCTCGATGTCCAGGAGAACGATGACGGTGATGGCTGGGAGGCTGGGATCATCGTGACGAACGTATCCGGAGAAGTTCAGATGCAGACGTTAGGATGAGTCGATGAACGAGAAGATCGCGGAAGCCTTCCTGGACGAGTTGGATAAGATTGGGATCTGGCCTGCCATCGCGGCGGCTGCAAGGGCGGCAGCTCCAGCGGTCATCAGCGCTATACCATCCCTGGTGGGTGGGGTGAAGAAACCCAAACCTCCCGTTTCGATAACAGGAGGCATCAAGTGAGAGACCGTATCGCCGCGGCCATGCTCGACGAACTCGGGCGTCTCGACAAAGATGGTGCAGTGGGAGCGGCCATCGGGGCTCTGGCAAAGAAGGTCGTGGGGTCGTCGGCGGCCAAGTCGGTGGGCCAAGGGCTCGCCTATCAAGCCCCTTACATGGCCATGTCCGCGATGCAGTCCAGACAGCAGCAGAAAACACCGAAGGACACGACAGGAGGCGTCTGGTAGATGGCGCTTCATCCGGACCAGATTCGCCTTTCCGACCTTTGTGTCCAGGGAGAGTATGATTGTCCGGCTTCCATTGCCGTGGGGGATCCGGCCTACCTGGCCTCGGCCGACGCGGTGGATCTGGCCGACTGTTTGGACGCAGATAAGATGCCGGCCGAGGGGATCGTGTCGAGGAAGATAACGGCGACCAGGTGTGTTGTAGTGACTCATGGATCGGTGAAGAAATCGGGATGGAGTCTTGATCCTGACAACGAGTATTTTGTAGGATCTGGACATATCGTGAAATCGAACAACATTCCTATTTCGTTTGTCATGGTCCAATCGATCGGCTGGGCCAAGAACACAGGTGAATTAACCGTCGACACCAGGGGCGTGACCGTCAGGTAGCACCAGGCACGTATTGTGAAGGAGCAGAGATATGCCAGCAACTTTAGTTCTCGGTTTTAATACGGAAGCATTGGTGCAGACGGCACTGACGCTGGCCGAATCCCTGGCGCTCACAGCGGGCGAGCTCGCGGTCGATGCCGGAGGCGTCGATCACGACGCACTGCTCAACTACGATGTGGACGATCACGTCGCCCACTCGAGTGTGAGCATCACCGGGGTTAACGGTTTGTCAGGAGGTGGGGATATCTCGGCGTCGAGGGATCTTGCCCTCAACATCAACGGTCTCACGAATACGGAAACTGTCCTGGCCAGCGACGATCTCGTGGCGATCTATGACACCTCTGGTGGCTCTACGGACAAGATGACCGTCGCCAACTTCAACGCAGGACTGTCGCACGATGCCCTGAGTGGTTTCGCAGCGGATAAGCATGTCGCCCATACCTCGGTGTCGATCGCTGCGGGTGAAGGTCTTGTAGGCGGCGGTGACGTCTCATCGACGAGGACCCTCACTACCGACTGGTCCGACCTCTCGAATACATCGGTCGCCATGGTCGCCGCGGATCTCATGGCCGTCTACGACAACGGGAACTCAAGGAACGAGAAGATCTCCTTCGCCAACTTCAACGCGTCGGTCGACCACAACGTGCTCACCAACTTCGTGGCTGACAAGCACATCGCCCACTCGACGGTCACATTCACGGCGGGTGACGGCCTCACGGGCGGTGGTGACACTTCCGCCAGCAGATCCTTCGCCGTGGACTTCAGCGACTTCGCGGTGACCGAAGCGGCCATCGTCGCCGCTGATCTTCTCGCCTTCTACGACACCAGCGAAGGCAACATGGCCAAGATGACCTACGCCAACTTCGAGTCCAATCTCGCGATCCTGGGTTCACAGGTGGAAGCTGGAAGCCCGACGTTCGATGCCATTACGATGAACGGGAACATTAACGCGAACCTGAACAAGATCGTGAACATGGCCGACGGAACCCTCGCGACAGACGCCGTGACCCTGTCCCAGCTCCAGGCATCGCAGTCCGGCATCACGATAAAGCCTCCTTCCCAGGCGTCCACTACGGAGGATCTCGAGATCACGACGAGTCAGACGATCGACTATCTCGATGGCCTCGAACCTCTGACCCCGGGTGTCGGTGCGACCCTGGAACCGACAACGAACGGAGTTCTTTCGGCTATCGACGGTTACACGCCGGGGCTCGGCGACACTCTCCTGATCAAAGATGGAGCCGGCTTTGAGGCGCAGGTCAGCCTGGCCACGGCCATCGCCGATGTCGGCGGAGCCTTGAACGGGAAATACTTCTTCATCTCATCCGCGAACGACGCCTCCAACTTCTACGTCTGGATGAACGTGGACGCCGGCGGAAACGATCCTCTCGTCGCCAATAAGACGGGAATCTCCGTTGCGATTGTTACGGATGACACAGCCACCGCCGTAGCCACCGCCGTAGCGACGGCGGTCGACGGGGAATCGGATTTCGCAGCCTCATCGATAGGCGCGAACATCACCATCACGAACGCCGGCAACGGTCGGTCTACCGATATCGCGGACTTCAACACGGGGTTCACCGGAGTCGGTACCGACACAACCGGGAAGGGCTACGAGGTCGGAGGCTTGTACGAAGTCACAGCGGTCGGGGACGAGTCGAACCCTTGGTTGCTTACCAGGATCACGCAGTTCGACGGCGATCCAGACAACCCGACTCATGAAATACGTGAAGGTGCCCTGACTCTGGTGATTCACGGGAGCACCAACGGAAACACGCAATGGGCGGTAGCAGCCGGCGTGGAAAACGTCGACGCCATCGAGGTCGGCATCAAGGCGATACCTTGGAACGAGTTCGCGCAGCCTTCCGTGCTTACCGCCGGGGCGGGCTTGACCGAGGCTCCGGCTCTCACGTTCAACGTGGGGGAGGGGACAGGCATCGTCGTCAACGCCAACGACGTGGCGGTCGACGTGGGAACGACCGCGAACAAGATCCTCCAGCTCAACGGTTCGGCCCAGATTCCGGCCGTGAACGGCGCTCTCCTCACCAACCTGAACGCCAGCAGCCTGACTTCGGGTCTGGCATCGTTCGCGGTGGGCGGCACCGGCTTCGACGCCTCCGTCCTCGCCGCGGGAACCCTGATCAAGACCAACGCGGGTGGAACCGCCTTCGAGGCTCTCAACCAGGGAACCGTCAACCAGGCCCTCGTGTCGGCTGGCGCAGGTGCGGCTCCGACCTTCGCGTCGCTGACTCTCGATGGCAACCTCGATCTGACCGTTACAAGGGTCGAACTTGACCAGTTGTCCGGCATTCTCGCTACCGTCACGGGCGCGAACCTCAACGCTCTGACGGAGGGTATCAGTAGCGGGACAACACCGACCACACTTCACGCTCACGATGCCCTGGTCAGCAACTCGATCTGGAACTCGGCGGTTGCTCTCACCGCCAACCTCTTCGTATCCATGGCCTCCGGAGGCGTCACGATTGCGTCGGCCAGCACGCTTGCTCTCGCTGACAGTTTGATGGGGCTCTGCTACCAGTCCTCGCTCCTCGGCGCTCCGGCCTTTGTCCAGACGGGCGAAGGGGCACATCTGATCGGAAC